GGGGGGGGGGGTAATCGTAGAAGGAAAGAAAGTAGGCACCATTCCACAGGGCGGGCAATTTATCTTTCTGTCTAAAAAAGAACGGCTGGATTCCATAAGTGTCCAAGGCGGTGTTCCAATGGAAGATAGGCAAGAGATCGATAGTCAGGTTGATACGACAGAGGAATTGCTTGAACAGGATTCGGTGGCTCTTGCTATTGCTTTAAGAACCTCTCCTTATTATGGATTTAGAGTAAGTGTGATAGCACCTGATGAGTTTACGCTAAGAACAACCAATAGGATTAATAGAACCTTTTTAATAACAAGCTTTACTCCACCTGCTGCTATATACGGTGTAAACTTTGGTGATCCTATTGTCCTTAATTATGATAGTTACCAATATAAGATGCCAGATCTTGTAATTGATGGACCTCATTATAGAATAGTTAGGGCAGATCCTAATCTTACTTGGGCTGTAAGATGTACAGACGCCGACTTTAAACCTTTGCCATATCCAGAATCATGGTCTGGCCAAGGTTTAAATTCTATGTTCTTATCAGATACGAAACGTCTTGCTCCTGGTGATCATCATGTATCATATACAGCTTATATTAATTTGGACTTGATAGATGATGGCGGAAGTGAAGTTCATACTGAATATCTGATATTAGAAAAAACACTTAATTTTACGATATGACAACAATCCCCAACCGTACGCCTATTGTATGGTTGGGGATTGTTGTAGTTACCATCTTTTCTTGTATAAGCAGAACATGAAATAAGTTTCTAAGCATTAACTTCATGACCTCCCCTATCTGTGAAAACTAAACCAATACCTTCTATGATATGTCCTACTACAGGAGCTTTGTCAAATTCCTCCTTCGTAGCCCAAGTAGCATTATCAGGCATCAGATCCTTAAATGCATCCGAAACATCACCCTGACACCAGCAATTGTTTGATGCAACAATACCCTTCCCTTCGATATTGACATACATTTTTCTTCCACCGCATCCAAGGCTGTTCCATCCGCTCGGTACGTTTTCCACCATAGGCTTAAGCACCCAGCTTTCACCGTCTATCCTAACCCATCCAGGATCGTCTTTGTGCTTGTCGTACATATTTTGCCAAAAAGAGCATTCGTAACACCATCCCCTGTCTTCCATGACAGTTCTTATCTCACTCCTTTCAAATCCATCTGCATCCATCGTGTGCGGAGAATGAGGCTGGTGAGGGGTGCCACATTTTGGACATATGAGTTTTAAATTCTTTTCCATATTATTTAACTTTTACGATCTTAATAGAATCTCCGATATTGTATTCCCCTTGGTATCCAACGAATTTTATAAGCCTATTATTATAAAATATTGAAATTCTTTCGTCTTCACCATAATACATTATACATCCATCTTCTAAAGGACATAGATCATATATAACCCATCCGTTATTAACCTGACTATCATCATGCGAACATGATGATAACACAAGTGCCATCAATAAAATAAAATACCTCATATTATTTTCAACATAAAAATTTATAACCTGTTTTTACAGCTTCCGCTTCTTCTCTCGTATCAAACATTAAGGTAGTGACAGCTCCTATGCTACAACAAACGTAAGATACTTTCACCCACCACCTAAAAATCCCAGAGCCATAATCATCATAGTACGGCTCGGAAAGAATCTCTTCTACATACCCATCCAAATAATTCACGATCGCTCCTCCTTATTTTTATATTCTGCCTCTTCGAGTATGCTGATCACCTTATCAACAATATCCGAATCAGACATTTTCTCAATAAAAACATCCATTGCCTTAGTTATATCATTGGCTTCTTTTTCTTCAAGAGCTATTTCCCCACCGGTAATAGCATCAGATAATGATGTAGATAAGTGTCTTATCTTATCAATGCTCATAAACGTAAATGGATTACCACCCCAGCCACCACCCATTTCTTTCATGATCTGATATCCATCTGAAATAAGTCTGCCTGATGTCATGGCCAAGGAGGATACGATTAGGGACAGTACCGCCGCTTCCGTCCGCTCCTCGGACACGCCCTTCGACCACACGGCTGCCCTTATAGCGCCGGCCAGGTCGTCTATGTATGGCATGAGGCAATCCTCCATCGCTTGTGTTATATCAGCTATAACCTCACTACGCTCTTTATTTATGTAGTAGATAGAAGCATTGTACCTCTTTATCTCTTTGTCCATATCATTTAAAAGACGCTTGATATTGTGCTTATACATAGGACCACCCTCAATCACTTCCTTTAGCTTAAGAATGTAATTATAAGCCTGGTCGTTTACGAACAGCGTCATGGTCTCAACCGTTGAATGAAGCGTGTTGAGACTGTTAAGAATCTTATCGAAATTGTTTATCAAATAAGCTCTTCTGGCTTTTGCTGCGTAGTTAATGTTATTAAAATTATTCATTTTATTCATTAGATTCAACCTTATATCACAAAATATTTATTCTAACCGGATTAAACACAAATCCACTATCGATTATCTTTCCAATGAAAGAATCACCGACTACTTTTCTTGCTATTCCAATTGATCCATTAATATCTGCATTGATCAGTTTTCCAATTGAACTTTGAAACAATCCACGTTTCTTTCTTTTTCCTAAGTAGGATTCCTGTTTCTTTAGAGGTTCAAAAGCAAGATGGTCAATCTTTGATGTGTAAGATTCCTCATGAGTAATTACCTCTATCCCTAAAAGATTTGCTTTGTAAACAATCTTATCAATCAATTTAGAATGAGGAATAGAAACAAAATGTTGGTTATTCCTTTTACCGATATTTATCTCGTTTTTCCATTCTTTGTTTAATCCAATGATGATTGTTCCTATATTGTTAGATTTACAAAAGTCTACAATGTATCTACTGATTTTATGCAATTTGTCTTCTATCCAACAATTTCTAAACAAAGTAATTTTTCTTATTCTATTTGAAGTTCCCTTATTACCAACAAAAGACATCAACTTAGCTTTCTTCTTATTGTACCACTGATTTACTGATTTCATAACCCGTCCGTTTATAATGAAAGAATTAGTTTCTACATTACTAATACATGAACATAAATTATTCAATCCTAAATCAATCGAAAGAAAATTGTCTTTGTTTAAACCAAGATCAGTTTCCTTTCTTTCATAAACTACCTCTACTACATAACATGTAGCTTGAGGGATTATTCTAACTTGTTTTAGTTCGTCTTTCTTTACATTTGTTTTGATAGGTTTGATTATATCTTTAACAAAATAAATACAATTATCACCCTTACCCTACAATTGCAGTTGGTGAAAACAACCATGTTTTGTTTCTTGCCCTTCTTATACGAAGGAAGATGAGGACGATGATTACCGTATTTCGAAGGATTATTTTCAAAATCTTTCTTTAATCTCATCCAGGATTTTATGTTTTTAAATACCTGTTTAATCACCTGCTGTGAAACATGATTAGGTAAATTCCTGAAATCAAATTGGTTTTCTTTGCAAAGTTTGTTTGATAAATCAAATTCCTTTAAATAGTTACCTGAAAAGATTCCTTGACGAATGTTGTAAAGAACATAATTATATAACAAGCCGGATTTGAAGCAAATATCCTCAAACCGGTTGTCTTTAACTATATGCCTTTCAACTAATCTCATTTGAATGATTTATATCGTAAATGTAATCGTTATTTGTAAAATAATCAAATTATTCAATCATCGCATTCAAATTTTAGATTTTCAAGTTCATGTATTTGTAACCTAAGAGACTTAATTAAATTCGTTCTCTGTTCCTCTGCATGTTTTAAAGCCTCTTCCTTGCTTTCAAAAGCACAATCCCCTATCTGATAAGGGGTGTAACGACCAGGGGTGTCGGCTAATAAAAGACCACCACAATCTTCTATTCTGGCTTTTACCTTTCTTATTTTCCCATCTTTTAGACACATGTCTGTAACCCATACGAATTTACCATATAATTTACCATACTCTTCTGATCTCTCTTCTTGCAATTCATACCATTTAGGCTTAGGAAATCTTAATGTGAATCTAATTTCGGTATCTTTCTCTAAGACATTAATATCATACGCCTACGGCCACAGTTCTTTTATGCTGTCTTCATCTTCAGCATACGCCACCAGTACAAATGAATTACTGGATTCTGCACTACACCAATATGGATATTTTATAGGCCATTTGACTGGACGGTAGTCGTTACCGCAGTCGGATTTTTTAATGTAAAATCTTGCTCTAATCATATCGTTATTAATCTAATATTTTTTCTATTTTAATTGATTTTGATGATAGATACATATTCCATGTTCCTCTGCCTCTGTCGCCTTTTTCGTTTTGTTTTTGGATTGTCAAGTACAGATCTCCGTCTTCACATACTTCAACTTTTTTCAAGAAGCCTATCATTTCATCTCCTGCTTCGTGTAAAATACGGATCTTATCTCCTTCTTTTAACCCATAATTGGAATCAAAGTATTCTTTTTTGATTCTATCAATATTGTCTTTATGGTTTTTTATAGCATAAAGCTCTTTTCTTAATAAATAATTTAGTTGTTCTATTGTCATTTCTTTTCCTCCTTGTTTAATGGTATCAACCCTTTTCCATGCTTGTCATACCACAGCATAGCTATACAGTTCCATGCACATTGTGCAAGATGAAAACATCCTGTATCGGAATCCACTCTTTCCCCTTTCATGTATTCCATTAGGTGTCTGGCAGCCGCAGCACGATACCGTTCAAACCCGTTGTCAAGGTTCTGCCATTTATTGGGTCCGTACTTCTTTGCACCAGCATGATAGACTCTTACAATGTCCTCAATCTCTTCCATTGGAAGCAAATCCCATCGTAGTTTGTCGTCAATGATGTCATTTTTCACCGATTTGTTTTCTATGGGGTCTTTGGTAAGAATAATATCCATAATATCCGTTTCTATGACGAACGTCTCCCCATTGCAACAAACCTCAGCATATTTATCATTTACTTCTATGTCTGATACTGCCTCCGCTATAGCTCCTTTGACGATTTTAAATTCGGCACTGATTATATCATCTTTTAATATGCGAAAAATAGATCCTTTTGGATAAAGGATATTTTTAGTATTATCATCCATCTTTTCCATTGCTTTATCGTTGTTTTACCTCATTTCGATAGTAATATAATCCATCTTCGTCTTATACCCTATCATTTCTGTTTTTCTCAAAATACTGTCTTACGGCTTCAATCGCCTTATCGTCATCAAAAGCCTCTACAAACCCCTCATAGAATCTATTTCGCTCCATAGAGAACGTATTGCTTCCATCCGGAATGGTTCTGAACACAACTACCTTCTCTCCATCTACGTTCGTTCCTATGATGTTGTTATGGAGAATAATAGAATACCGCCCAGAGTTTTTGTTCTGGACGACACTATGTTCGAGATTGTAGAGTCTAAGTAGTTCTCTTATTTCTTTTACTCCCATATTATTTTACGTTTTTAGAAGTTACAGCCTCTTCTCCCCATTTCTTTACATATATAGATCTCATCATGTTCATTAAATTAGAGAAAGAAGAGATGGTTCCCATCTCTATGCAGAATGCAAGATTAGACTGTAGGGTTTCAAGTTCTTTCAACTGCTCCTGTGTAGCCCTATTTCTTATCACGCTTTCATGCTCATTAAATACAATCCAATTTAAGCCTTTAGCCATCTTGGAGTAATCGGCATCCGGAAATCTTGATATAGCTCTTGACAAGACATTGTATTTATCACCTGCCTCTATTCGGTTTAAGATAAGCTTATCTGTTAACCACGTAACAACCTCAGCATACAACATAGGGTTTAGTTCCATAGCTACAAGCACCCATATATATGGATTACACATAGTTCTCCTATTCTCTCCTCTACCCATTGTCTTATAAGCTCCCATTTTTTTCATCACTTTTATAAGTGACTCTTTTTCAACAGATTGTATAAAACCAGGAAATCCTGATTCTATCTTATATCCTTGTTTTTCAAGGATATAGTAAACACGTTCCGCACTCTCCTTATTAGATAGGATATTCTCTATTCTCTTTTCATTCCACCCCATCTCAACCCTCTTCTTCGTATAGGCTTCCTGAAGGTCTGTTAAGGACATAAACGAAGTTTTAGTGTCCTGCTTAATTATTACGCCAAATAATTCTCGGTCTTTTGATACCATTGTAACATTTGTTTTCATAAAATATAACACATAAAAAATAATACGATACAAAAATATGTATCGTATTATATCTATACAAATATATTGTGTTAAATTTTATGATTATATTTTTACGTTATGCGCCTATGGCTGCCTCTAAATTCCCTATAATACCAGTTTCTATGTCATTGATTTTATCATCAATGGTTGAAACCGCATTCTCTAAATCCCCTACAATACTTTCTATATCATCAACAACCGCCTCCATATTAGCTACAGCCTCATCTGATTGATAATATCTTTCTGTATCTTGTAACGACTCCGGCATATTATCTCTTGCTTCCGTCTCTTCGTCTAAAATCATATCAACATCATCCTTGGCTGAATCCAGATTATGCCTAACCTCTGACAGCTTTGATTTGATAAACTCAAGATCTGTTTTATGCTTTTCCAAATTGGAAATAATATCCTCTATTTTCTTACGTCTTTTGCTGTTCATGCTTTTATTCTATTATAATATTCGATAATCTTTTCTTTCCTGTCTCCTGGTTTTACTGCCATATTCTCAGCCAAGAACCTAAAATACGACACTGGTATGTCCTTGAATCTAATTCCTTCATATTTTCCAAACCACATTATTATGCTGTCAAGATCGTCTTCTCTCCTACCATCTCCATTCACAGATTTAAGCGAGGCTGCCCGGCGAAGGATCTCGTCTTTGGTAATAATATCACCCATCCTTATATTGGACAGAAGTTGATCGCCAGCAAACATACACCAGCCCTTAGAAGGGAATTGCTCGATTGTCAGGTCTTCTATCCGACCAAAGCGTCTCATGTTGTCGCAGCAATCAACTATCAGCGCCTCTTTCTTGTCAGGATGGATGCGGACGGCGCGGCCTAATATTTGGTAATAAGTTGAATATGAGAAAGTTGGTCGTCCAAACATCACACAATCAAGTTCAGGAAAATCAAATCCGGTAGCAAGCGTTGAATAATTAAACACGACCTTTAACTTACCTTCTTTGAAATCGGATATGATTTGCTCTCTTTTCTTTTTGGTTGTTAGCGATGTTACGACACCTGTTATGGCTCCCATCCTGGCATTCATGAACTCGGATATTCTATTACATGATTCGATAGAATCCATGCAAACCAAAATGGCCTTACGCTCGTTCATAAGCTGAAGAAGACGCTTATAGATAGAGTTGTTTAAGCCGTTTCGTACAATGCTTTCTTTGATAGATTCGTTGGTGTATTCGGCTCCGGTACTGTTTAACATCAGAGCCGATTCATCAAACGACCATCGTTCGTACTTAAGTGGACACCAAAAACCTTGAGAAGTTAGCTCTTGTATTTGTATTACATGAACTATTTTCTTGAAGAAGTTATGTTCGTCTTTCGTCAGCATATTAAGTTTGCTGTAGTTTCCTTCCAGCATGGAATTGTAGGTTTGGAGGCGGCAGGGAGTGGCGGTGAAGCCCAGCACCTTCGCCTCTGGGAACCTGTTCATAAACTCCATAAATTCAGAACCTTCTTCAGGAGAATATCCTGAATGACATTCGTCTATCAATAAGGTATCTATCCCTATATCCTTCAACCTCACCACATCTTTCTTTATGCTCTTTAATGTTGCATAAGTCATAGCCGACAGTTCCTTTATACCACATGAAGCAGAATATATGGTAGGTTTAGCTCCAAATGATATGGCTTTCGCATAATTCTGTTCCAGAATCTCTTTTGATGGCTGCAATACTAACGTCGGTCTATTTATCTCATGCGCTATCTTGGATATCAGAAGGCTCTTACCTGCTCCGCATGGGGCCACTATTATGCCAGGCTTCTTAGATCTTCCTGTAAGGAACTTAAGCCCGGCATCTACTGCCTCTTTTTGGTAAGGTCTAAGTTCAAAGCCCATCGCAATCTATTTTACTGTTTTTTGAAAGTTCTATTATCGCCTCCTTTAGCATTTCTCTCGCTTTATTCTCATTATCTTCAAACAGACATACACTGCATGTAGCACCTTTAGAGGGGTAGTCTCTGTAGGCTTCTGCTCTTTCTACAACGTATTCACAACAATAGTCGTGACTCATGTCTTTTGCTATACTTATAAAATGATCTTCTCCATCCATCAACACGCAATATTCAGCATCGTTTTCACATGCAATAACACCTTTGTTTTTTAAAATGGATAGCACTTTATTTCCAAAAAGTCCAATATAGACCCATATATCTTTCCCTGCATTTTTGTAAAAAATATCCATCCCTTCTTTGATTGTGACTTTCTTTTCCATAACCCCTTATTTTATATCAGTAATTAAAATATATTTTTTAACAATATATTCAAGACTCTCAGAAGAACGTATATATAGTTTTTCTTCGTACTCATATAGAGCGTACCCTTCTTTTATGTCTAATATCTTAATCACATGCTTGCCTCTTTCAAATGGATCCTCAAAGTAGTTCTTATGTTCGTATCTTTGACCTACTTTGATTTTGTCAGTTTTCTTCTTTATCTTATAACGATCTACTGCTTCACCTGTTTTTATGAAAGCTGTCGTGAGCAAGTATAATAAAACTAAATACAAAAGGATCGCTACTCCACATATTAGATCTTCTTTCATTGTACTCCCTTTAAGTAGTTAAACCAAATAGCCTCAAGTTTCTCCTGGAACTCAAACGCCTTTTTAAAATTTCCGCACCGTACCGCCACGTTCCTCATCTCTTCAAGATATATGACTTCCGGATCTTGCCGGTATTTTGTTCTTAACTTTTGAACGTCCTCATATTTCATCGCTTTATCTTTTTAGACGGATCCCAATCCGAAGAGAAAGGGCATTCGTTTTTGTTATGTAATCCAAAGTCACAATAATAACACAGTGCTGACGGGCAGGGTAGCTTGTTTTGCGGAACAGGCTGGCTTAGGGTGGCACGCCGCTTGCTATATCTGGCTCCTTCTGCCCCCTGGATGTATGCCTGAAATGTTTTTACACTATTATCTTCAAAATCATACATTTTAGATAAAGTGTCATTTAGCATTTCTATAGATTTTGTTTTACGTTCTTCATCTACTTTAACCTTTTGGTACTGCCTGGTTCTGGTAAAGAAATAGATGTTCATATCTGGCAGAACTCCACCATATTTTCTATAGATGTAAAACGAATATATAGGATGCTGTAAATTCGTTTCCAACTTCTTAGAGTCAAAAACCTTATTTCCTGATTTCCAATCTATGACATAATGGTGAACTACGTTCTTGCTTTTTATAGCCAGATGAAGATCCACCGATCCTACTATGTACACATGAGTATGAACGTCACCATTTATATCAACAGGCTTAGGAAGACGGTATGGTAGCACAAAATCTTCTTCGACTCCAACTATAGCACCGTGTCTGATAAGTTTCTCACAGGGATTAAGATCACTATCAGCTATCATAAACCTATTCCCGTCTTTTTTAAATAGATCTACAATCCAGGCAAGAAGCTCCCCGGATTGTTTCATGGCTATCATCATATTTTCCGGTGATTGCCAAGGTATGTCTTCTTGATAGGAGTAATAACTTATCGCTTCTCCAAGGTCTTTGCCAGAAGGCTGCCTTCCGTTCTTGAAGAAGTATTCCAGTGTCTTATGAATAACCGTTCCATAAGACGTAGCTTCTTGTTTTTCCGTAGATCTTTTACCTTCCACATAAGTCTTATACCATTTCATTGGACAGGTAAGAAACGTATCTATCTGGGAATAAGATATGGCAAGGCGTTTCACTCCATTAAACTCCTTATATAGCAAATGCGTTTCCGGGACCATCATAAGTCATTGTCTTTAAACCCTTCTGGGTAATATACGACATACTTTTTACCGTCTTCTGGTGTCATGGCAAACTGCATGTAGTTATTACGATTACGATGCTTGCCATCTAATCCTCGCTTCCAATACAGAATCCCGTCTATATCCACATAAGATCTACCGCGGTCGGCTCTAACTACGTCCGTGTGCAGCAGATACCCGTCGGAAGACACAATCCACACTTTATCCCCTTTGTTTAAATAAGATATTCTTTTTCTTACAACAACCTTTTTCTTATTATCCAATACAAATTCCTCGTCAGTCATACTCTTCATCCTCCTCTTCTTCTGTTTCAAAATCAATTCCATAACACTGATCATAATGATTGGTCAGTTCTTCTGGTTCTAAATCTTGTCCAAAATCCATATTAAATTATATACTTAATTCTCCTTCTTCATATTTTATATTCGCCTTGTCGCCGTTTTTGTAGGTTTTTCCAGACAAGCATCTTACTCTCATTTGCTCTTGTCTTCCATTTTTCGAAATATTTACCATATAATGATTCTTCCCTGATCTAAACACTATCTCCACCTCTCTGCCATTTAAATCTTCCGGACATTCGTACACCATTTCTTGTTTTAACTTAAGAAGTAACTTATATACGTAAAACAAAACGATAAAGAAAAATGACCCTATTACGACCCCTACTAAATGGGAACCCGAAAAGTACGTAGTCCGGCTATATCCAAGAATAAAATGTGTTATGCCTTTGAATGATATGATGTCCGACAAAGACATACTTAAATCAGAAGCGCTATCAATGTCAATATCCGTATCCAGATCAGATCCTAATATCGACAACAAAAACTGTATAACAAAAGCAAATGATGCTATTAAAGCCATGCATAAAATTATATCATTTCCCATGTCCTTCTGTTTTTATTTTGTAAACAAGATCAGTCATATCTTTGATGGATTTAATATTGTCATCATTAACAACAATATTGAATTTTTGTTCCACCATCATCTCGAGTACAATTTGATCAGGAGAATCTAATCCAAGTTCTTCAAACGACACATCTTCTTCATGAACTATATCCATTTCCAAATTAAGAAATTGAGTAATAATTATATCCTCTATTATCTTTCTAATTCTTACTTTTTCCATTGCTTTCTAATTTTGTTAAATAAATACGTTTTTATATTTTTCAATCGTTCTTTGTCTGTTTCCGCACTTCCGGTAAACAAATAATCCGGATTGCCTTTAGCCGGCGGCGTAGGCAATTTAGATACGGCAAACAACCAATCCATTTCCTTATTCTTCTTAGGCTCCAAATAAGGCTCGGTAGCGATCTTAAATTTTTCAGCTATTAGGTCAAAGAGCTTTGAATTTTTAAGGTTCATATGGACTGAAAAAGCCTGAGAAGGCGGTTTCCATATGAAGTTGCATAAGCTCATTGTATAATCTCCTGACTCTGCTATATAAGATTCCGTTACCTGAAGTATGACCTCTTTCTTGAATGAGGTGTTACCCATAAACCAACACAATCTGGATTCTGCTTCTTTTCTGCTGACACCTATGTCTTTTGAATACGATTCGTACATTCCTATCATAATCTTCAACGTTTCCAGAACCTCGTCTGTCATTTCCGGTGTCTCTATATAATTCACAAAAGACGTTCCTTTGTTGGTCAATCTCATCACGCCTGATTTTAATTTCTCAACCAGGCCAAGCTCTATATACCTCCCAGCATCTTCTTCCGGCATGGCTTCGATCATAACCGAATCTTTCTGTCTTATGGCAAGAAGATTAGCAAGATCATTAGGAGTCATGTCTGATGCTGCAAGTTGTCTGAAATTGATGTACATACCTAATCAGCTTTAATGAAAATAACATTCTTGTTATCTTGTCTATCAACATGTCCACATTGACCAATAATTATGTCTGTACATGAACAAGAATCGTAATCTTCGAATATACACCTATCGCATGTATCACCTTCCACACATTTTAATCTTACAAGTCCGGCAGTAAATACTTCTCCTACTTTAAATTCCTTCTTTTCCATATTTCCTCCTTGTTTTTAACTGTTGTACCCTTCTTTAATAATCGAATTTCTACCGGTAGATACCGACTGTCGAAGATCGTCATGTACAGAATCTACCGTAGAATACTTGTTTCTGGTTGTAAAAATCACTTCCAGCATCTCCTTGTAATCACCTAAAGCTACTTCATATCTCGGATCTACTTTGGCTTTTCTTTCAGCCTCGGCATTACTTTTAGCCAGCTCCCGGTCGAGGAGGTCTTCTTTGATTCGGTCAGCAATCATATCAAGTTCTTTTTTAATAACTTCTCCTGCTGCCCGAAGTTGACCTTCTACGTCACCAAGCTGGTCTTGGACGGTACCTATTTCTTTCTTTAGGCGATCGTATTCGTTAATCATACCCATATCACCTGCATAGCCGGAAAAGTCCTTGATTATTCTGGTTCCTTCTTTAAGGAGTTCAATAACTCGTCTTTTACGTTCTCTGCTTATTAAAGACGGAAGACGATAATTCATATCCGCCACCGCCTTATCATGTATGGAGTTGATTAAAAACATCTCTCTTTCATCCCCTGCAAACTCAGTAAGAACCAAAAGGAACTTACTTATCAGGTATTCGTTTTCTTCTACTGTTAGTCTCATGGTTCTTATTTTTTTTTAATACAATGACTGTTCTTCTTTTGTCTCTTGTTCTTGTTCCTGATTGTCCGTAACGTCTTCCACAGTATAGAGCTTGGGCGGCGTCGGCGGCTGGTTGGGGTTCACGAACTTCGTCCCGCCCTCCCCGTACATCCATCCATGTCCCGGCAGTATCTCTGGGTGGATTGTATTAGTAAGCTCTTCCATACTAACTTGCCTTACCTTCAGTATATGATGAAACACCAGTCCGGCTGTCCTGAATGATGTTTTGTTTTCAGTTTTAAACCTATCAAGAGTCTGATACCAATCTTTCCCAAATATCATATACTTATCCAGCCCGTACCTACGAGGATTGTGCAAACCTATCATTAACGTACATAACTGACCCAGCGTATCAGACTGGTAAAAATCAGAAAGACGCGGAGGCTGTTCTTGTGGGCTTTTTATCCTTCCTTCTATCTCTCTGTTGAATTGTGATATGATGAGGAAAAATATGTTTTTATATACTAATTTAGCTTCGTTCATAACCGCCACCAAATCATCTATAGCCGACTTAGGATCTAACCCCATTCTTTTTATCAAAGCAATATGATCGACTTTAAATATTATAAGACGTTTGTCTTTGTGCTTGGTAGCTATATGATACACAGCCGCCTCAAACTCTTTTACCGTACACGGAGCATCGATGTATATTATATTATTCCTGATTTCACCTTGAAGGATTTCAAACATCCTCATCTCTTCTACTGTATTAGAATCTTGCCTTCTTAATATTTCAGGAGCTCGCTTTTTCATATCCTGGCTCATTCTGCGAAGAAGAAGATCTTGAGGATTCATTTCGAACTCGCAATTAACAAGAAAATAATCTTCTGCTTGCGGGTTGATCATCGGATTCATCACATTTTCCAATATCTTTTGGGCCACATACGATTTACCTACAGATGGCCGGGCTCCTATGGCAATAGCATGCTGAGGGAAAATACCTCCAAGCAAAGCCTCATCAATATAATCGTATCCGGTTTTAGCGGGGATAAGCTCTCCCCGCCTGTATTTCAAGATATTCTCATACGCCTCTTCCATAACCTGTTTAGAGGTCTTGAATATCCTTCTTATATCTATTTTATTTTTCAGATCCTCTTGCATTTTTGTCACCTTTCGTATCCGATTTGGATCCCCTATTAGCTTTTACTGATTTATACCTAAGACCGTTCTTGGTATGAGAACAATCCTTTCCTTTTCTCCAGCCCTTACCCTTCTTCTTGTCCGTTTCGTAGTTTTTACGACCAAGCTCTCGGCGTTTGGCTTTCTGTTCCGGTCTGGCATTTATTTCCTTGTCCTTTTTAGCCTTTTTCTTCCTGGCTTCGGGATGAGTCCTGTAGTACTCTGTTGATCTGCCCATGTGCTTATATTTTTTTTGATTAATAATAGCACAAAGATAGGCAATTCGCGCCCTATTTCAACCTACCGTAGCTCATGTCGGGATCACACCAGACATACCCGTCTTTCTCATCATGAAGATACTCAGGACATCCTCTGCATGCGCTACTGCCTGACACTATTTGATTGTTTTTATTAGGGCACTTATCTCCAGGCTTATGCCATTCTATTCTCGAACCTGATCGCTCTTTGTTTACATGACAGAATTGAAAGACTTTTCCCATCGTCTTCTCGCCAAACATACCTATATGTGTGTACTCTTCCGGTATAGCGAGAAATTCAGATAAATCTTTATACATCCTTTCCCGTTCCTCCGGCGTAGACCATAGTCTGTCAAGTTCGGCATGGACTCTTATCTTAAGAGATCTCAGTGATGGCCCTGCAAGCCGGCCTTTAGCTTTTCCCTTATTCGGCCCTGATTCATGAACACCGACATAAGCGTTGCATGGTTTGCACATCATAACCATCCCTAAGCCTTTTCTGCTATATATTTTATCGGCATTTACCAGCTCAGTTTCTCTTCCGCAATAAGGACAAATTTCGCCTCTTAAAACCAGTTGTCGGCGCTCATTAAGTTCCATACCCTATTCTTTTGTTTTTCTTTAAACTTTTCATACAAACTGTTTTCAGTTTCCATTTCCGAAATCTCTACCTCTACATCCTCTCTTTTGAAAATTACTTTCTTGGCTGCCGGATACGCACATTTAGAGATACGAATAGCATTACGAATAGCGTAAACAAAATACGTTTCTGGTGACGATTCGATCACCACTACCTCATTTAAAGTGTTTTTGTAATTTTCCATATTATCTGCTTGCTTCAATTATATAACCAGGATGATCTTCACACGCCTCTTTGTATTCGATAAGAAACTTAAGAAATGAATCATAAGACCCCCATCCATTTTCTGGCTCGTATTTCAAAAGACTTTTTCTCTTGGAGATCATAATACATATACCTTTTGTAAGTACATTCTTCATCTCATCGGTATCTATTTCCCTACCCAATTCTTCTGGTCTCCAAACATAATCGTACAGCGTTTCTTTATTTTCTGATACGAATATTCTTTGTGCCATCTTGTTCATGTTGTGGGTAATGTTTGCAACCCATTCACGATCCTCTTCTTTCTTCTTACTTTTAATATAAACGTCCAGGCTCATACTGTTTTTCTTTTACCTTGTTATTGATTATCAAATCTGCCACATCATCTCCGTCCCCTACATTTTCAACATTTTGAAGATAGTCCGATACTTTTATCCTTGACTTCATCATCATCCCATCTATCTTTTTACTCCATGTCTCAAATGCTTGTCCTTTGTCCGGAAAAGCTACAGTCTTTCTATCTTTTAAAACATCTATCACTTCCGGCCTTAGATTCTGCAACCCACCGGTAGCTACAAATAACTCATCCGGTTTATTCACAGCGCATATAATAGCCGTCTTTTCTGATTCCACCAAATTAACCACCTTATCCGGATACTGGCTTAGAAGATGTTCTCCGAACAGGCATTGTCTAAACAAGAAGTCTCTTGCATGCAACGAGTGATAAAACATGACATGAGGCCGCTCATTGTCACCGTCTTTTTCTTTCACTCTTTTTACATCAATCTCATTCCCCTGGCTGTCGGTCTTTATATAAAAGTCCATGATCTTGCCGGTTCTACATACAAAATCTTTGTCTATCTGCCAGAATATACAACACCCTTTCCATCCCCATAAGTCCATTGTTCCGACATGATACCTCCTGAATACATCAGATACCCTTTCTTTTCCCCATAGAGACGATAAAAATCTAAATACGGTGTTTCTGTCGTCTGGAACCACAGTCCTCTCAAACTCGCTAAAAGGTATGTAATTTACAACGTCAGGATTTACAGGAGGACGATAAGCTCTTATACACTTGTTTCCCGAAATCCAAAGATCTTTGTCACCTACATCCTTACCAGTAGGTCGTTTATCGTAACCGCAAGTCCGTTCATGATCGCATCTTCCGAACTCGTTGCCAACAACCTGACCTGTTGCCACATCAATATAAGGAGTGAGGCACCGGCTTTTCCCGCAAGCTGGGCAGGTTAGCTTCAGTCGGCTCCTGCCCGGCCTGCGGTCAAGTTGAAACCGAGGTACGTTTTCGTATTTTCTAAAATCAAGCATTTTTAACTCCTCTCATCGCCTCTATGATTCTATCTGCTATAGTTATAGACCATGACACCACATCTGGTACATATACTCCGCAATCTATTTCACCTTTTCTATTTTGTGCTTTAACAAACTCAATAGAATAAGCCTTGATAAGATCGAATCTACGTTGCTCCCAGTCTACATCTTTGTTTTCGTCATTTACAGGAAGGGTATCGAGATAAAAATTTAAACTCTCACTTATCACATTCCCATTATCACCATAGAACTGTATTCTGTCATGGTCGCTTCTTGTAGTTGAGCTACTGAAAGTGATTACGTCTATTATCTCTCCTGTTCTTCTAATTTTTCTTTTCATACTCTTCTTGTATTTCTGACCAATATAGGCATTATTATTTCGATGGTCTTGCCATGTTTCTTATGAGATGCAAGTACACATATTGCATATTTATCTCCTATTTTCAAATCTTTCGATAATCTTAATCTCGAACCCCTTTTGATGTTAATAAAATAATAACCAAAAGGATTGATGCATATCGGTTTTACGATTTCTATATAATCTCCTTCAGGAATAACAATATCGTTCATATTATGAATCTTTTAGACATTTCCTCAGCAATATCATATACGACAATATGATCCTCTTCATTGTAAGGCTTATTGATATTCAGCACTCCTTTTCTCACTTTGAACTTCTTATCTTTTCTAAGGTGATTCAACATACCTTGTTGGAACACGCAGTCCGCTTTCTCCATAGCAGCATTTTTATCAGACCATTCTTTTAGCGTATAACCTTTACTGTTCGTGCTTTTTGGAGAAAAATTCATAATACGTGCATCAATTCCGTACCAGTTTTTAACCATTCTTCTTTCAGCCTCCAATTGAAAAGCGTGTTCATTTCGTATGTCACCTGATTTAAAATCTAAGATAACAATCTCTTCTTTCTCCACTTCTCTCACTTCCTTCTTCGGATCACCTTTTTTGAACTGCCCTGTGGCCCTTTGATACACGGCTCCAAAATAACCTTCTTCTTTGTATTTGAATGTCATTTCAACCATCGCATCTATCGGCGTAGCTACCAAATAGTCCTCTAATGACAATATTCTTTCAATCATCATCGGCTTAACCTTATACTCCGAACAAAACTTAGCAAACTTCATAACTCTGACAATCATATCATCAAGATCATCTATGCTACCAAAGAATTTGTCAAGATTCTTTTTTGATATTTTAAGCTTGCCTTCTTGCACTGTCTTAACTATAAAACTTCGATTTAAGACCATATCTCTACCTGTCAAGTACAATCCGTATAGGTAGTGCATGATCGTTCCTTTATCTGCATCATATTCTGATACTTCTTCCGGATTGCGACCAATCATCCTCATCTCCTGTCTCCATTCTTGAAGAGCCGTCTTGTCATCTACGAATCCGTCTCTGATCATGGTTGTTACCGAAGCATATATCTTGGCTGTTCCATCGTCCATCTTTCTTACATAAAAACGATTACCGTCTAATGTCAATCTTACGAATTTGGGAGTCTCAATCTTCTTCAACTCATCGCAGATATAAAACGGCTCTAACGTTTCTTGATTTTCTGTAAACGGATTCGAATCTTCCTCTCCAGGGTTAGGATCTGCTTCCTCTGCCGGAGCTTCCGGTTCTTCTCCCTGGGCCTGATCTGGCTCAGGCTCCGGCTCTTTAACTACTGGAACCTGTCCGCCTCTTTCTGCTATATCTTTGTTTTTTATTAAAGACATAACTTCCCTTCTCAATTGCTCCGGTGTTTGATTAGGATCTGACACCGACATCACAACATCGTTCATTCTAAACAACGTATTTTCTACTCCTTCCACCATAGGGACAAACCCTAAATCTGTTAATATTTTAATCTTTTCTTCTATCATCTCAATTTCTCAATTAATTCCTCTTTAACATAATACAACACAGTTACAGCCTCATCAATATCTGCGGCCGCTCTCTCAAAATCAATCAATCTCTCACTATCTCCTCTTTTTATGTTGGCAATGAAAATAACTTCATCGTCAGCTTCTATCGTAACCTTATATTTTTTTCTCATATCCCATATTCTATTAAATATATTTAAAGCTATTCGTATGTTTTAATACATCCCCTCGGAGACCTTTCGGTCTCCTTGGTAGATGTAAATCCCGTTAGGGATAAGTCAGGAATATTTCATCCTGTTAGTACCCATCGCCAATGTTATTTAAGGTTTTTAGTAAGCAACACTATAGCTCGAATACAACCATTGTTTAATCACTTACCTTAGAGCTACGAACTTGGGTAAACATCCGTAGGTAACTATCTATTCTTAAATAACGTAGCCTTCGTTTCAAGGCTTAGGCTAATAACCCGATCTCCGAAAGAGATGTATTAAACTTTTATAATAGAATTATATTGGGTTAATACTATTTGGGGTTATACCTGTCAATTATTTCAATAATCAACCTACCTCTTTCTTTAATCATTCCCCTGCTTTCCATATCCAATACCTTCTTTACCGCATACTTCCATACAAAAGGAAATTCTGTTTCAAGTTTATCAAATTCCATCCGGTCAAGATACATGTCGAATACCGTATGCTCCGATTCATGAAGGAAAACTATATTATCTCTGCAAGTAGCAACCGACTTATATATCCTTTTCGGAAGTATGTGACAGATGTTACATACTGTAGGAAAATGAATAGCCTTACCAGTCATAGATATTCGAATACTACCCAACTCCTCCAACATAAGACGAAAAAACCCGGATAAATCCGGGTTCTCTAACTTTTTCTTCTTGCTGCTGTTTTTAATGGATGTAATTCTGTTTTTTTTCTTCGGAGTCAACTCTTTGCTCCTGCAAGCCTGGCATAAGCCATGACTTCTTATCATCACTTTTCGTCCGCATCGTTCGCAGACGTATAGCTTCTTTTCCTTGCTTTCCATTCGAATAATAATGATATTATTGAAAAGAACAATCCCGCTGAAGCCAGTAGATAAGGTACGTTCATTAATAATTTAGATACCTCGTCTGTCTTAATCACTATCAGAAGGAAAGCGCCTGCTGAAAGCAATGATATTATCGCCACAACAAGCGCTATGTTGGAAACTACATCAGCCTTACTCTTCACTCTTCTTCTCGCCTAATTTTTCAGCTCCCTTCTGAAGATCGTATTTGAATACGTCAATGATCTTCGTTTCCACAATAGACTCGCAATTCCAGTCTCCTAACGTACCCTGCATACCTTTAGTCAACACAGCTTCGGCATCCTTAGGATTGCCGGCCTGGACATACATATAGCATGGCGTTTTCTTTTCCTTATCTTTCTTTTCATCCAGTGTAATGTAATTCACCTTACACTTATACCAGTACTCAGCTTCTCCGTTGAAGAAGATTTCCGACACTTTAATAGGATTAATTTTTACAACCTCGAAAGAATTGTACAAATCCTTAAAGATCTCCAACGATCTTGATTCTGCCTCTGTGTAAGACAAGGCATCTACCAAATACTTTTCAGTTACTTTCTTTTTTTTGCCGTTCTCGATATTATCAATCTCGGCTTTTACTGTGATTTCAAACCAACGATTCATGTCTATATTTTTATTCAAATTAATCAATCCATTTCCTTTTGTACCATAAAGCGTTTACACCTTGATAATTTCAATTTCTTGTATGTAATATCTCTTTGGTTTTTACCATCAATATCTCGAATATTAAAACTACCGGTTTTACGCCTTGCAAATATAAAGTAATAACTGTTTTCAAACATAACCCTATCAAACAATCGGAAACCAAAAACTTCAAAAGGAGATTGATTTAGCCTCTTAATCCCTCCTTTTGGAATCTTTTGTTTATGGATCTGACGATTATGTCTTCTTACTAATCTTACTTTATAATAATAACCTAACCTTATAGCATCAAAGTTTTTAGAAATAACAAATGCATCGAAAACATGAGATTTTTCAATACCATGTTTAATCCTATTGTATTTTGTAACATAACCGAAAGTCATAGAAATGTTGTCGTATTTAGATTTTAGCTCTTCATACAATCTCCATTTCATGATTCCCATTACGGCTGCGTCGCGAAGCGACCATTAATTTGATGGTAAACGGACATAAGTTCACAACGACTGCCTTTTTATCTTTAAGCAGTCTCCTAACCTTACCATGCCTTGTTGTTGGCATCAAAGGTTTACCATTTATGTCTTGTACGTACACCATATCTACAAACGTTTTTAATGTTTATTCAACATAAGTCAGAGTAAAACTCTGTTAGTACCCATCGCCAATGTTATTTAAGGTTTTTAGTAAGCAACACTATAGCTCGAATACAACCATTGTTTAATCACTTACCTTAGAGCTACGAACTTGGGTAAACATCCGTAGGTAACTATCTATTCTTAAACAACGTAGTGTTTGTTTCAACACTTAGGCTAATAATCGGAATAGCTTTTGGCTATTATACATAATACGATACAAATGTTTATGATTTGTATGAGTTATGTATTATTCTCGATTATTTACTATCGTGGCCACGAAATACTTACACCCCTCTAAATGCGTCAGGGCTTCAATCATAGCTTCTTTTATCTCTTTTTCTTCCATTATGTTTGTTTTTTGGACAAAGATATGTCTTTTGATAATAAAAAAGATTCAAAATGATTTAATTTAGCTTAATTACTGCTCTTTTGATTCGTCCGGTATAGGCATGTCAAACTTTTTTCTGATAAACGACTCTGTTTCTTCATTGAATGGATAGGCTTCCTTAATAAAATTCATAGCTACTTCCATGTCACCGTCTGCTATATCTTTATACCTTTCAAAGATACCAACCAGGTCATTGTTGTATGAACGTTCTTGTTTTATGTTGTACACGTATTTCAATACCCTGTCTTTGATTTCATTGGCTTTTTTCACAGTATCATTGAAGGAATTTATACTTTCCAATTCTGGATCTTTGTTTTCCTTGTTTACCTTATCAAACTCTTCCTCGCTATATCCTGCTTCCCCTTTAATAGCCGGGCAAACACTTTCTTTTATGATCCAAAACTGTTCATACGATCCTGTCAGATACCCTTATTCTATTTTAAATGCATTATATTTAACAAGCAAATTAGCCACCTCAGTTGCACCTTCTATGGTTCTAAAACCGATGCCGATATCTTTTAACATAAATACTGGAACTTCCGTTCTTGGATACACGATTTCTTTTTTGTCCTTTATATTCCAGTTTTTAGCTTCAATTGGAATACCTTTACCAGCAAGCTCTTTGTCTACATACAGACCTACCTCTTCGTCTGTTAATGCCACAATATCAGAAAGTGCTATACTATTGAAATATCCTTCGTTGCCTAATCTGTTTGTAGGTAATTTGATCCCATAAGAATGAATCTTGTCCACATCTTCTTTTGACAAGGTAGTGGTAAACACTCCTTCTTTGGTGACATTCACTTTAACAGTTACAGACAAACTGTTATTAGCGTTCTTTTCCGTTATATTTAGTGTTGTTAATGCTGCCATAATCAGATATTTTTAAAATCAATTCGAATAAATATAATACATTCCTGCTTCATATACCTTATGTACATCAGGGTCATTCTTGTCTTCCGGTTCCAATTCACTCTCTTCATAAGTATAATCCCATTCAGAGTTGTAGTACATATCCTCGTCTGTTTTCTCCAAGGAACAATCTTTCATTAGATTCATATTTTCTCCCCATACTGCAACTTCTTGTCGTTGTTCTTCTTCCGTCATAAGGGATATTTTGTCTTTCAATTCTTTCCAGGTCATGATTTTTAAAAGATGATTAATAGTTTATTCTACATCAAAAAGCTGATCTAGCACCAACAATTCCGCATTCATATCTTCATCTTTCGGGAAACGAACTTTTATATTTCCAAACTTAGATGTCTTAAACAAGATGTAGGGGTTCATATCTTCGGCAGTCACCGGCTTATATTCCTTAACTTCCGACATCTTGAGATACCAGTCACCTATTTTTACAAACCCAGAAAAGATAGAACACAGATGCGCTTTTACAGACTGTATCTCCTTTTTATCTTTGAAAGGTATAATTTCGTCCTTTCCCCTTATCCTGATTGACAAGAAAGGACGAATGTTATCTGTTTCATTTTGAAATTTGAAGCCTGTTATGGCTTGCTTGGGGATTCTTCTTCCCATTAATATAAAATAGCTCATTGTTGAAAATATTTAATTGGACATAAATATACAAGTTTTACTAAGATATCCTTCTGTCATCTCTATGAAATTCACACAATCTAATTTGCTTAATTTGTAAATCAATGCCGGATTGTGTATTATGGCTATAATTTGTGTTTGTGGTTTATGGAATGATAATACATTATAAATTTGCATTATATTGTCAATGTCAAGATTCCTGTCTGGCTCATCCATGAGAACCGTGTATTCAAAACTGCTTTCTGCTAATGTTATGCGGTTTCTTTTATAATACTTCAACAGACTATCAATCCTTTTAATCCAAAACGCATTTGATTTTTTCTTGTATTCTACAAGATCTTGTATTGGAAACGTATAATCCTTTTGACCGAACATTAAATTGAAAAGTGATTCCAATGATAACACCACTTTCTCTCCATAAGATCTTCGAATATTATTCACATACAAATCTAAATTGCTGATGTTTTTCAATACACTATCTCGATTCATCTCCGCAGATGGTAATAAACGGAATACTTTCCCTGCATAATCAGACGATATGTCGATCCCATCAAAAACCTTATCATCATCATCAAATATAGGTGGAAAATCCAGTGCCTCGATCGGCATTTCAGAGCACATGGATTTCTCACATAACGCATACATTGATATGATGTTAAGCAAAGTTGATTTTCCACTACCGTTTTTACCTATAATTACATTCACTCCTGGCTTGAAAATAAATTCTCTACCATTTTCAAACGCTTCTATGTCAGAAGCATATTCAAATGGAGTTTTTGTATTGTCTTTTATTTTTACTTTATATATCATTTTATACTGGCTATGTTATAAAACATACGGATGTTATTTAATTTCATATTTTTCTTTTCTAACTTTGTTTTACTCAATCGAATCATATAGTCCCTTGTTTCGGACAAGACGGTTGGGCAAAAGAGGTCTTTGATATAAGTTTTTACCCTAAAAAAAAATATTCGTTGGGTAAGTAAAATCAAAAACGTTTTGTTCGTTAAAAGAATCCGGTGATCTCACTCTTGAGCAACCGGTAGAGGGTATTGGTGATACCCAGTATGATGCTTCATGCAAATGTATATCATTTTTCATCTTTGATATAAAATGGTGTATAATCACCTTAGTTCCTAAAAATGTTTGTTAGTTCCTAAAAGATGTTCGTTCCCTTCGTATGGGATACACTGACCAAATCCTACCCCTCCTAAGCATTCGTATTTATTATCTCCTACTGATTCTCTGGAAAATAGATGCAATTTCCATCTCTCTTGATTAGTTCTTCTTACCAATACTCGTTCAAATGGTTTGAAGTCATGTTTCGGCATCTCATCTAATAGATACTCATATTCACTTAAATATCGTTTTATTATATCTATTTTTCTACTGTCTTCGACTTTTATAATCTTTTCTGCTAAAAATTTCTTCTCTTCTTCTATAGCCTTTCTTACATACCGTTTTTTATCTTCGTCATACACATGAGTCCATAATTTGTAATCAAACCTAATATCTCCAGATGTTGCCATTCCGCATATACATCCCATTATCCCTTTGGTAATAATTCCATCATATATGAATTGATATCCATTAGTTCTTGTTAATACATCTCCTTTCTTGAAATACGCTCCAGCCTCTACCCTCAATTCCAGAGTGGTGCCGCCAATAGTACAACCTTCCGTGTTGGCATATATAGCACTTATCCCATATCCATCTTTTTTTACAAAAAGTAAATTATAAGGACCGGCGCAGTCTTTCGACTCATATACAAATTCTATCTCAATATTATCAATTAATACCGAACCTTCTATTTCTCCGCTTTTAATTTTTCTCGCCGTATTTAAATCAAACGGAACAATAATTGGATTTTCCATATCTTTTTATTTTTAATTATGTAATCAATAAAACAAGATGGGTTACTTAAACCCATCCCAGTTGTTTTGCTATTCTCTCCATTTCGTTATATGCTATCCTATGACATCCAGCGGTTAGCAAATCGTTTTCGTACCGATTTAGACTCCACTGGTGACCGGTGATGTCCTCCACCAGACCGTGCCGAAACTCGGCGCCCCGGTGCATTGCCGACACAGCCCTCCACAGTTTTCTGGCTTCTGCTATTCCAATCTTTATCTGTTTACTTGTCTCAATAATATTTCCTTTTATACGAATCCAGGCGTTAGGTTTTTCACCAGGAATATAGAAAGGTGTATTCAAGAAATTGATTTCTCCTGACTTCCACTCTTCCAGTTTTTCATCAAAATCCTTGTAACGGGCTTCTTCTTCCTTTCTTAATCTCTCTAATTTTATTCTTTCTCTTTCTTCCTCACCCTTTCTCCATCTTTCAGATCTTTCTGAATACTTAATCCATGTACCTTCCCCGCAAACTTCATCAACAATCACATTTACGGTCCCTAACACTTTTAATCCTTGATGATCCAATAAAATTTGAAAGATGCGTTTTAATTCATGTACGTGCTTACGCTTGATACTATCTCCGCTCTTGGATAATTCATGATTGGTTCCAAGCCAATCATTAGCACTCTTTTTAAGGATACTCTTAGCAGTTCCCATGTTAAAGAACTGAATGTAATCCATCATATTCCCAAAAGCGCCCCAAATATCTGTATAAGATAATTCTGTTTTAGCTCTTTTGTATTTTTCAATAGACTTCTTAATTGATTCCAGTTTGCTGGCAACGAACCTCATATTACCAGTATCCGATATATTATCCCCTACACTGAAAACCATTGCCCAAGTTGGTATCGCATTACGAACATAGCATTGATGTTTGCTCGTGGTAGCAGAATAATAATCTTCATTTATCAGGTATGCTTTCTTCCCTTGTTTGTTTTTTACTATTCTTCCGACTTCAAAGTGATGCCCATAAGAATAAATACTTGTACCTTCAAAGAAGAAATTGCTCCCTGATGCTGATTCTTCTTGTTCATGAGCCCACAAGTGAGCGACCATTGAATTGTTCATATAAATATCTTTTTAATTGTTTAACTTACCTTTATCATATGACATTCTCTTTTCGTATTTTTCAATACGTTCGGTTATCATATTGCAGAAGACTTGCCCCTCTTTTTCGGAACCTCTGAAGTAACCAACCATCTTCAGAATATTTCCGTCAAATTCATGGACAAACTTGTTATAATAATGTTCACCCATAACTTTCCCGTATTTTTCTATGAACAAATCCTTGTCTAACGATTCATCCTTAAAGCAACGATTGTAATCCCATCTTACGACACGAAGCAATGTTTCAAAATTCAATCTTTCCATATCCAATATTTTATTTAAGTTTAATCGTTATACTTATAATTTCATTAATTTACAGTGGGCATCTTCAAACACCGGAATCATCCCATTATCTCTAAAATAAGCAGTGGCCACCTTGAAAGCATAAAGCGGATTTACTTTCTGGATTTCTTGTTGTGATTTATAGAAAGATAGCGGCTTACATACATAGAAATTTTCATTGCCAAGACTCCCAAAAAGCCAATCCATACTACCTTCATCACAATTAGTGCCACCCAGTATTATTAAATCACATCCGGTCTTCCGGGTTCCCAAAATAAATGCCTTGTTCTTATTCTCTGGCTGCATAAATATCTCCTTGTCGATTTTAAACCAGTCGCTCTGGAGACTCTCCACATCCCGGCGAACTATTTCGTCAATTTCAAGTGCATATTCTTCTTGTGTTTTCATAAGATATGTTATAAAAAATGATAAATGAATATTCCTCTTATTTTAATGACGGTTCCAGGCTTTAAACCTTGAATCCATTCTATTAGTGTTATTGGATCTTTTACAACATATCCCGGATATGAATCAATGCAAATACGATACGCGTATCTGCAAATCCCATATTTTATTACATAAATAAGATTATGCCCATTCATGTCTTTGTTAACATTCATTTTATCTACCCCATTTTGTATAGCACGCATCCATTCCTCTTTTACATCTTCTATATTACCATTATATATAATTTCATCATCAACTTCCCCTTTCTTTAAATATTTTACAATGTCTTTCTGTTCTATATGCTTCATTACAATAGCATCAATAACATCTCTAAGATTATGCTTGTTATCGTAGAAGAAAGTTTTCCAATTGCATTCATCATGCAATCGATGTATATCTAAGTATTCAAAAAAGAATGACCCAAACAAACCCCAATTAGTTATAGGGCATTCTGAATCACGGCAATAATACACTTTAATGCGATAATCGCCTACTTCTTTTGTTGTAATAAGATCGTCTTCCATGTCTTTATATTTTAAATAGTTCTTAATTTTTCTTCGATAAATGCATCTATTTCATCATAGTATGATCCATCAAAATCACAATTCCCATATTTCTCTGTAAACTCTTTAGCCCACTCTCGAATGATGTTAAATGCCTCTTCCCTGCTACATTCTTTTAGTCCTGGTAGATACTCCACAGCTTCCACCGACATCTCTTGCAGATTTCGTAAGTAATTCAAACCTATGCTATACGGTAGCTTGCCTACTTCTATACATACATAATGACCCTGTTTAAGGGCATCCTGTAAATCTTCAAGACTCTCTATCGATGACTCAGACTCATCATCTACCCTCACCTTGTATAACTCAAAATCTTCATTTTCTGCTGACACCCATATCTTGTAGGCTTTTTCGTTGGACAATATTTTCCAAACAAATCCGTCGCTGAATACAATTAGGCTACCTGTTACTATCGTATTTCCCATAATCACTTTCTAATCTGTTACTCTGTAATAATAATCAAGCTCTTCTCCCTTAAAATTGTTCATGGCATACTCGTCGGCTTCTCTCCACAACCGGTCATACAGTGCAGCCAGTTCACGATTGCTTTCATAATGCTGCCAGATTTTATGATTCAATACGAGCGTTAATTCCGTGAAGAACTTATAATCGTCTTTCCATTCATTGAACGCACGTCTGTAGGTATCTTTGACACCTACTATACCATACTTGTCGGCTATACTAAAATCTTCCCAAAAGGTAGTCAGTAGGTTATAGCCCGCTTCTTTCATAAATTCTTTGAATGTCATAAACTATTATTTTAGGTATATAATTATCTTATCTTATCAATGACCTCTCTCTTGAACTCGTAATATTCATATATGCGACCTTTATAATCAGCCACCATTTCTTAAAATTACTTCTGCTTCTTCTGCGCTGTTAAGTTTTAATTCGTTTCCCATTTTATGTATTGTTTTCGCCGTTCACTATCTGATTAATGTATGGCCCTGGCCACGAACAGCCAGGCTGGCCTCATGGCAGGACGGGCGCCTCCTTACCCTGGCTGCTCTACCCACTCCCTGTATCCTACACTGAAACCAATAGGATCATACCTTTTGATCATAGTACCATAATTCTCTCTACCACAATATCTGTTCTTTCCTCCAATAATCCATTTCTCATCGTCTCCATCTGGAGATATGGAGTTAAGATACTTCTCATAATCTTTCCTACTCTTCCCCATCTTTGTCTTGATTTAAGCAATAGTTAATAAAATAAGCAACCTGTTCATTTTCCCCTGGATTATTATAATCATAAAAAGTCATATCAGTATAATCCAGCATGACTACACGAAAATCGTTTTTTTTGACATACACTTCCGTTAAATACATAGGATTTTCATCAATTTCTATTACCACCGGAAACTGATCATCAAAGTCAAATACATCATTAGTTTCTTTAAATTCTTTAAACTCTTTAAATTTTAGCTTTATAATTCCATTGTTTTCTGCTAATGCTTCTCTGATGTACTCTAATCTCTTTGCATTCAGACTGGCCTCTGCTTCTTCTATTTCTTTATACAATTCATTTAGATCCATATCTCACAATATTTATGTTATCAAATTTTTCTTTTATAATATCGGCTCTGTACTCGTTTGTTACCATAGCATGCTTGCCTGGCTTCATTCTCCACAAATTAAAATACTTTGTCACATTCATAGTGGCATTAAATAATGATATTTCATATCTTGTGTTTCCATTTTCATCATGTCCAGCTTTTTTAAAATAACATAGGGTCGGCTTGTATTTGAAATAATTAAAAAGCCTATACCAGCCTTTTCCTTGACATGTTTCACAATTCCATCTTCCAACAAGCCTTCTGTGTCCCCTTACTGGTATTTTTACTATTTCCCTTGGCACAATTTCAATATACTTTCCTTCTCCGATTGGTATAGTCATATTACCTGCCTCTTCCGTGCAAAAGTATTCTATTTCAGATGCCATATCTTTATATACATAGAACCGGTATAGGTTCCCGTCAGGGTCTACCCGATCCATATAGTATAATATCACTTTGTCTACTTCTATTCTTATTTTCTCCATCTTTGTCCTCCTTCCTTGAATAAAAAAACGACACCTATCTTCACAGACCAGTGCCGGTAACTAACTTACATGGAAAACTACTTAACCTCAACTAATTCTACAGAGTTGTAGAATTTAGTGAAGCTACCAACAAATTCTCTTATATTATTGTATTCTTCTGGTCGTTTTCTGTTACCGTCTTTTACATAATTTACCCACAGTCTATCCTCTATGTTCTTAATCGCATTCTCTATCGTAAATTCGTCGCTGACACACATTAAGCACGAAGACCCTGTTTTCTTATGTGGTTTGTGCATTCTTGAAAAAGACCACAGACACGCAACATGAGCACCTATATTAAATACATGCAAATCTATCCTTACGTATTCTATACATGAAGACAATGCATTAAACAAATTCTTTACTTCATTCTTGTCAAAAAGTTCTACAAATTCTCTCAACCCCATCATTTTACTACCCTTTCTACGTGTTTAATTAATACTACTGCTATCCCCTTACCGGTTTTTATCGCACATTCCGACCCTTTTATCCATTCTACACACCCTACATACTTTTCCGTAGCATGAAATCCGGGATTGTATTTTCCAGATGTACTGAACTCTACCGTATCCCCTACCTTCAGATCGTTAAAAGCAATAGACCATGTGGTCCAAATTCTGTCATGTCTCCCAGGCTGAATGGCCCCGATTACGCCTTTTTTACGACCGTTTTTTATTGCCCTTAGTATTATCTTCCTATCACCTTCGATAAGGCTGCAAAAGTGCCCGTAAAAGGTTAAATCAACCTGTTTTCCTCCTATTTCTTCTCTTATTTTTGTTATTCTGTTCATTTTCTGATTTTGTTTTATTTTTTTCTTTGTTTTTTCTATCTTCTATAGAAGATGATAATAACATTATCTTTTCTATGTTACTTTTTGACTGTAAAAAAGAATCGCATTTCATTACTACTACCACCTTCTTAAGCTCCCCATTATCGTATAGCGATACACGCATCATGTTTTGCGCCTCGTCCACTATCAGACCTGGAGTAGTCTTAGCCATTTTGCGTAGCTTATTATACTCCGGTCTTTCCATTTCCTCTGTTTATTACTCTATAGTATTTATCCTTATCCCCTTCTTCCAACTTCTCCAGATAGAAAATTCCATCATGTAAATGAGACAAACAAAACCTGTATCCGTATTTCTGCGTTCTTCTTACATGATCCCGCAGTCTTATTTCTTCACTTTTGTCTTGTACTTTGATCTTAATACTGTCTCCTTCTTTGATTGTGTATAAAATAGTTTGAATCTCTTCTTTTTTCATCTTATAAAATATTTTAACGGCAGCACCTATACTCACGCACCAATACTGCCTTATGTTTAACAATTAAATACTTAACTCTTCAATGGTCAAGCCTTTTTCTTTTACCCACTTTAGCATCGCGCATAATTCTGTTTCTGACTTATATTTCGGATCACGCCACGCCTATCCGAATTTATCCAGGACATGATGATATAATTCGTCGGCTTCTGCTGTATGCACGTCATTGAATAAATACTCCGAACCTTCTGGTATAAGCATCTCTGTTGTTGCAAAATCGGAATACGACAAACATCCGTAAGCATATTCTGTTATTTCACTCCATGCTTCTCCGGCTTTAAATCCAAATTCTTTTACAAAAGCCAAAGTTAGATACATATTTAATAATATTGTTACATCATATCCGGAATCCGACTTTCTTTCTATTATTTCCTTTTCAAATTCATTTAAATCTTCAGGCCCTAAAAAGATGCATCCTGATACCGATCGGTAATTAGCCTCCGCATACTTCTTGCATTTATCATCATTGACAATCTTACCAATGTTAGATAACATCTTTTGCCTCCATTCATCACAAAACTCTACCCTTACATCCATCCAATCAGTACCATAATTGTGATCTTTTGGATGTCCGACCGATATTACCTTTATGTTATTCACACCATATTCATAAAGGCGTTCGCCCACCTTATTCGCCCATTCCTGTACAAAAGGAATAAACTTATTGCAATAAGAATCAAAATCAAAATCTAATTCCTCCTCATATTCCGGCATCTCTTCATAATCTTGTTCAAAGAAATAGCGAGGATCTGCTATTGTTTCATAGAAACTTACGTTAATGAAACAAAACTCGTTGGTTGTCGTTTTTAATATCATAGCTTTTTGTATTTACGTACATTTTTCTTGCCATAGAATCTACACATGGCACGAATCTGACTATAAAATACTTTTGTCCTCCTGGCCTCAAAGTATTTAAACATTTCTTCATTCTTTGTTTCCCACACGTAATCCGTTTGAGAACCCATGTGATTTTTGTCCTTGCGTGAATAATGGTAATATGATACCACAACACGTTTCGCACCATTCTTTACAGGTACGATATTCACATCTATGTTATTATCTGTCATATTATTATCGTTTTATATATTATACAAATACAAAGAGCGCATACCTTCACAGGCCGGCGCTCTTTTCAATAAAAATGAAAAAACTAACATTACATAAACATATTGTTTTCTGCTCTTTATTACAATACTTTTGTCCCACAATTGTTATATCGTCCGTACTCTTTTTTCGTATCATTCAAGATTTCAAACACCATCTTCTTATGATCTTTGTTTGGTAACTTGTCTTTAACAGCCGATATCACGCTCGCTATAGACGTAAAGCCTGAATCTGTTATTGAACACAACAACAAACCTCTGTCGTCGTCTGTGCTTATCGCTGACGCCTTTATAATATCATTCCTATATATTCTCATAATCTTTCGTTTTATTGTCTACAAACTTATCTATATCGTCTCTTATTCTTTTTAGCACTCCGGCTATAATTTCCGGCATCTCTCCTTCGGTACGGTTCAGAGTTTCTATCACCCCATCAATCCTACCAATTTGACGCCATAAGAAATTGGCGTCTTTCGCATTAAATTCCCTCATCATGTCTTATTTTACAGTAAACAACTTGCTTTTTTAAGCACCAGTCTTGCGATTCTGAGAGTGAACACCGTTCGGAGTTGTTAAAAAATATACAATCTTTGCAGAACATAAGAGGATCTTCGTCGTCACCAACTACTTTGACATCATACTCTATACCATACAATTTTAATCTAAATACATCTCCTGTTTTTTTTAGAAGACAAATCCATGTTCGGACCGAATGTTATTACTTCCATATAATTATGTTTTATTGTTTGTGAGATGCCCAGAATCGAACCAGGACCGGCACATACATACCGGCACGCCGCGCCATCCCTCTATGATACACAAATAGACATGCCTATTCTCACGAACCGACATGCCAAAACCCAAAACTTAATTTGATGAATAAAATAGATTAACAAAAATACTATTCTAATTCTTTTATAATGTCTTTTATGATATTTAGCCTCACCTCCTTCGTTTCTGGACTAATACAGCCAAACCATCCATATATCCTCCATTCTTCTTCTGGTTCTGTAGCCATACTTTTCTTTTCCTCCAATTCCGGGAAATATGTTTTCACCATTTTATCTAAATATAGCCCATAAAAGGATTCTATTTTTTTTAGGAGTACTGAAAAACTTAAATACTATATTTCTCAACATGACGCATATATAATTCCCATCCTCTAACCTTTCGATATTCTCATATACCTTTTTCCAAATGAATAATCGCTCTTCTTTTGTAAACATATCTTTCTTTATTTTTGTGGTATTATTTGACTGTACGCAGACTTTTCCATGTACACAACACTATGTTCCTGTCCAAGGATTTTCTTTGCTGCTTCTTTCTTTATCGCGCAATATCTCCCTGTACAATACGGATTCTTTTGATCTGATCCATCCTCGACTTCGATAATAAAACAACCTCCGTCATCTATTATCTTTTTGCAATTGTCACATATTTCTCCCGTGCATATATGATGCGGCGCCTGCCCTTTGATGTTATTTCCTAATAAAGCAATCCCCATCTCTTCGCCACATATCATGCAGACTTCTATAGACGGATTCAATCCGTGTTCTGGATGTAATGTAATACCATCTTTCATTTTCTTTCCTCCTTTGTTTTTAATGTTGTGTGAGATCGCCGGAATCGAACCGACCTACCGCACCATGAATCCCATAAAGCAAGTGCTCCGATCTTTGCAGACGGGAGCACTTTGTCTAAAGCATAAGAAAATTAATGAAGAAATTTTTCTCACTTACGCCATAGCATCTAAAATAGCTATCAGCACTATTTCTATGACAAACATAATAGAAAATATCTTAAATGCCTTTTTCATATCGCTATCTCCTCCTTTTTATTTTTTTTAGTTCCACAACAAACTGTTCCGGCTCTGCTCCGACCTACGTTCCACCTACAACCGCAGGCCTTAGCCCAAGGCGCCGCCTACTCCCCCTCTATGGCAGCCTGTTCGTACCTACAAATCCAGTCTCCTTCCATACAACTATTACTACGCGATAACAAACATTTATTCTTATAACAATCATGAAAAATACACCCCTCACAACTGTAATCCTTAACTTCTGCACAGCTAACTACCTTAGCATATACTATACCATCACTACCTTCTATTCCTCTTACCCCAAAAATAGAACCTTCTCCCTCCTTACTCAAATCTAAGTCAGGCGCAAAGTCATATACGTTCATGTTGTTTATGTTTTAATTGTTATACATTCCGATTACTACTAATCTATAGAATATAGTTTTCAACTCTCAACCTATTGAATTTTGTAGAATAAACTCACATTATGCTGTTTTAAAGCACTGTAAGTCTTAATTTTGTAGGTTTAAAGCACTGTAAGTCTTAATTTTGTAGGTTTAAAGCACTGTAAGTCTTAATTTTGTAGGTTTAAAGCACTGTAAGTCTTAATTTTGTAGGTTTAAAGCACTGTAAGTCTTAATTTTGTAGGTTTAAAGCACTGTAAGTCTTAATTTTGTAGGAAGGGAGCGCCCTCCCTCTCCCCCTCCCTCTCCAACCCCGGCTAATCCTCCGGCTTCCCGCATAGAACCTACGCTCTCACACCTCGCTACCGGCATACGGAGAGCGCTACAAGCTTATACTCTGGCATGAAGTGTGGGGTGTTTGGAGATAATATCATTCCATAGAGAGAATAGAGAGTCTTCAACCCACGCCCTACCGTCTGCTTCTCCTATCAAGATAGATATTTAAACCTATAATCAAAGCCAATAAAGAAAAACAAAAGACCATTACAATATTATACTGATCCGGTCCGTACTCCAACATAGAACGAATACCAACCGACAGAAAATACAAGTCAGCTACTAATAAAAACCACCACATAGAATAAAAAAAATACAATAAGTATGTCCGAAAATACGGGGATTATAAAACCTAACTAATTGATAATCAAGCATACCTAATTTTTAAGAAAAATACAATAAGCCTAATTTTCAATCCATAGAGACGAAAAAGACGGCATCCGACGTCCTATTTTGGGTCAGAAAACCGCCTAAAGTTTCGTTTTAGACCAATTTCAACGACATGATATAGACAAAATACCGGCATTATATCCAAACTCTCATATTTTAGTTTCGTTTTAGACCAATATAGATCTCATCCGCCGTTCACTCTCAGAATATCTTACCCGTAAATAGAAAGAGTAGGATACAAAAATAGGGCTGCTCCGATATTCGGAACAACCCTACTCCTGTTTAAATACTGTTTATGTTTTCCTTTACGTATGTTCGTGATGTATGGACTTTGCGTTTGCATTTGTCCTTTCCCGTATCGGCATGATACGCTTCTTTAAGGTCACGATACAACATAAATTCACGATACGCTCTTTTCCGCTTTTCTTTAGCTTCTTTCCTGGACAGACCGCGGACGTCTACCATATAAGATTTAAATTTCCTTTCCATGTTATTATATTGTTTATAATTTAGAGGTTGCTCCGGAATCGAACCGGACACGCATTCCTATCCTATAGAGATTTTATGCTACAACCAACAGCCCGTAATTAGTACGTAGTTCTTGCGTACAGGCTCGTACTATGTTGTTATTATATTTTCCGTCTGCTACACTATTTCGCCACACATAACGGCATAGTGTCCTTGCGTTTTGATACGGCACGTCCCTACATGGTAGGCTACATGCTTGTACCCTGTAATTTAATCTACAGCCTTGTTCTATTTTTCGTGTAAGCAAGTAAGACACGTTTCGATCTGGAGATAAACCTCGTACAACGGCATGTTTTCCAAACTGTAATCACATACCTAACATAAACCATACCTATTCGGATAGTCCATGCAGTAATACCAGCCCTTTAATTGCCAACGGCAAGGGCAACGGTATATCTATCTCCAATATGTAAAATAACTCTCTGTTTTGTCAGCTTCAGTCTAAAGCATACGCGGGACGTGCACCCACTGACAACGGCGTACAGGCGCGTTTTAAGGCACGCGTAAAACCTTTGGAGAGCTTAACGGCGCTCTCCGTGCCTTATTACTGCTGATTGCTTTCATGTGCGAGGTATTCACTTACACATTTTGCAACGGTACGAATAGAATAAGAGGTAATTTTTACCGCTACATAAGTAGCTTTATACTCGTCGGTTTCGCGAGTGAGCCACTTTGCACTAAATTCATTCTCTAAAGGCTCAGCGGAAGCAAATCCGAAAGGTTTATACGCTTCTCCGTAGGCGATATTTTTAACCTCTTTACTTTCAATACCTTTCTCCTTATTTATCTTATTATCCTTATATATTTTAGAATATAAGGTAAATTTAATAAAGGTATCACCAACTTTCGGTAACATTTGGCTACACACTGTTACAAGGCGTTTTTTATCCTTTGCCAGAGCTGCAACCTTTACAGCGTATTCTGCCGGTATTTCCAAGGCCTTGCAAATAGCCTTTAGATCAGCTCCATTAGCAAATAGAGCGTTGTACAACTTAACAGCACCTACCAAATTTGCAGCATTTTCTTTAATAACAGCATTCTGTAGTTTGTTTACATTTTTTTTCGTAATCATATCCAATATATTTTAATTGTTAAACAAATGATATTCAATTTAATAGCCCACAACGCAGGCTGTTAACAGATATAGATATAGTTAGCCCAACGGGTACACTATATAGGTTCATCATGTCAACTATGTGCTATCGCTTTAACACATTGCAAATATACTACATTTATCAATACTACAAATATATATGCTATCTTTTTTTTGTTAATTTGTATTAATTTCGATTCTATTATCTGATTATCAGCAAGTTATAAAACACACAAGAGCGGTATTATACGCGTACATTAATATGTAGGATATATGTTTATTTAAGTGGCTTATAATCAATAGGTTATAATAATACATTGATTATCAATAATTTAAATAAGTGATTGATAATAAGACAGTTTGCAGGTTTAAGGTAAAAACGCGTTTACGGTTTTCAAGCGAAGGGGGTACGGGGGAGAAAACGCGTTTCGGGGGCGGGAGGTTCGTGATAGGTACCCCCTCTCTCCCATCACATAAACATTTTTTCATATCCCTCATGACATAAACCTCTTTCTCACATATCTCCCACATTACATAAACATCTTTTACCCTCTCTCCCATCACATACCCACCCACCTCACACACAACAAAAAAAAATAGGATTGATAGAAACCAATCCTATTTAAAACACGACCTTATTAATTTATTGAATTGAAGTAAGTTTATGGTTTTCAAGGAAGTCCTTAAACTGGTCACTTGATACGTCTATAACGAATCCAGCAGCACCAGCATGTCCTCCACCACCGAATCTTTTACTTACCTCACAGCAATCTACGCCGTCTTCTACGCATTCATAAAGAGAGAACCGGACTTTACCACTTGGCATGATACAAAATGGCATCAGGGCTTTAATTTTCCTACCGTCTAACCAGTCCGGTGTAAGAGAATCAAATACTTTAGAGCTAAATTCGGTGGTATTCATCGCCACGACCTTCACCTCATCAACGTAAGCTTCGAACGAATACGCACTTACCTCTTGTTCGTTTTTACCAGCCAGGTAATTAATTATAGCACGTCCTTCTTTAGCGAGATCATAAAAAATAAGATCAATTTCATTATCCTTCATATTTTCTTTAAAATGATCATACAAATACGACAATGCTATTAACACATTGAGTCTTATTTTTGATCTCAAGGCATACTGAACGGCTACTACCGTATCCCAGCCTAAACCGGATTCTTTATTCCACACATCGTAGTCTGACAGACACCGGACGATCGCCGGCACCTTCCCCATAAGCAGGTCGGCGGCAAGTGCGCACGCACCAGTACCGACTCTCCTCAACCCTGGAACTACGAACCCCCATGTCTTACTATCTTCTATAATTCCCTTGTGATGATCTATCCACATCAGGCTCTTCCCTTCATCAAGCCACTTTTTAAAAACCGTTTTAGAATCGGCTCCAAAAGACACGTCAAGAACATAAACGACATCTAAATCACGCACTTGGTCAATAACTTTCTTAACATCATCTTCATACGAATACGGGATATAAACAACATCCTTGTTTTTACTGTTTTCGTACATGGTTGCGATGGCTGCCGATACAACGCCATCTAAATCCGATTTATGATAAACTATCGCTGTTTTCTTTACTTTCATGATATAAGCTTGTATATTTGATACTACCGTCTTTTAATGTTTCTATTTTTATAACATCACTATATGAATTAAAATTCTGATCTTTATCAATCCTTATATTCAGCACATCATCTACGGTTGCAGTTTTTCCATCATCGGTTTCAATCTTATAAAAATCTTTTAAAGTGATTTTTATATTAAGACCAACCCCATATGGATTTTCAAGGATATATATATGATCGTTGTTTAGAATAACTATTCCTTCACTTGTATGTTCTTTGGACAACACATAATTCAAATCAAGGTCTTTACCAACAAACGTGATAACATCCATATATTCAACGCCGGCCTTCTCAGCACATACCTTATCCGAATCAGAGAACTGCCCTGGTAGGCCACTGGCGTCCCCGACCATCAACGAACATTCCTTAAGTTGACTAAAGTTCATACCGTGCATTACAGTGTCTTTACATTCCATAAGGACATCATCAATCATGCCAGTGTTAGGCTTCCTCATCGGATCTTGTTTATCATTGGAATAACATAGTCGCTTTTCATATATCACGCCTCTTATGCCACGTTTTACCGCCAAATCATGTACGGATCTTAGTACGTATTCTATCTTAGCTTCAATATCAGTCCCAGAAACAAACCCAGCTTCTACTCCACCTTGATTGCTAACAATAGCAAATACCTTAACACCGTTCTCCTGCATGAGGTCAAGAGCCTTATTCACCACATCCATCTTAATCCTCATATCTGTCAAGTCTGTAGCGAACGTATTCCCAGAAGCGGTTTCTATAAGCGTCCCGTCAAAATCGAATAGTAGTATTCTTTTGTTTTTAATATCTACATCGTTCATCATTTTTCACTCCTACTCTTTTTTATTACCCTAAACTGAAGACGGAATAGATTACTGTCTTCTTTTATAATATCATACACAGCATAAGAATTTTCTCCTATATCCCATCCAAGATAATCGAGCAGGTCTTTTAAGTAAATCCTCTTGTATTTTACACCAAGGTTATTTACCTTAAACGATCTCTCGTCTTCAACATCAGAAGCAGCCAGATAAAAGACCGTATTTTCAACTCCTTCAAATATCTTCCCTTCTTCTAAGCCGATAACAACCGCATCCGTTACCCCCATCCAATTCAAATTATCGACAGAGATAGTCATTATCTTACTTTTGCTAATTGACAACTTCCGGATCTTGCTTTCTTTAGTTTTAGATCCCAAAAAATCCTTACTGTTAAAAAAATCTACTTTCATGGTTATAATATTTTATATTTATGTTGCAAACATACATAATAAATAATCAGCGAAGAAATAAATAGGATTAAAATATGATAAAAAACCATAGCGCTACGTATTTAATAAAAATAAATCAATGACGTAAGATAATAAAAATAATCGTATATTTGTCGGTATCTTAATCAATTAAAAATAAATGTCATGGAAGAAGTGAAAATAGGTTTTGTAACCTTCAATCCGGGATCAGGTGACGGTGATCAGGCGGTTACCGTATCAGGTGAAAAATACGAAGGTCGTGTACAGCGTACGTTACAAGTAGAATTTGGTGCCGAATCCGGGGATGTTAAGAAAACTGCTACCATCAACCAAGCTGCGGCAGCTGAGTTTGTAAAAATAGATCCTACTGCATCCGTAGGGAAAGAAGGTGGTACTGTAACGGTCAACGGTACAAGTAACTCAACTAAATTAACGTTCTCTCTAACTCCGGACGGGACTCATCCTCTGGCGTTGGAAATACCTACCAGTTATCAGGCGGCAGGCAAGGCTACCAGAAACGGCGCTGTTATTGCCGACGACCCTGGTGCAACAGGGGGCTTTGCTTTCAGTATCGTATTCTCCGGTATTGCAGCGAACACTAATATAAACGATCTGGTAAATACTCTTAAGGTTACGGCCGCTGGTGGTCAAACAGCTAATACGGTTATTACCCAGACAGCAGGTGATCCGTTCTTGGAAATAGACAAGGAGGTAATCAACTTGAATGCAAACGGTGCTCCTCAGACTATCAATGTTAATGCTAACATCAGGTGGACTATCACACAAGCTGTTTCTAAGTTGGTAAGGACAGTAATGAAATAACAATTACTTACAGAAAAAGAAAAGGGGCGCCTATTTAGCGCCCCTTTTTTCTATGCATTGTATGTAGTATTTATCTTTTTGCCTACTGACAAAAACCTTTTTTAAAATCATCTGTTTTCTGATATGGACTCTTTTCCCGTCATCTAATTCCCTCCATATTTCATTAAAGATCAAATCTATTAATTCCATAACCTTCTTATCAGAGACAAGATTCTTTCTACCGGGGCTAACCCATCCGTCATCAGTCATCTTACCGGCTATCCTATTAGCTATCCTGCTTAATTCACGTGGGGTACTCATTTTAATTTGTTTTTAAATATTCTACCTTTTTCGCACTGAAGTATGCAGTCCCTCATGGGATGATCTTGTTCGTGATCGTCACACATCGGAAATTCTTTTCCATAGGGGAAAGCGATGTGCGGGCACTGCGCCCTGAACGCATCCCAGGCCGACTTCCTCACAGCCTCAGCTCCGGCACGCACGCCTTTCTCTCTTTCCTTGGCCGGGTCAGCATACACGTTTGAAATAGCTCTTTTCTTCCAAGTAAGCATATTGTAGTAAAACTTATCCACCAGTCTCCTACCCACTACATCAAACTTCTGTCTATGAATTAAAGGTGCGACCTTAACGACGTTCTTCCTATTTTTACTGACATCGACATAAATCAGCCCGGCATAAGACGGAACTTCACTTACGTCAATCATATTAGGCGGACAGGCGTAGTAGAAATAGTTTGGAGGATAGCTTATGACACCACCTACTTTAATAATGCCGTCTTTAAGAACCTTATGTTTTTTATCCTTTTTGAAGTCGTTAAAGAAATCTTGTTTAGACATCTTGACCTCTACTTCATAAGCGTACAATGATCTTGTTATGGCCAGGAAGTCAGATTCCCAATCATATATATGAAGATTGTTAATAACATATCTCATATTCTATTAAATATATTTAAAGTTATTTATCTGTTTTAATACATCCCCTCGGAGACCTTTCGGTCTCCTTGGTAGATGTAAATCCCGTTAGGGATAAGTCAGGATTTCTCCTGTAAGTACCCATCGCCAATGTTATTTAAGGTTTTTCGCAAGCAACACTGTTTCGCAAATACACTACTCCTGTTTAATCACTTACCTTAGAGCTACAGACTTGGGCAAACATCCGTAGGTAACTATCTATTCTCAAATAACGTAGCCTCTGTTTCAAGGCTTAGGCTAATAACCCGATCTCTTAAAGAGATGTATTAAACTTTTATAATAGAATTATATTGGTTTAATACTATTTGGGGTTATACATCGGATTACTTAGCAGATCCCTATTAAGGATCTTAAGCATTTGTTGCTCTGGGTAGTTCATTATCTTACTTTTTTAGAGGCTTGTGGCGGAATCGAACCGCCCTACGAGATTTTGCAGATCCCTGACTAAACCACTCATCCAACAAGCCATGTAGCCCAACCGGGAGTCGAACCCGGAACTAAAGTTTAGGAAACTTTTGTTATATCCGTTTAACTACCAGGCTATTTAATGTTTGCTATGTTCACACACCGCAAACGCCGAGATAATTAACATTTCCACAAAAACTTAATCGTTATCCAAGGAGGATTCGAACCTCCGATAACAGAACCAAAATCTGTTGTGTTACCACTACACCATTGGACAGTGGTCCCGGAGGGATTTGAACCCACGATCTTGCGGTTATGAGCCGCCTGCTTTCACCACTAAGCTACAGGACCTTAAAAATATGCAGGAGCCTTCACAGACGCCTGCATATAACAGCTAAATATTAACCAATAATTATCCTAAAAACTCTCTCAACGCAAAGTTAAGTACTAACCCATAATATGGCAAACATTAAAATATAAAAAGGATTAAAATACCTGCTTCTTTTTTTTCTTCTTCTTTTTAGTGTCTTTTACTCGTTCAGCTTCGTTTTCGGGCTCCACAATGTCACCGGCTTCTTCCTGAATCACATCCGTCTCAGGAACAACATCAGACTTCTCTGACTCAGCCACATCCTTATCTGACTCCTCATCTTTATCCAATTCCGGCTCAGCGACATCGTTTTTGTCTTTACCGATTATACCTATCTGGTAGCCTCTTAATTCTACTTGCATTAATTTCAGCTTCGATTCTAACTCTTGTATTGTTTTGGACCCAACAGAAACCTCGTTTTCCAAATCTCCGATTCTGATCCTGGCTTCAATCAACGCATTTGATTTCTTTTTTAATTCATATGATATACTGTTTTTCTTTTCTTCCAAGTTACTGATTTTGTAATTAGCCTCATCAAGATCGGACTTGACTTTGTCAAGATCAGCCTTGGCCGCATCAAGTTCTTCCGTTTTCTTCTTGACGCTTTTTATCAGCTTTTTCTGATTTTCCTTCAAGGCGTCAATCTTTTCCTTAGACTCAGAAAGATCTTTGCCAATAGATAAAATCTCTTTATCCTTTGAAGCTATATCTGACTTAAGTTCGGAAAGCCTTTCCTTGTAAAAATCAGCCTTATCCTGCATTTCCTCAATTTCTTTTGCAAGATTTTCGGATTTAATAGCTCTCTCCCTGTACATTGACAGCTTGCTGTCTGTGATGAATGTAAAACCTAACATGCTCATTTTCAAAATATTTAAACATTACTTAACTCCAGAACTACCAAGACCTTTTTCTCCACGTTCATTTCCGTCTTCTACCTCAATATCTGTCACCTCTTCCAATACCATTTTGTATTGTGGAACTATTTCCATCTGAGCTATTCGATCGTTTTTATGGATTACGGTCGGTTTTTTATTGATTTTAGTAAGATTAACCATATACTCTCCTTTGTAGGTAAATTCGCATTTACCAGGTGCGTTAGTAACTACCACTCCCTCGTCAAAAGAGAATCCTGATCTTCCTTCTACATTCGCACACCATCCTTCTGGGATATTCAACTTGAAGCCGGTTCCGATTCTAACAGAATAGCCTTGATATAAGGTAATTGATTCAAAATCGGAAGGAACATCTATTTCCACTCCCATATCATTCACCATCTTCACCACTCTATATGCACGAATATCACAACATGCATCGCCATCATATTTGTATTCAGGTACCACGACATCAGGATAAAGTTTCTTAATACCTACCTGCACAGTCTTCTGATAACCTGGAGTCAAATAAGATTCAGGTATTTTATTAACGACCTTATCTTCTTTTTTATGTTTGTTGTTCTTTTCAGAAACAGTATCCTTCTTGCTATCTTCTTTTTCAGAAAGAAGTCTTTCAATATCTTCTAACTTGTCCATGATCATATTTTTATAGTACAATAAACAATACCTTCTTTTTTTATATCCTTCGTTGATTCATAGCACTCACGAAAAGTACTTATGTCTGCATCATTAGGATCATCGACCCACTCATCTCCTTGCTTATATTTTTCTCTGGTTTCTGAGTAGATCATACATAATTTATCCCCATGCTTCGCCATAATCCTTTCTTCTGTCACTTTCCTACGAAGTTTAATAAGGGGAAATCTTGCAACTATTTCTACTATCATTCTACACAATCTTTAAAAGCCCAAGAGATGTTATTCTCCTGGGCTGATGTTTATATTAAAATGGAAGGTCTTCTTCTTCCATAGGAGGGAAGTTCGGCATCTGTGCTTGCGGCTGTGGCTGCGTCTGATGCTGAGGCTTGGTGCTCCCTGTAGTAGGTGCCTGGGCAGCAGGCTGAGCCGGCGCCTGATACTGTGCTGGCTGTTGAGCAGGCTGTTGGTAATTCTGATACGGAATAGCACTCGGAACAGACTGAGGTTGTTGAACCTGTTGTGTTGCAGCCGGCTGCTGGGTATAAGTCTGAGGAGTTGCCGGCTCTTGCTGAGTATTTCCCCCTAACTCTAATTTAGCCATTATACCAGCTCTGATATCTTTAATAGAAGCATTGAACCTGTTTGAATATTCAGTAATCTTCTGATAAGTAAAGTTGTTTTGAGCTGAATAATCGAGGCTTTTCTGGCCATCAAATCCTGTAACTTCAACAGGGTCAGGCCAACCATTTACGCCTTTTTTATAAAAACGTTCAACAAGCTGATCATTTTCTCCGTCTACTCCGGCATATGCGATAATAAGTTCCGAAGATCCAAACTCGTCATCTTTCTTCTTCTTAAAGACATTGAAATAAATTTCACGACTGAAATCGATGTTTTCGTAGTATTTTACGAAGCTCTTAACAAAGCCCTTGATATTTCCTTTTTGATTGACGAGAGGTATGGAAATACAATAGTTTTCATTAAGTTCGTAATCTTTTAATACGATAAGGAAATTAGTAACAGTATTTCCATTAGAGAAAGTGCTTGACTTTAACCCGATGTAGTTAATGTATCCAACTACTCCATTATAATACTCTTTCCAATATCCCGCCGGCTGACCGCTATTAGGATTTATGTGCTGAACAAAACCTTCTTTTGGTTCGTTACTTTTTTCATACAAGTTACCATCTGAATTAATATACAGATAATAAGTTGTACCAAAACTTCTGTTTTCTCTAAAAGCCATATTATTATTTTTTTATAGATTATACAATGTTTGATTTAAGACGTATGTTGATTCGTATTTAGGATTGAACATCTTTATCATCTTATACTGATCAGACCAATCCATGACAACATCTCCTTTTATAAGTGATTTTACGGAAGACAGTATATTTTCCTTACCGATAGAAAAATTAAAACACGGGCCTTCAAGCGCATTCAAAGGCATTGATTCCATTATCTTTTTTCTATTTCCAAAATCCTCAGACATTACTGTTATGCCGCTTTCTTTATCTACCTTAACATTGACAACATTATCCACTAAAGTCATAGAATTAAGAACAGATATAAGCAAATCCCTGTCGAACTTAACCCTTGAAGATTTTTCGAATTTATTACATACGTATTCGTAGTTAGGATACTGTTGTTCTACGTTCATATCCGATATAATTACATTATCAAAGCATAAGAACGTCCTAACGCCATCTGTGGAAATACTGATCTCCGTATCCTTATCAGACAGAAAGCGGTATAAGATGGAAGCCGCGACCTCACTTAACATAATCGACCTTTCTTCTACTGCATTAGCATACTCTTTCCTGTTTATAAACAGACGGAACATATCAGTAGAAACAATGTCAATATAGTCTTTCTTCACATTAAGAAGAATCGAGCATATAGCCGGTCTAAATTCATCCGATCCAACAAACGCAAAAGATCTTTTCATAGACTGAATGAAAGACGAGCTCATAACACGAATACCATCACCTACAGGATAAAAGAAATCAGGGAAAGCCTTATCCTCAATCCAAGTAGAAGAAAAAGATCCTCTATCGTATTTAAAAACGATACTGTAATCATTTTTAATCTCTATCTCTATATCCTGGTTATGATTTTTAAAAAACGAAATAAGAGTCCCGGCATCTACTAAAAGAGAAAACTTATGGTCACAAGAAACATCAGTATTCACATCAAAAATATCATCCGTATATGTTATACGTTCGTTCATGGCTTGTATCCGGATATGATCAAAATATAAAGTAATTTTTATATTCGATGTGACACAATCCTTTAAAACCTTATCAAGCATCTTTGAAATGTTTGAAAGTTTCTCATTCATTAGTATGCCAGGAACTCTTACTTTCATTTTTTAAAACTTACGATTATGACTATCTAACACTGCAAATGTATTATTTTAAAATCTAATTACGAATTAATTGGATTTAAAATGATTTAAAATAGATTAAATGGTTCTTCTTGCTGCCTCTGCTATAAGCATCGCATCAACTATACCGTCATGGGCGGTCTTACATCTTTCGTTTTTAACGAACGTATCGTTTGGCCACAGCCTTTTAGCGCAAGCCAATGACGTTTTCTTAGTATTCACCTTACTGACCTCCATGACCTTATCAGGATGCGTCCAAACCAATTTCTGCCATGTTTTAGGGGCTATGAAATTAACGGAGCAACTTATGTCCGTAAATGCCATGCAAAGGGACAGGAACAGCCCATGTAGCTGGCCTTTGTTCTCCATGAGGGAGGCTGTAGAGGACGTGCTGACCCCGTACAGTGCGTGGACATCCTCTATGACAAATACTACCCTATCAGGATTGTTTTCTACGATCGTATCCAGGCAAAAAACATATTCTTTAGTCAAGTCTACCGGCCCTGAAGCTGATATTCTTGGAGTGGAGATTCTTGATATTAGTTTGCTGTCTTGATCGATGCAGGCTATAGCTCCATCTTTTCCTGGATCTGCTGCTATATATAACACCATAACGCACTAATTTAAATTCATGTCAATTTTGCCAATGTTGTCATCATCGTCAAAACCTCCATTGTCAGTAAGTTCGTAATCAATAGCCACAGCGCCGTTGCTAAGGATGTAAAAACCTTTAAACATCTTTCCTATTTCAATAGGATACACGACATTTACGTCCCTTCCAATATCCTCAAACGGCATAGCGATATCTTCTGTTTTAGCTTCCTTTTGTTTTGCTAATACACCAACGGGTATATTTTTACCTTTTATAGATGCGTATGTAACCATATACAGAACATCGTTATTAACAAACGCCCTATCACTGCTTACCTTATCCAAGCTGACATATATAATATGTTTTATAAAACTATTGATATCTCCACATATGTTAATAGCTTTTACTTCTTTAGGAATAACGACTTCCACTTCTTCTGGTTTTATATTTTTCTTTTTCATTGCATTAATCTTTTTGTGTTTTGTTTTACTTCTTCAACAAGATCCTGATCTTTCATCATTTCCTGCTTAAGTTTCTCATTATCCTTAATTCTTTTCACCCTATCGGCAAGAATCTTCTTATATTTCTTATCCGATATTTTAATAAACCAAGGACAGTTCCTTGATGGAATCCTTTTACATGGATAATCAGTGAGACCGTTCGGTCCAAACTGCTCGCATCGGTTACATTTTTCTTCGCCTGTCATTACACTATATTTTAGGGAAACATTCTTCAAGTTCTCTATAAGAACATTCTACTACAACAGAATCTCCTTTAGGTAGAAATACCAAAATAGAATCTATAGAAAAAACGCTATCCACTTTTCTTACAAGTTGGCCATGTTTGTAAGAAGACATGACCAACCTGATTCCATATGAATCCGAATAAGATCCTTTCCTACATGGAAGTATGTTTTCAACAACATAATCAAAACCTCCGACATTAACTTCATCTCCGGCATTGATTTCCATTACAGGAACCATTTTAACTCTACGATCTATGCTTATTTTCATTTAGCGACTTCGAATTTTATTTGCTCCTTTGGTTCATAATTCCATACCTCAAAATCATCAGCTACAAAATCATAAAACCCTTTCCCTTCCATACGAGACGAGATAGTAACCTGCGGAACCGGGCCGAAGAGAGAGCGACGAAGTAGCTCGTTTGCCTGTTCTTCGTGACGGTCATACACATGCATATCTTGGATGAAATGAGTGAAAACTGCGGGCCTTAACCCGGCGTCATGAGCGAACATCATCATAAGTGCAGCGTACTGTGCTACATTCCATAGGCCGGCAACAATAGCATCCTGGCTGCGCTGATAAAGCGTCATATACAACTCATCTCCTTTAACAGATAAATTTACCTGAAACGCACATTCTTGAAGAGGTTTTAGTCCATTGGTTTCAGGATCAAACATAGATGCTACGATCCTTCTTGATGAACGATCATTCTTGAGTGACCAAAGAATGAAGTCTGTTTGGTTAAGAAAACCGTAAAGACCATCATGGATGTCTATCATACCCTCTGGAGCTTTTCCGGTTCCCATATAAACATGTCTGTTCACCATATCTCCATAACATCCTTCGATCTTTCCATTATCATCAGCCCACTGATCCCATATATGAAGACCAAGATCTTTGATATCTACCGATCTTTTTTGCCAAATCCACAAAATTTCTTTTATGGAGTTTTTAAGATTAGTAGGTCTAAGCGAGCCAAGAGGAAATTCCCGGCGAAGATCGCACTGGTTGCATACTTGCAGGATACGCTTCACCTTTACGCCTGTCCCGTCACCGTAGACCGGTCGCCTTACCTCTTCCCATGGCTGGCTCATTATAAGAGCCAAATTGTCTTGAAATATTTTATCTACTCTTGCCATATTCTTATTAGGTACTTATATACTATAGTATCACCATCTCAAGGTTATGCCAACAAACAAGGATCATTGAAAATTCTAAGAGGAATGGTTATAAAGACGATTAATTTCTTCTTGTTCTAAACACGGACCACCTACAACTTTCTCTGTCGCTTTTCTTTGTCTAACAAAATCTTCAGCTTCGGAAAAAGTTGTAGCATAAATATATCCGCCATACTTTTCTCCATTGATTTCAAATTCTGTCACAAACTTCTTTTGTTTTTCTTCTTTTGTTTCCATAACTGTAATTTTTAAAAGCAAATAATTGATTGATTTATAAAAAGAAATAAAGCGGTGATAAACTAAGTTACCTTAACCAACTACCATCCAATCATCAGCCAACATATCTGATTGAGAAGCTAACCATCCATTTACAATATTATCGTTAGCATCTTTCATGCACAGATAAGAACAAAATTTAATCATGTTGGTTTCATCTATGTCATAATAATCGTTTACGTATTTTTTAAACGAATCCGGCAATGACTTTACTTTATTAACTATCATATCAGTAGACAACCAATCTTCCGGTCGCTGGAATACGAACATTCCTTTACCATTCCATCCTGAACGAGCAATTAACTTACCTTCTTTTACTGCCTCTAAAGCTTCTCCAAATTTCATAACTATATTTTTTTTTATAAATTAAACTCTGCAAAATCTATTTCAGATCCGGTTGACAAATTAATCATTGACTTTTCAAGCTCTTCCATTGGAACCGGTTTCACAATACCTCCATTACCAAGAGTCCTTTTATAGAAGTTTATCACCACCTGATCGCTGGTTTTTACCGTCTTAGGAATAGGTTGACGAAGATATAATCCATCAAGAGACTTTACTCTTGAAAGAGCCGTATATAGCTGTCCTGTTTCAAAAGAATTAGATACGTCCATCATAGCCGCATCCAATGTCAGGCCTTGGGCTTTATGGATCGTGATAGAATAACCTATTTTTATAGGATACTGAATAATAGCTCCTACTACTTCAGATTCTATCTTATATCCGTTTCTTACGTATTTTACTTTCTCAAACGAACATGGTGTTATAACAACCTTAGTATGCTCATCATCTTTCGGTTTATCAAGGACTACTTCAATCTCACCCTTTTTTATAGATAATACAGTACCAAGAGAGCCATTGAAGTACTCTCCTCCATTTCTTGTTATCATAACTCTTGATCCTTCTTTCAAGAAAAGAGTTTTTTCAACCGGAGCATCTTTAGGATAATCACCGTTTATAACAGCTTCTAATTTTCTTAAAGAGCCTGGTAACGATGATATTCTCATTTCGTTAATAGCCGTAGCTTTTGAGTTGGTAGTTACAATCTCAACATATCCTTGATTATTATCAGACTGAATACATCTGCTGTTTATTGTATCAAATACATCATCATCCATCTGCCCTTCACGCACCTTATTAAGGACACTAATAAACTTCTCATCTTTCTGACGGTATATTTTTTCAAAAGAAACCATTTCCATACCAGAAGCCATTAGAGACTTGGAGCTAAAGAAGTAAGATGTATCGTATATTTCTCTAAAAAAATCCTCCTTAATTACTGGCGGAAGTTGAAATAAATCACCTACCATAATAAGTTTCACGCCGCCAAACGGGTCCTTGTCTCCTCTTGCATGACGAAGTATATCAGCTACGTTGTCAAGAAGATCAGGGCGAACCATAGAAATCTCGTCTATGATAAGATACTTTATATTCTGTAAAATCTTTTCCGAACCTCCGTTGAATTTATATTCGCAGTTATCCATAAACGCGCATTTTCGTATTTCAGGTATATACGGCTGCATTCCTATTCTAAAAAATGAATGAATGGTTTGACCACCTGCATTAACAGCAGCAACACCTGTAGGAGCTACAACAACCGCATTTTTTAATGCCGGTATAATACGCTTAAGGAACGTTGTTTTTCCACTTCCTCCTTTACCGGTTATAAACAGCGGTTTTGGTGACTTACAAATAGACTTAATAGCCTTTCCTTGTGCGACATTACCTTCGGACATAACTGAACGAAGAACGCACTCCATGATTTTTTTGTCGTAACTTATAGCCATCTTTTTTCTGATTTTGTTCTACAAAACAAAAGTATGAAAATAAAATAAAACCTAAAATATAAAATGAATTAATTAGGATTAAAAAGAAATAATAAGTTGGATAAGTAGTTTTAGATCAGACAGTAATATGATTTCGTATAGATATGGTTATGGCATAGTGGTGGCTAACGGGTGTTTCCGTCGATGTTCTACGAGATTATCGTTTTTCGGCTCTGTCGGCGACCAATGACATACCCCCACGCCTAAAGGCAGTGGGATTCTTGGATACAAACGCAAGAAACCCCGATATTGCTATCGCTGGAATTACTCTTGCTCTCCAATTCGGAAATGCCCTTCCGAAGTATATTACGGGCTGCAAGAATATCACGGTCGTTGACTGCGCCGCACACTGGGCACACCTACGTGCGGTCGCGTAACGACAGCCCTTTATTAATGCAGCCACATTCGCAAGTTTTGGAAGAAGGATACCATTTGTCAATCTTGTGTACCGTTACTCCATACTTTGAAGCAACATACGTAAGTTTGTTAATAAAAGAAGAATGACTGAGGTCAGAAACTTTCTTTCCCCACAAACGTTTCATTCCTTCAATGTTTAGATCTTCAATAAAAATATAATCATACTGTTTGCATAACTGATGAGCTAATTTCCATTGAAAATCTGATCGAAGATCGTTTATTTTACGATACGTTTGTTGGAGTTCAAACAGTCTCCTTCTTCTATTGTTAGATCCTTTCTTTGCATTAGAAAGCCGTTTGTTTAGTTTTCTAATCTTGTTTTGATATTGTTTAAAGAATAATGGAGAATCGATTTTGCTACCATCGCTTTTAGTCAAATAAGTTTTCAGACCAAAATCCAATCCTACAGATGCACCATCATGTGTCTTTCTATAGGAGTTTGAATGATTATGGTCTGTAACTATAATCAAACTAAAACGTGAACAGGTTTCTCTAACTATTCTAATTTGTTTAACATTACCTTCGTAGACTCTACTATATGAAAATCTAAATCGTTTCTTTCCTTTATTAATTGTTAGACAATTTCCATTCAGAGTAAACCCACCTTGTCTAAAAACAAAAGAGTTAAAACAATCAGCTCTTTTAAACTTAGGAGGTCGTTTAGCCAACTTCTTAAAGAAACGATTGTAAGATTCATCCAGTCGTTCAAGTATTTCTTGTGTTGTTTGAGAATGAAGTAAGTTTCTCCTAATCCTTTTGGCAAAATGCTTCTTCATCTTACCAACTGAGATATATTTCCCAAACAGTTTGTAATACCTACGTTGTAGAGCTAACGCATGATTCCATACAAAACAACATTCACGAAGCATCTTGTCCAGATACTTCGTTTTCTTTGAATGGTATATGTTGTATTTGTATGAAATCATTTTAATTAAACTTATAACACAAATATCGTAATATCTTTTGGATATACATCAAAATCAATTACTAAAAAAATACATATATGAATATCCTACTTAAAAGTATGAGCTTTACGGAAGATCGCAATTCTATTCTAACATATCATTTCAATAATCATATCATCTTTATTTTTAGGCATTACCATATTAACAACATGCCCCAATACGGAGTAAGACCATTGCCTATATTTTCGAATAAGTTTTCGAACAAAGAACTCGTCATAATCCTCCTCCATATCATATATGGCACATTCTTCTAATATTTGTTCCTTTTTTATATTAAGAAACAATAATGCTTCTCTTATATAATCCCTTATTCTTCTAAATTTCAAATCATCTCCAAATTTCCTAAATATCAAATCCTTAATTTTAATAAGTAGATTTATCTTAAATCTTCCATCTTTGGTCATAAACTTCCTCACCCCCTTTCTCTTCTTTAGGTTTTGAAGAATAAATTCAGCTACAGCACATACCTTCGATTTCGTCCTCTCCTTTCTTGCTGTATCACATCTTCTCTCTCCCCTTACTTTTTTAACACAACGAAACCTGGTTTTACTAACAAACATATCTCGATATTTCTCTCTGGCATTCTTGAGATATCTTGCGTACCCTATTCTTTTTACTTCCCTTATCTCACTTATGACAACATTTGTTATATAATTAAGATCCTCTATGTGAGTAGTTGTAATACCAAAATATGTCACTCTGAAAAAATAAACAATACCAGACGCTAACTTATCATAATCTACTTGAATGCTTGAAAACGGGTTTGCATTGGCTAAAATATACGCTACTGTTTGCATCTTGAACATCCAATACATATTGGAAGGAGCCTCCCATACACCAGTCTCTTCAAACTTTTTAATTCTATCTTTATGCCACTCATCTCTGGCATATTTAGGAATACCAGGAAAAATTAATGAGTTTTTAGACTGTCTGATAGCCATCTTCCCTTCCGATACCTGACGAGCCTCAGAAGGTGTAAGCGAGAAATTTCTCCTTAAAAGCAAAAAATTTGATTCACCATTAATTGTAATTGAAATTATGTCAATATCTTTGTCCATATTTGTTGTTTTTTATTTCTGCAAATATAGCAGAAATAAATATACGATGTATGATACACGTATATTTATTTAAAGCTCCGGTCTGAGATAGATAGGAGCTTTTATTATTGTTGACATTATTTAACATACAAAGTGGTTAGTAATAGTCTCATTTTCAGCAAGTGGCAATTTGGATATATAACATACTTCGTATGTATATAGCAGAAAATAAATTTTCAACTATATAATAGCTTAAATGGATTTAATCTATTTACTTTCGGGAACACTCATGCGGTTCCCGCATTCGTATTCCCTTATCTGTATAATCATTACATTACATATGAATTTATAATAAATATTTCATTTTGTCATCATATGTTCGATTTATCAACATATGATGACAAAATGGATAGTAAAATACAAAATGTTATTACAAACTAATTCCATGAGATAAGCTGGACAGGCGGCAGGCGCAGGGCAGGCTTGTGTCACCGCACCGACAGCCCCGGCAGCAGGGACAGCTTTTCATGTGGAACGATTAACCTTATTATATATATAAAATACGTTAATTTTAAATTTATAAATCCTTAATCCTTATCTTTGTATCAAAACGATAATCTCATGAAAGAAAGTGATAATAAAGATGTTAGTAATAGAGCTTATAGGCTTTTAGTACCTTATTCCAATACGGTAGATATGGCGAAGAAGATACTTCTGTTTTATAACGGATACTTAATGGCTTCCGGCAATGAGAAGAATGTCATAGATGCGAGGCACTTAAATCTTCTTGCCTATTATTTTGTGTTTGGATATTCGTATGAGACGAAGAAGAAGTTTTCTCATTGTTTCAGTACCGATCTTCAATATGTATCGGTTTTGGATACGGAGATGAAGAAGCGTGGTATTTTGATTGACCGTGAAGGGAATTACAGGACCAGGTGTTTGTGCCCGGATATAGAGAACATGCGCCGTCTTTTTGTATTGGAGGGTTCAAGAGATCAATGTGCGTTGGTTTCTTTATTTTACAGAGAAAAAACTTTTGAAGCCGATGGCGAAGAATAATTTCCCTATATCATTTGAGTCACATATTATAGATGATGTGATGGATAAGACCGGGAGCGTTTACGACCGAAACCAAATACGTGACGTTTTTAGAGCCAGTATTTCTTATGCTAATAACTTATGTACGTACACAGATAACGTGTCTGTATCGTTCCCGTATGTAGGCGATATGGTTTGTAACCTTCATGAGATGGAGAGGCGCAAACACAATCTTGAGCGTCTTAAATCCAAGGTAGAAAAATTATCTAAGTATCAGGAAAAAGAACTTCAGTGCCTTGATATTAAGATAAGGATGATAAAGGATGCTTATGACTCAGGTGAGATAAAAGGTGGGGATATGTTGATAAAACACAACAAATTATCTATCTTTAAATCTCGTAAGGGTCATAGTTTTAGTGAAATACAAAATATTCAAGAACAGGAATTTAACAGATAAGTCATGAAAAAAATTTTGCAAGCGGAAGTTATATACGATGCTTTTATGGATACGATATTAAAAAAACTTCCAAGAAAAAAAGAAGATTATCCTGATTGGTACAAGGAACGTCTTGAAAAGTGTGAAGGATGTAAATTCAATACCAAGAACGTCCCTAACTCTATGCTTCCTCTTTCTTTGTACGTAAGCAAGAAAATAGGTAAAAGTCGTTGTTCGGTATGTACGTGCTTCATCAAGCAGAAGGCCTGGAGCAAGACAGAGGAGTGTGCGCTTGGGGAGGGGCTTCCCCGTCCTTCGTGGATGGATCGTCAGTATTCTATTGATTTTTATGATGAGAAGTCAAGATGGAACAGGTTAGAACTTATTACAATGGATTCTGATGAATTTAATGTTATTTCTACAGATGACAAGCAATACAATATTGACCTCTCTAAAGACGGTAAATCATTTGAAATCATTTTCGAACCAGTAGAAAAAGGAAATAGTATAAGGTTTTCATTCGTTCTTGAGTCGAAGCATGATATGAAGATAACAGCATCAGAGACATCTTGTGGTTGTACGTCATCTAATTTGAATATCATTGACTCACGTCACTTTAAGTTCAATATAGAGATACATACAGCAGGATTTGGAATAGGAAGATTCGTAAAGCACATGACTGTTCACTATCAAAAAGATGGGTCTCAAAAAGAGGAAAAAATTCCGTTTAATTTTGAAGGTACTATAATTCAAAAAAGTTAAGTTATGGGTGGATGTGGTAAAGCAAGGCATTTACAATGCGAGGATAAAAGGAAGTCCTTATTTTCTATGTTGCAGGCATCTTGTGACGATCTCCCCGATTATTCTGCCGGAGATATTCTCTATGCCGTACTTAGATCTTTTGCAAAGAAAAGAGGATTGTCTGTTTCTTTTTTAAGGACGTTGACAGACAGCGAGCTTTTTGAAGTGGCTGATTATAATTTATCAATGGAGTTGATGGACGTTATTATTCATGATAGAAAGGTTATTGACAATGAAGAAGATTGATTTTGATTCAGATATAAAGCATCTTATTTCTTATTACAACCATTTACTGTCTGCGCAAGACGAGGTGGGAGAGGATATGGAAGAGCTAACCAAGGATATCATTAGGAAGAAGGATGAGGAAAACGACATAGAGTTAGAAGACTTTATTGATTTGGAGGAAAAGTCGTTTATGACCAACTTGTATCAACAAGAGATAATGAAAGTATCTTCCTCTGTCAAGACCGTCTACAGGTTGTCTATTAACGCCGGTCATGATCTTAATATAGATGATGACAGCAAGAAGGTTCTTGATAGGATAGTAAACGACGGAGAATCAGATTTTATTATGTACGTTGACAATAATACTGATTCTGTTATGTTCAAGGAAGAATCTGTTGAGGAAGGAATAAAAAACATGTGCAAGTATCGTGTTGATCCATCTTCTCTTGAAGACAGGTTTAATATTCTTAAGTCTCAGTATGAGGCTTTTTTAAAAATTATCAACAATGAAAGCAAGAAAGCCGACTAACGATGATGTCTCTTACGTAGATCGAAAACTTCTTGTGCTAAGGGATCAGATAGATAAAGCTGAACGTTATCTATCTGAAAACCCTTGGGATAAAATAGAAGATTCTGATAAGAGGGAGAAAGAATTTAGGTTTCAAAAAAGCTTGTCTGATAGCTTAATGCAATGGACTGAATCTTATATTAAGATGTGTGGGATAATGGATGTCTATAATCAGCTTGAGGCTGCCAAAAACAAGAAAAGTCTAAAAGGAGGACAAACAGTATCAGGTATTCAGTCTTTTGTCAAGAATGAAGCTAAGAACAAGCTCGATAAATAGTTTTGTCATGAATTTTAACAGTAAAGAACTTTATATAAATATGGGTAACGATATCCCGTTATGGAATGACCTGTATTCTTATGAAGAGCAAGACGATGATGTCAAGCAATTCTGGGAGAATGAGGCTATGAAACTCCTTAACGGTGTTACCATAAATGGGGTATTTATACATCCTTGGCTATATTGGCATATCAATTTCTGGAAGATGATGATTGACGTAGGAGATGATCGTATTCCTGGAAATTCTCAGCTTCGTGATAATGAATGGATGTTTGCCGAATTTCTAAAGCAGGCTGAAGAAGAGAATAAAGGAATATTCATGTTCGGGTGCCGTCGTTTTGGAAAAGCCCTTCTTGATTCTGAGATACTTTATCTTGAGGACCGGGAAAAGATGATAGGAAATATTGTTGTAGGGGATAAGATATATGACGATAAAGGGAATTTGGTAGAGATCGTAGGTGTCTACCCTCAAGGAAAAGTAACTACCTACAGAGTCGTATTCGAAGACGGTCGTAATGTTATTTGCTGCGGTAATCATCAATGGCGTGTCAATCATGGAGGAAAATGGCATGTTAGGAGTCTTAGAGCCATAGCCGGATTGGATTATAAGAGTATGTCTATTCCAGTAGGCGAGGCCCTGAACTACCCTACGGCAAAGCTGCCGGTTCCGCCGTCGGCCTACGCCTCGATGCTGGCGGCTTATCTCGGTGGCTATAGTGGGGATATGTTTTTCGATAAATACATTTGTAAGAAATTTCTAAGATCATCCATAGATCAAAAGAAAGATTTTATAGAAAACTTCATTTGTTCTTTCAGAAATGTAGTAACCGGAGAAGAAGAGCTTACGTTGTCTCATATTGACATGGATGTCATAAATTTTGCACAACGTATGTTTTGGGCTTCAGGTTGGTATGCTAAATTGGAGGGGAACAAACTTATACTATCAAGGAATCGTAAGGAATTAAAAATAAGATCCATATCAATATACGGAAAGGAACATGCCACCTGTATAACCGTTGATAATGATTCTCATTTATTTTTGACCACCAATTACGTCGTTACTCACAATACGGCTATAATGAGCTCCCTACTGGCTCGTAATGCTACAATGACATACAATTTGACGCATAATGTTATTGGAGCAAGTAAAGAAGACCTTGCCAATATGGGAGAGTATCTTGAGTTTGGACTTGATAATCTTCCTCCTTATCTTGCTATAAACAGGACCGGTAACGACTGGACTAAAGAAGTTGTTTTAGGTACAAGAAACATCAATAACCAACGTGATGTTCATGCCAGAATAAGAATCACCAACGTTGATGATGGAAAGACGCGAGGCTCATTGAAGACCGCAGGTGGAACTCCATATACGTCTATATATGATGAGGTAGGTAAATTTCCGGTGCTTGGAGCATGGCTTGCCGGTAGGCCGGCTCATATGATGCATGGTAGAATGAGGGGCGTTTGTCTTATGGCTGGATGTTGTTGTGCTGGAACCATAGTATATAAATCAAATGGTGAGCCATGCCGAATAGAGGATTTGAAGCAAGAGGATGGAATAGTAGGATTCGATAATGTATCATCAAAAGCTGTAAGTCAAGACATAACATGGATGAAACCTCCTGCCGAGAAAGAGTGTTACAGAATAACAACGAAAAGAGGAAGGGTGCTTGAATGCAGTGGGGATCATCCCATATTGACTGTTATAAAGAAAAGAAGTGGTGAATTTAGGTATTTTGGGGCTGACTTCAGAAGAGCTGACTCTCTTAGAGTTGGTCGTAAAATATGTGTATCGGATGGTGTGGATATATGGGGAGATAAAAAAATGTTTGATCCATATCTTGTTGGTATTCTAATAGGGGATGGGAGCTATGGTTTTGATAAGACTCCTGTCGTGTCTACCAGTGATAATGAGGTGTATGATTATATACGATCTAAATATGAGTGTTGTATAGAGAAACAGTATAAGACTAAGAACGGAAAAGACTATAGGGAAATAAGAATAAAAGGTATATGCCATGAGTTAAGGGAACTTGGTATATATGGTCAGACTAAAAAAAACAAAACACTTCCTTTAAATATACATTTATATAGAAGGGAGGATGTTATTATGATGATTAGGGGGTATTTTGATGCTGATGCTACTTTTTGTTCTAATAATGATAAAAGACATCATCGTATAAGTGTAGGATCTTGTAATAAACATCTTCTTGAAGAAATAAAGGATGTTCTTTTTAAATTTGGAATACATAGTACTATTTCTTATAGCCCATCTAAAAATCCAGCAGATAGATCTATTATTCTTGATTCATATGTATGTAATATATTGGATAAATTATCCATGTTTAAATATTGTAATATAATTGGAACAGATATAGGATATAGAAGAGAAAAACTTGATTCTATAAGGGAATTTAGTTCTAATTTTAGCACATTTGGTTCTTTTAGGTCAAAATATTTAGATGGAGTGATAATAGAAAGGATAGATAAGATAGAGTATATAGGAATTAAGCCTGTTTACAATCTCACTGCATCAGATACTCACACTTATATAGCAAATGGTATTATAACTCATAATACCGGAGGTAATGTAGAAAAGTCTCAAGATGCCCAGAAAATCATGAACTCTCCGGACGAATATGGATTCATTATAATGAATTATGATATTCTGAATAAGAGAGTTATTAAACCAACATGGCGTATATGTAAATCCGGATGCTTTGTTCCTGCCCAGATGTCTCATGCGTATGAAAAGACAGAAACTACTCTTGATAAGTATCTTGGAGTAGAGAGTGCTCCCGGTCTTAAGAAGATAAAAATAAAAGTTTCAGACTTTGATAAAAATACTGGAATAATAAAATCACGTCTTGACGAACTTGTCAAAAAGGATAGAGCTTTATACGTCCAGGAACGAATGGCATTCCCTTTGTCTATAGATGATTGTTTCCTTAATACGAACGTAAATAGGTTCCCTGTAGAAGATGCGTTGAAGCACAAAAGCCGTCTTCTTGAAGAAGGTAGGCCTGGTAAAACAGTAGATATTTATCAGATAGACGGCATGAAAATGGGGTGTAATTTTAGTGATAAGCAGCTTGCTGATTATCCGTTTCAAGGTGGTAACATAGATTCTCCTGTTGTTATATATGAGGATCCACCAGAAGAAGGAGGTGTTTTTGATTACACTTATGTCTCATCGCTCGACCCATATAAATCTGACAAGGCTGATACTGATTCTGTTGGTTCGTTTTATGTACTTAAAAGATATGTAAAAATCAACGATCCATTTGCTTATTGCATAGTAGCATCATACGCATCACGTCCTCCATCTTCTGATGATTTTTGTAGGAATTGTGAAATACTTCAAGAAGCGTATGGGGCCAAGTGTCTTATGGAGAATGCCGACCGAATGTATGAATTTTATCTTACGAGACGAAATAAGCAGCTTATGTTGCTGGAAGATGGCGAACGTCTTGCCGGTAAGATTATCCGTGCCGGCGCCCGTCAGAACAACAAGCTCGGTTTGGCTCCTACGGTTCCCAATCAGCGCATGCTTTTCAATACCATTATTCAATATTGCTGGGAGGATGTTGTTGTTGGGTATGATGATGATGGTAATGAAATAACACAGAAAGGTATTTACCGTATCCCTGATATAGAACTTCTTGATGAGATCATAGCCTTCGGCCCTGGGACCAACACCGACCGTATCATATCCTTCGGCCACGCTCTTCTTCTGGCTAAGTATTATGATGATATGGGTTACATGCCTGAAAGTACGACTCAGAAGGAGAATCAAAAGAAGAGAGAGCGCAAGAAGATAGAACAGGTCAAAGGATTTACGGTAAGAAGACATAACCCTTACAAAATGAGATAGGTAGAACAATTTACCTATCTTTGTGAAAAAACATATAGCTCATGGAGTATTTTAACAGAGATCAGGCTTTTCCGGCCAGAGGAGTATTTTCAGGGTTGCCGGTGCAGGCTATACCTACTAAGAGAAAAACCAAGGAGTGGTTTAAAGCCACTATGGATTCTCTTGAATTGATTGGTTTGAAGCAGCTTGATGAGAACCAAAAGTTCAAAGATTTTTACAGGATGATGGAAGGGAAGCTGTCATTTATGGAGCTGAAAGATGTAATTCCTTATCTTAAGGATGTTCAGTCTATAAGGGACAATGTAAATATTCCATCATTCTTACGTCATTATGATATAATAGGTACGATCGTAAACGCTTTTGTAGGATGGTTGGGCAACCTTTCTGACAAATATAATGTAGTTGGACTGGATGAATCTGAAGTGAATCAGTATTCTGCCACGAAGGAGAATCTTCTTTATAATTACATTAGAGAGGAATTGGACAGAAGGGTTAGGCAAGAGTTATTAAATAGGGGATTGGATCCGGATTATAATAATTTTGCCAGCGAAGAAGAAAAGCAGGCTTATGCTCAGCAGATACAAGAGGTGAAAGCATCTATGACCCCTCCTGAGATAGAGAACTTCATGAATACAAAATGGAAGACTGCTGAGGTTATATGGGGTTCTCATACGCTTGAAGCAGACAGGGGGCGTTTTTACATGGATGAGATAGACACCGAGAATTTCATTGATTATCTTCTTACCGGTCGTTGCTTTAGAAATTATCATGTAGGATACGACTATTATAAGCCGGAGAGGTGGTCTCCGTTGAATACGTTTTATTCTAAGACATTAGATAGCAAGTATCCTCAATATGGGGATTATATTGGTCGTGTTCATTATTATACTGCCAATGATATTATAGTAAGGTGGGGGCATCTTCTTACGGCAAAAGACAAGCAAAAGCTTATAGGAGGTGCTGATAATTTCAATGGCACTTATAACAATGGTGATAATGGAAGCTATGTAAGTTTATCCAAATCGGCGAGTGTAGGGATGTTATATCAGAATAAGGTAATACCTTGGAAAGGATATAATGATTATGCTTCTATAAAAGCTTATGAGGATTATTACGGTATTCCAGCCGGCACATATACCGGATACGATAGTAATGGCAACGAATATCACAGAACCAGATTCATGCCAAATTTAGAGCATGGTAATTATTATAACCGTGCCCAGAGTTTAAGCGACGAGCATGTTCGTAGTGATTTGTATCAGGTAACTGAATCATATTGGGTATCTCCGGCTCAGGTGTATGTAATTACCTACCAAACTGAAACCGGATTAGTAACTACTGAAATGGTAACCGACGAGCTTCTTCAAGACTTTTTACAGGAAAATGGTATTAAGAAAATTACCAGGACCATGAGTAAGGGAATGGAGAACCCGGAGATTAATACCTATTTCGTAGATTACGTTCCGCAGGTGAGGTACGGAGTTAAGATCAGTGGCGGGGCTCTCGCTCAGGACAACCTGTATCTGGATGGAGAACCTATCGATCACCAGATAAAAGGGGATAGCAATATCTATGACTTTGTTCTACCCGTTGCCGGATATATCGGTACTTCTATGGCTAACAGGATTCAGCCGTATCAAATATTTTATAATTTCTCCATAAATCAGATAAACAATATTCTTGAAAAGGAGATCGGTAAATTCTTCTTAGGGGATATAAATCTGGTTCCAAGTGAATACAAGGATTTGGGTGAAGATGTGGCTGATATATGGGCTAATCTTCTTGATGTAGCTAAGTCTGTAGGTGCTATGACATTAGATACCTCATCTCAAAACACGAAAGGCGGTGTTCCTTTCAACCAGTTTGCCGTCTATGATTTGTCGCAGACAGAGCAGCTTAAAACAAGAATGGAGCTTGCTGAATGGTCGAGGATGAAGTGTTTTGAAATGGTTGGTATCACGCCTCAAGTAATTAACGGCCCCAACAGGTATGAGACTGCCACTGGGGTCCAGCAGGGCGTTACGGCATCTATGTTACAAACACAGATATACTTTGATAACTTCGGTTACTTCAAGAAACGCGCTCTTGATCTTCATCTGGCTGTCGCTCAACAATGCCAGGAAGAAGGAAAGGATATTTCTGTAATGTACACAAAAAGTGATTTAACCAGAGCATTCTTATCTATAGGAACCGACGGTCTTAGTCTAAGGCATCTTGGTGTTCAGGCATTATCTAATTCCAAGAAAAGGGATGAGCTTGAGAAATTTAAAACTTTCATGTTGCAGCTAAATACGGCCGGAGGCGATATTTACGATCTTGCATCTATCTTCACATCAGATTCTATGGTAGAGCTTATACAGAATGCAAGGAATACTCGGGCATACAACGAGCGTCAGATGCAGCAGCAACAACAGAATCAGATGCAGCTTAACCAGCAACAGATACAAGCTGAAGCTGCTGAGAAGGATAAGCAACGTCAGCATGAACTTGCTTTGGAAGACAAGAAAGGTCAATACAGGATACTTCAAGAGAAGATCCAGGCGGCAGGCAGGGCAGCAGACGCCAAGAGCGACGCCACCTCCCTCAACTTCCTGGCTTCTGTTTCAGATCAGACCGTAAGGCAAGCTGATATAGAAAGTAAGGAAAGGATAGAAGATAAGAAAATTGAAAACGATTCCAAACTTCATGATGATGAAATGAGAATGAAAATGGAAGAGTTAAAATTAAAATCCAAAGAGCTTGCTCAACGAGCGAGGGAAGATGCCACCAAAAGGTATGTAGCCGGAATCAATAAGAATTAAGGATTAAATATCCCCAAATTTCATTAGAAAATCTCTAATAAAATTTGGGGATATTTAATTTTTAGTGAAGATTAAACACTTATAAGTTTTTTGTCTGAAATATAGGTATTTAAATATTTTTGCAGTATGGGAAAATTAGAAAAAAATGGAATAGTAGAATTGGACGATATTTTTAGTATCGGTCCGATCGATGATGTTTATAATAGGGAAGAGGATATTCTGCCTATTAATGGTAATGAACCGGCTAAAAAAGATGAGAAGCTTGTAGAAGAAGGTTCTCAAATTAAAGAAGAGCTGGTTGTTGATCCTACTCCTGATCCTAAAGAGGATAAAAAAGGAGAAGAGAATGTAGTTGACGTTAATCAGGATCAGGTAGAGACCCCGGTTGTCAATTACAGAAAAGTATTGGATGCCCTTTCTTCAAGGGGAATCATTCCCGATTTGAAAGATGTGGTGTTTAGCGGTGAAAACGGCGAAGAGATTACTATCAATGATCTTGATTTTAGTAAAGAAGATTCGTTGTGTGATATACTATCTACAGTCCTTGAAAGCCAGAAAGAGGATATTGTTAAGGATAAGATAGATGTTACTTCTGTTTCTGATATTACTAAGAAGCTTATCCAGGCTGATAAGGCCGGCGCGAATATTGTTGATATTCTTAAGCAATATGATACAAATGTCGCTCCTATAGAAAAGCTTGACATTGAAAACAAAGCAGATCAGATAAAGATCGTTCGCCATTATGTTGATCTTCTTGGGTTGCCTAAAGATGAAGCTGATGAGTTTTTCAAAGGCATTATCAATAAAGGAGAAGAGTATGTTGAAGCAAAGGCTATAAAGTACAAGGCTGAGCTTGATAAGAGAATGGATGATATTATCCAGCAACGTACTAAAGAGGCTGCCGAAAAGAAGGCGAAGGATGCAGAAGATTTTAGAAGGTATAAGAAAGACCTTAAGTCTTCTATCCAGGCAAAGTATCAGCTAAATGACACTATGGTATCTAAAGCTCTTGATTTTGCCCTAAAACCTTCTGAATTGAATCCCGGAATTACCAAAGCATTTAATAGGGTAAGGGAGATGATGATGAATCCGGAAGAGGCGCCAGATTTGATTATGTTTCTTATGAACCCAGGAGAGTTCATAAAACAGAAGTCTAATCAAGCTGTAGTTGATGAGAAAAAGAAAATTTATAAGCTCATCAGCCACACGAATAAAGACAAGAGGGTGGCTCCGGTAGATGATAGAGGTGATCAAGTTCAAGGTGTGAAGTTCGATGAAATCAGTATAGATTAAAAATTAAAACATTTTTTCGTTCATGGCTAATGTACTTTTAACAAAAAATTTCCCGGCCACCATGAATGGTGACACGGTGATTGGATATACCGACGCTAAAGTCGTTAAGCAAAGTATCGTAGAACACGATCTTAGCTCTTTAGAAGATTGGTACTACGAAGATCCGGATAAGAACCATCTGGGTATGCTTGAGTTGTTTTCTAACATTATAAACTATCCTCTGCCTATGTATATGGGTATGATCAAACAGGATGCTACTATTACCGTAAATGGTATCAATGGTTCATTCCGTTATGATCTTCCGGTATCAGAAACGTATGAGGTGGTTACAGTAGAAGACACGTCTTTGAAATATGCAAAACCCGGTATTGATGAAAGCTTCTTCGAAATTGTATTGAATGCACAATTTAAACAAGGAGATGTTATTACTTACGATGTGATTAACGGTTGCCAGGCTCTTATCTCTACAGAGCGTCCTCCTAAACAAGAAGGTGAAAACTGGAGATACTGGTGTAAGCTGTGGGGTCGTTCTCGTGCTAAATACTTCCCGAAAGACATGCTTCGCGCTGGTATTAAATACTGGAAGGTAACAAACGTTCTTGGTGAGTTCTCTACTCAGTTCTCTGGTGTAGGAGGTGCTTCTAAGGCCGGTTCTATGACTTGTGAATTTACGCTTGGTGGACACCGTGGTGTTGAAGGTGAAACGACTATGTACGCTGGTATTAAGTCTTTGGCTTATGCGGACGAACGTACACAGAATTTCATCGACAAGGCTTACCAGAAAGTTCGTCAGCTTTCTGAAATCAGAGGAGGTGATGCAAGTTATGCTATCATCGGTTCTCGTCTTGGTGACGGAAGCATTGATATGCGTACAGCTCGTGTAGCCAATACAGTGTCTTTGTTCTGTTTGGCCGAATTGGCTAAGATGGAAGCATACGAACTTATGTTCATGCGCGGAGGTAGAGTCAAGGGTCATAATGGTGTTTTGATGAAAAACGAAGGTTTGTACCATCAACTTCGCCGTGGTTTCGTTATCTCATATGCACGTCCGGGCGGTATCAAGCGTGAACACTTCCTGGCTGCTGCCGACTATATTTTCCGTGGTCGTAGCGATATGCCGATTGAAAATCGTGTAATGAAATTCAAGGTAGGTGCTATGGCTTATAAGAACATCGTTGAAATCTTCCGTGATGAGTTCTTCGCTCAATTAGGTGCTTTGGCTCCTCTTATGGGTACAGAACGTATCATCAATAACCCGGTAACAGGATCAAACGATGCTCTTGAATTAGGACCTGTAAAGATCAAGGGTGTTACTATTCCGGGTATTGGTAAGGTCATTGTAGAACACGAACCTTCTTTGGATTACGTTGATATGGTAGATAGAAGCCAGTTGGTAGACGGTATGACTCCTATCACATCATATTCATGTATTATGGAAGACTTGACCGCTCCTGAATATTCCAATGCATTCGCCGGTATTCCTGCTTCAGCCGAAGCTCGTATTGGTAATATCAACAGCAACGTATTCTACGTTAAGCCTGATATTGGTTCTATGTGGTGGGGTTACGAACAAGGTAGATGGTCATCCAGGGTATCGGCTCAAGAAATTGTATCCAGCCATCCTCGTATGTCAGAACAATTCTGGTGCCACTCTGTATCGGCTTGTTGGGTAAAAGATACCAGCCGGTTCGTAACAATTGAATTGTTACCAAGTTCTTTGTGATCATAACTTTTAATATTAACTTGCGGTCGGCTTTAAAACCGGCCGCAAATTTTGTTTTCATAGGATATATAAAAGATGGGAAAAAAGATTTTTGAAGAAAGCCATGAGTCTAAGAAACTGCTGGCTACCGTAGGAGGAATGAAGATATATTCCGACTCTATTTATGTTATAACAGGTAAGATGGATGAAGAAGCTCCTTCCGGATATCAGGAAAGAGGCATTTCCAAGACTCCTTTCCCTGGGAACAAGACAGTATCTTGTTGTGGATGGGATAAGGATCTTAGGGTGTATGATACCGGTTTCTTTATCAATTCAGCATGTTATAAAGGTTACTCACTTGAAGACAAGAAGAATGAAATGGATATGCGTATTAAGAATATTCGGTATCCGTTTGAAGAAACTGTCAATGAGGACCTGGATCAAAAGAACTTCGATTTCTGGGATTCTTACAGAATTGACTTGTATGATGGTCGTCTGTTCTACACTAATGACGTTCGTGATTTATTTGAGCTGTATATAGCTATTTTATCCAAGTCTCTTACTCCTAAAGAGGAAGACGGTAATCCGATGTATGTCGAATCTTATTATTGTGTAGAAGACAAGACTACGGCCGTAGATATCAGGAAACAACGTCAGATTGACAAGGCTGATATTTTATACGAGTTCATGAATAAGCTGAAAGGCTCCGAGGCTGAAAGGAAAAGCATCTACGATCTGCTTTTGTATCTTGACATCATATACAGCGTAGAGCTTGATCAGAGCATGGTTCAATACATATTCACTAATTGGATTGACGCCAAGAATACAAACGTTGACATGTATAAAGAAGCAAGCTCAAGGTTCTTATCTGACGACGAATCTTCCGAAGGGATGCAGGTGATTAAATTCCATCGTATGATCAGGGAAATGATCGAGGGCCTGGCTGTCACCGTCAACACCGACGGACTGTATCTGAATGGCGAGCTCCTGGGCGCCGACGCCATCTCTGCATCTATGGCTCTTGCTTCCAATAAGTCGATGTTAGAAACTAAGTCACGTGTCCTGGAAGCGTATAATGCTTTAAAGAACAAGCATAAAAAAATAGAAGGCACTAAGTCTGACAAGAATAAAAAGGAAGATGAGAAAGGTTTCGATGTTGATCAATACGCTGACAAAAAATAATAATTTATGAGAATCGTTGATTGTTATCTCCGGGCCTTACAGAAGGCTGAAGAAAACATGACCAACGGTGGTATAAAACTTGACAAGGCACGTTTTGTTCAGCTTTTTAATGACGAACAAAACCGCCTTGTTCGTTATATCCTTGATAAGAAAAATGAAGAGGATATACGTTATATCCAAAAGTTGGTTGTGTATTCGAAAGAACTTGACGAGAGAGGAGATAAAGATAATCCGGAAAGCACTTTATTTTCATTGCCTTCTGATTTCTTCTCTTTTTCAAACATATCAGGCGTATTTACCAAAGGTGAATGCACGGTCACTGATTTTACCATGTGGGAGGCTAAGAACGAAAACCCGCATGAGCTTCTTGCCGACTTTTTTAACAAACCTGATTTTGATTTTAGGGAAACATTCTATACAATAGGCGAAGATTCGGTAAGGGTGTATAAGTCTGGTTTTGATGTAGACACCGTTTACCTTACATATTACCGCTATCCGAAGGAAGTTGACATCGAAGGATATATTAAATCCGATGGTTCTAATTCAACTGATATAGATCCTGAATTAGATGATAAATTAATTGGTATTATCCTTAACATGATTGAAAAGCAATTTGCTTTGAATGAAAGCGAATACGGACGTTATCAAATAGATTCAAACAACGTCCAATCTCCTTTGTAGCAGAAGAAAGGCATATCCTAAATTAAAGATTATCAAAAAGCATTAAGAATTAATTAATTCATAATGCTTTTTGTTGCTTATATGACTATCACTATTTTTGAGACAGATAACAGAATATTAATTTTTAAAATATTATAAGGCTATGGCTATCCATAAACCGTATGACAGACACATTATCTGTCCTCCGCACGCTAAGTTGGCGGACGTAGATTCTTTGTTGCTTCAAGAAGGTCAGATCGCTATCTATGATTTGGATGGTGAGCAGACTAAAGATGGTTTGAAAGCGTTGAAAGACTTGAAAGGATATCGTAAGGACGAACAACGTTTCCAGATCAGAATCGGACGTAATGAGATGGTGAACGACCGTGTATCTGATGATAAATCATTCTCTACACCTACGTTTGCTATTGATGAAATTATAGAAGTGTATGCTTCTGCTCCGAAGAGTAAAGAAATTAAAGTAGATGAAGTTATTTTCGGTTATAACGGAATTGACGACAGTACCGCTATTACAGCAAGAAAAGGCGATCGTATTCCTATCCATATTAAGCTGACAGGACGTTTGTTTGAGCTTCGTGGTTATCCGATGGGTGAGGTGAATATCGATGATTACATCATTTTCGAAAACTGTCCTGGTCGTGAGGATATGTGCTCAGAATGTGATCCTTGCGAAGATGTTGATATTTTGGCTGCTATTCTGAAAACAATCGAACGTATCAAGAATCAGCCGATTGCAGGTGGTGGAAAGGTAGGTGATTTTGTAGAAATCCATCCTATCCATTCTTGCAATGAAATGGAAAAAACTCCGGTGGAAACCGACATGAATTTCTATTGCATGGAAATGTGTGATACCGGTGATGCTTATGCCCTGGCTCAGCTTAAGGCTGCTTATCCTGGTTTGGATATCAAGAGAGTCGGACGTCATCTTTCTACATCTAAATATCAGGTGATGAAAGAAGGTGGTAAGCCTTCTGATTATACTCAAAAGCTGTCTTCTATCATGAAAGGCTGCGAAGAGTGCCCTGACGGATATACTAAGGTAGACGGAGGTTTGATTTATGCCGTAACGTTAGAGGATGATGGTGTTGATCAGTCTACTGTAGTAGAAAGCATTAAGGATGCCGTTAGTAGCACTGCCGAGAAAACAGCAGCCCAAGATGGCGGCGTAGGTATGTACACTGTGGCCGTAAGCAAGAAACTGACGAAGGCTGATATTGATGCATTTGTAGAAACCAATCCGACTGCCACAGTAACGTTCGTTGCTAAAACAGCAGATATGTGTAGCAATCCTACTGTTACTACCGTTAGCTGGGAAGCATGTGGTTCTTGTAAGATTTCGAAAGAAGCTTATGAAATTACGTTGCCGGATGATGAATGTGGTAACAGTGCTAAAGAAGAATTGCAGGCAGCATTCCCGTATCTGACAATCGAAGATTACGGTACACCTGGTGGATGTCAACACAAATTCAAAACAACGGTCGTTACTAACATGGTTTGCGACGAATGCGATAAAATTTTCAAAGACTTCTTCGTATCGAAAGCTCCCGAATCTTATCGTGGACGTAACTGGAAACGTTTGGGTGCCGTAGCAGGAGATCAGTCTATTATTGCAGATCCGATTCCTAAGAACTGCAAATGCGGTATCTTGTTCCGTGGTATTGACTACATGATTTCTCCGTCTGACTGTTTGATTGACCGTCTGACATTCCAGGAAGGATCTGTTCGTATTGCTGTAAATGGCGGTTATCCGGATGAACAGCGCGAGGCTATAAGCACGTACTTCAACCCGATCCACACCGAATACAAACAGCACTGGGCTCCGCGTACTCATCTCGGCGCTGAATTGCTGGATAAGGAACGCGAACAACGTATGTTCTTCGACTTCCGTAAGACTCACCAAGAACTTATGGAACGGATGTTTACCAACGAAGAAACCCGCTTAGACCTGTTGGCTCCGTATGCTGATTATTCAGTAACGTTGAAGCCGGCACGTTACTCTAACGGCTTCGGTAGGGTAATTGATGATCATATTACAGTACACTTCCATGTACCGTATGGCGCTCACGAAGGTATTCAAGACCTTATGGACTTGTTAGCTGCTTCGGCAAATATCAAGCCCTGCAAGATTTGATTTTCCTTTTTTCTATATATCCCAAGGGGGAGGAGGCTGGTCCTCCACCCCCTTTTTTGTAATAAAACAATTTGAAATAAGTTAGTTTCATATGAATGGAGTGGATTTTTTATCCGGTGCCTTTGGTAGGGGCATTGATAAAATAACCAACATAGTTGGAAAATGGGGTTCCTCCCAACCGGTAGATGACAGCAAATCCGGTATAAAAATAGGGGACAAAATCTACCAAGTGGTTGTGTCCTTAAATGGCTGTTATTGGTATCTTGACGAAGAAGGTAAGAAGCATCCTGTTTCTGGTATTCCGGCCACAACCGAATGGGAGTGGATTAACATAGCTAAGAAAGTTATCAAAGATTTCAAAACCTGTTACCGTACACCTGGTGGAAAGGTTGAAGTATGGAGTTGGTGTCTTCTTAACGATCAGATGGATGTTCTTAAAGAAACCCATAGAATTACCGACAGTACCGACATGGATAATCCGGTAGGTAAGGTTCTCACTAAAATACCGGACGAATGGGTTATGATCGACTGCGATCTTCCTGATATGACGGAGCGTGATGTTACGTTTATAAGCAGATGCTACAAGACTCCGAATGGTAAGGTTGAAATAGAAGGTTTGGAAGCTATAGATGATAGACTTAATATCAGGGAATCTATATATACAGTGATACAGTCTACAGATGATAATTTTCAAGCTGGACACGTGTTTAAAATTATTCCTCAAGATTGGACCAGGATGGTATGCGATTTCCCTGATATGACAGAGCGGGATGTTACTTATGTTCTGGAATGCTATACTACTCCAGGGGGTAAGGTTCAGGTAGAAGGTCTTAGGGCTGTAGATAACATACTTGGTGTAAGAGAATCTATTTTTACTGTTGTTCAAACAACAGATGATAGTATCCCTGTTGGAACTACCGTTGAAGTGATTCCAGATGATTGGGTAAGAATGGTCTGTGATTTTCCCGATATGACAGATCGTGAAATAGTGTATGTGGATGAATGTTATTATACTGGTAATGGCAAGGTTAATCTGAATGGATATCAGTCGGTAGATGCTGTTCTTGGAGTAAGGGAACAATATTATTATATAGCCAAAACGACTGATGTAAATTATCCACAATGGAATAGAATAGATCGTATTCCTAACGACTGGACAAGAACAGATTGCGATTTCCCTGATATGACTGAAAGGCATGTTATTACAGTAAACGAATGTTATGCTACTCCTGGAGGAAAGGTTCACATGGGCGGATATAGAGCGGTGGATAGTATTCTTGGTCTTAGGGCCGAATATCTGTTTGTTATCGAGACTACTGATTCGGATATACCAAGAGGAGAAACAATGACTTCCATTCCTGAGAATTGGAATAAAATTATATGTGATTTTCCGGATGCTACTACAAGTGATACTGAAATAGTAGAAAATTGCTATAAGACATTAGATGGTAAAGTTAAATTAAGAACGTACCTAACATTGGATGGTTATGGTCATTTGCGTGAGTCAAGAAATATTATTCTTAAATCTACCGATCCTGCTTATAATATAGGGGCTGAAATAGTAGATATTCCAACTTCATGGTTGAATGCAGAATGTGATTTTCCAGATGCTTCTACAAGTGATTCGGAGGTAGTTGACAACTGCTATCAGACTGAGAATGGGAAGGTCGAGATAAGAACGTTTATGCAAATAGATGGATATGGGAATGTCCGTTCGTCTAAAAGTGTTGTTCTTAAGTCCACAGACAATATGTATCCTATTGGAAATGAAATAGGAGACATACCTTCTAATTTTAAGATGATAGAATGTGATTTCTATTCTAAAACTGAAAGACATATTGTAGGAATAAAAGAATGTTATAGCAGCGATGAAGGAAAGGTGTATGTTGAAGGATATAAGGTCATGGATAATGAGTTGAATGTTGGTAGTGTCAGTCTGACGGTGTTAGAAAGCACGGCGGCCTCCGCACCTGTTGGAACTATCTGGACTAGCATACCATCTGGATTTGTTAAAATTTCTTGTAACTGTAATGGTATTGAGTGATGGAAGGGTGTAAAAAATATTATGCGATAGACATTATCGTAGACGGTAATGTCATCAGAAAGGGTAAATATACAAAAGTATTTACCCCGGTAAGTTATTCCTGGTCAGATTACAACGATATTGAGATAGTTGATCAGAATGAAATAAGAAGATTGGATGCTGCTGCCACAGAAGATAATGAGGTGTCTGAGATATACGACAATTACCATAATTTCATGTCATCTTCTAACACAATAGATACCATAAGCGCTATTCCGATGGATAAGCACATTGTATTAGTTAATTGGACTCCAGGTGGAGACCATGAGGCGATAAGCATGAAATATAATGTAGGTATCGAAGGAGATAATTACCTTATTTATGTATCTAATGTAGGTGAGAACAGCTCTACTATCTACCTCCCTCAAGTTGAAGAAGGTGATACTTCTGTGGTAAACCATGTTCATGTTGGAGGTTCTTTTATCAACGTACCTGCTAATGGTACGGTGCCTATAAGAGCTACATTCAAGAATAATACCTGGTACTGGGAAGTTGTTTCAGAAAATCGAAACAGTCAGCAAGTAGTACCTATAGGTAACGCAGACTTCCTGGTCTTTAGGTACCTGTGGGACGCATCGGCTGGGAAGGACCTCGACACGGCGACCGAGCTTCTCAACTCTGGAATACCAGGAGTGGATAACATGGCTGTCGGTTGGGACTGTCCTGGAAATAACAATAGCACTGTGACCGAATTAATGAAATGGGGAGGCGATAACACGGAATCTGGTCAAGAATGTGTTTATATGTCAGTAAATGATCTTAGGGATAAATATCTTGATACACTTCCTGCTATTACTCACTTCATGACATATGCCACATGGTTTGGGACAAAAGGTACTGGTAGAGCATCTTTTAATTTAATAGCTTACAAAGGTGGTAAAATATACCAGAATGGATATAATTTCATTAATATCGGAGGAGAGGAAATATATAATAAAATCCATTCTTTTGACGTACCAACTGTAAAGGGGATGCCTGATTATAAGAACAGTTATACTCCTGTTACCAAAATCAGTTATAATAAAAATTCCAATACAGTTTCTATGGCTGTAGGGGATACGGTTATAGATGATCAGAATCAGACAAGTGAGTTGTTTGATAGAGTCCAGAATCTTGAAACTTATGTGCAGAATCACAAGACAGAGGTAAGTAATATAAAGAATGATATTATAGATATTAAATCTAAGATAGAAGATTTGAGTACTATATTGGATAACATAAATGGGGAGGTTGTGTAATGGGTACGATAGCTGATAAATTAACAAGAATAATTACGACCAAGGAGGATATAAGGCAAGCCCTTATATCCAAAGGGTATGATGTACCTACTTCCATACCTTTTAAAGAGTATGCTAAAATGATATCGGACTTACCATGTAGAGTGGATTCTTTTCCTGATATAGAAGGAGTTGTAGCTCGTTATTCAGCATTAGGTCTTACTAATGAACAGATGGCTGCCAATCCTGTATGGGTTGATAAGACGGGTAATGGGCACGATATACAGTTGAAAAACTTCTCTTGGAAGGGTATGTCTGGAGTTGGTGGGTATGGCGATGAAAATCATCAAACATTCTATAAATTCACATTAGATGATTATGTCTTTATAGCTACCCCACCTGGTGTTAAGCACATGAATTTTACGTTTAGGGTAACGGGGTTACAGCCTGGAAATAAATTAACATTAGCTTTTTTTGGAACAACGAATACTGTCTACGGTACATGGGACAAAGATGGCATATATACTGTTAATTCAGCAGTAGTTGAAGTTGGTAAACCTGTATATTTTTATAACGGATATGGAGCAACCAGAGGAGAGTTTACGATTGAAATCCTTCCCCTCTACCCCGGCGCACTTGTCTTTGACGGAGTAGACGATTGGGCGGGATGTGACAACTTGCCATTATTGCCTAAAGAAAAAGGATATAGTATTATTGCATTGAGGAATTGGATAACACGATATGATGCAACTCAATATAAAAGACCTTTAATATCAAATCTTGACACAAATGATGAAGGCGCTTTTTTAATTGAATATAGAAAGGATGAAAATGTAAATGACGTTACGGGATCTTATAATAGTTTTACAGATGTATATATTGATGATAATAACCCTATTACATGGCAAACATCAAGTAGTTACAATGGTCAAATAATAAAAAAAGGAACATCTAAATCTACTAATAAGCTGTGTATTTGTAAAACTTATTTTGGCCAATTAAGTAATTATGCCAATGCTGCCATTTGGGAAATAGTCATTCTCGATCATGATGCCACCGAAGAAGAACTGACCAAGATCAAAGACTACTTCGTTAAAACCTATCCCTGGCTCTTCCCCGACCAGGCATGGACTGTCACCGGCAAAACCAACGAGGACGAAGATCGTGCTACTATTGCCAACATTACGGGCAATGGTAATAATCTTGTGCTGTCGAATTTTGGGTTTGCAGAAGGGAGTGGGTATGGGTTGTATAAAACTCCATTTGAATTATATCCATCAGTTCAGCATTCGTCTAAATATAGTTTGTCTTTTTCAAAGTTTGCATTAGGGGATCACAATTTAATAATTGCACCAAAACAAAATGATTTAAGCTATGATATAAAAGTCAAAGTAACAGGATTAAAGGATGGTGTAAAATTTAAATGGGGGTGGATTGGTACAACAGGATACATAGATATAACAACAGATGGGATACACATGTTAAATAAACCCGCATCTCAAATTAGACAATTGCTTGTAGAATTTGCAGAAGATTTTGATCCTGATCATGTTGTCACCATTGAGCAAATCCCCGAATACGAAGGATACCTGGTTACTGATGGGGTGGACGATAAAGCGGTTAGTAAACAGTTTAAATTTGGCGAAAATTTTACTGTTATATTAGATTTTAAATTCCCCGTTAAAAAGATATCTTATTGTGGTTTTGACTTATCATCAAAGGTTAGAATCCGAAATATTCAAGGTAGTGGTGTGTATGTCGTATTAAAGGGAAATAAAACCTTGATACCATCAAATGTAGTGAGAGCCGTAACTTCAGAGGGTAAAGTATATGATGAAAATTGGAATGAATACAATATTGTGCCTGGCAATATATCATCAAATTATACAATGGTAAATTTAGGCTTTGATGGAAGTAATCAATTTGCTGAGTCAGCAACTAAATTAGCTGGAATTTATAGTAGTATTTTATCCAAAGATGAATGTATCAAAGCATACAACTATTTACAAACCCTAAAATCAAAGTAATATGAAATTTATTATCATACCAAAAGAAGTATATGATTCCGTATCTGAAGAAAAGAGACGTGAATTAGGAATAGGCAGTCCAAGAGCGAGCGTAGACGGTTCTAAAGTTATTTTACACGTAGAACATTATGACCTTCTATTTAAGTCTTTAGACATGCAGGCTGATGACGAACCTCAATACCCGTATCCGGTATATGACAGCCCTTCTTCTGAGTTTGAATCTGTTCTTTCATCTAAAGAATGGGTGTCTGATGTTAATGACGAGCGTCTTTGATCTTGTTATGGTTGGGATAATTGCTATATTTGTAAAAAAGTTGAATAATTAAAGCGTGTGGTAGCGTTATCTACCATATAATCATCATGTTTCAGATAATAATCGGATGCGTTTTGGCTAATATCCTTACGATAGCAATCATCGGTTTAGCCCTGTATTTAGTGTATCGTAAAAACGAAGACCGTTTAAAGGCTTTGGATTCTAAGATTGATCAGAAGGTTGAGGACGTAAAAAACAAGGTTGGCGCGGTGATGGACATCGTAGACCAGATCAAGAAATTGTTGGATAAAATTAACAAGAAATAAAAAAATGGCAGAAGTAGGTTATAACAGTAAATTCGAAGGTCAGGAGGTTGATTCCAGACTTGAGAATGTGGTGCAGGCCGCTCCTGGAACAAGTTCGGAGTCGGGCAAGGGAGGCCTCATTCCGGCTCCCCCTGCCGGAAGTCAAGACGGTAGCAAGACTCTTCTTAGTAACATGACATGGGGCGATTATGTAAACAAGAAGTATATAGATGATGCTGTATCGGCAGCAGGGTGGAAGAAACAGATTGTTAGCAAACTTCCTACTGTTGAAGAAGCGAAGGATAATGTCATGTATCTCGTAAAAGACAATGTGGCATCTACAGAAACTAAAAACGTGTATAACGAATATATTTTGGTTACTGAAGAAAGTGGTGGTAAGGTGCTTGAATCGCTTGGTATGGTAAGTACCGGAGTAGATTCGAATTATCTTGATCTATCTATGTTTTCAGGTTATTCAGGAGCACTTGATGAAGGTTCGTTTGCAAAAGTTTTGGATGCATACAATAATAATATCACATTAGGTAAGTTAGATGGTGATTATTATCATTTGAATTATTTTTTAGAAGGTAATGATTTTGAAAATAATTTTAAATTAAAAATAGTATTTGCCTCATTTGCTAATGCCGACTCAGCGGTAGGCGCATCTGAATATGATATAGAAATTCAGGTGGGGACTTTTGTTGTCATTCAAGATAAGACATATGAGGCTATGAACAATATGGTTACGTTGTCTAATACGATATTGTCTTATTTGAATTTTATGGCTATGCCCCCTAAGGTTGTTACAACATTGGCAAATTTACCAAAAGGTGCTCATAATATCATAGCCAACGTCGCTTCTGCTACTAATCTGTCTATGACCGTATCTTCTGAGCATGTTGGGAGGGAGTGGCAGGTGCGGGTCAACAACACCACCGGCATAGACATCACACAGCCACTTCCTACCTCTGGCCAGTTCCAGAGTATGTCAGGCGATAGCGTAATAGTACCTAAAAACAGTTTTATAGAATTAAGTATCTGGTATATCAATGATAAGTTGGTTATCAGAGTAGGTGAACAAGCTTAATAGAAAGGATAGAGTATGCTTTATGTAAATAAGAATATAAAAGGTTTTTATTGGGAAGGATACGAGTTGGACTCCTCTTCTTACGAAGTAGGGTATTCTTACCAAGATTTCTTAGATGGTAAATGGGTTCAACTTGACTCCGATCAAGAAAAATCCCATCAAAACAATCCTGATGCGAGTGTGAAAGAAGTTATTGCCATGCAGCTTGACCCGGAGCCTCCTGGACCAACTGAAGAGGAGTTGCTTGCCAAGGCTAAAGACAAGAAGGTTTCTGAGGCCAGGGAATATGCTTATTCTGATGCTGTCCGTTCTTATAGTTTGGATGGTAAACAGATATGGTATAACAGCAGCATGAGACAGAAGGTTAAAAACGATATTGACGTAGCAAAAGGAAGCGGGATATACACTGTATCTGTAGCAGATTCAGAATACGAGCTTGATATTGCTAATACGGCAATGAATGAAATGCATGTATATGAATCTGAGTGCAACGATCGTACTGCTGCCATAGAAAAGGAAATAGCTTCTAAAACCGACAGGAGTGAAGTTGAGTCTATGAAAGTAGATGAAGGCTATCCTGAGAAGTTGGTAAGGACAAAGGATCAGATCATAGAAAAAAATAAGATCCTTGAAGCTAATGATCCGGAGAAGGCTACAGCCATGTACATGAGGGCGATGATCAACACGCCGGCTATGTTGGAAAACACTGACCAGAATCTTGCTCTTAAGATAAAGGGATTGTACCCTATCTGGGATAAGGATGGAGTTTACGGAGACAAAGGTCTTCCTATGGGTACGGCTGTTGTAAAAGGGCAGCGTTTCCGTAGCAAAAACAAACCTTCGGATTTGGATTGGACTCTGTTTGAAGTAAGGCAAAATCACAATCTACAAGCCGACTGGGTTCCTGGTCAGGGAGGTGGAGCTGAAAGCCTGTATATGGTTGTTCAGGAAAAGCATTCAGGTACGATAGACGATCCTATTCCTTGGGTATATAATTCTATTTTAGAGAATGGAAAGTATTACATTGACAAAGAAATTAAGTATCTTTGCATAAGAGATTCAGGCATCCCTTTGGCTTACGAGAATCTTTCTGATCTTGTATCAGCAGGATATGTAAGGGTTGTTTAGGTCGTGATTTGTTGTTAATGTTATGGATAACCCCTGTATATTTATTTATGCAGGGGTTTTTCTTTAATCCAGACTCTACTTATTTTAATATTTGGTAAGGTTCTGATTATCTTTGTGAAAAAGGTTAAGTTATGGAAAGAAGTGATATTATAAAAGAATTGAGTCAGTATTTTAGTATTGTTGAATTAGTTGGTCCTAAAGAATACGGTAGAGACAAAGATCTTTGCTGGAGGTATTTAAGAACTGAGTTGCTTCACACGATACTGGTTTTAAGGAAAGACATTTTGAAAACTCCGATGACGGTTAATACCTGGAAGTCGGGTGGAAGGTTTGATGAGCGTGGTTTTAGGAACAATATCTCGGATATAGTAAAATCCAAGACCGTATCAGGGTCTTTGTATATCAGTCCTCATATGCTTGGGGCAGCCATCGATTTTGATGCCAAGGGTATGACGGCAGAAGAGGCAAGGAATAAAATAATTCAGTCGCAGGATTTACTTCCTTGTCCCATTAGATTAGAATCAGGTACCAATTGGGTCCATATTGACGTATATGACTCTCTTGGAAGTAGCAAGAAAGTAACTATGTTCTAATATGGCTTACAGATTTGTAGGAAGGATGAATTTAGAAAGTTTCTGGGCTTTTCTCATTTCCGGATTATCAGTATTGTGGATGAATTTCCAGGAGATTCACCACCTTATATATTCTATATTGTTTATATTAGCTATAAATCTTTTGTTAGCTACTATAAAAAGTATCAAACACTGCTATATCCGAAGAAAGAGAAAGAGGCCTTTTAAGATATTGACATGCATAAGCGAAATTGGAGTTTTGAAAATCCTTCTTGAGTTCGCGGCCTGCTCTTTCGGGCTGTTTACCATATCCGGAATGGATCTTATTATGTCTATGGGAGGGCATAAATCCCCAGAGTTTATAGACATGCTTCTTCAGTGGATTACGATATTCGCCTTAATATTATACGGTGGAATGGCATTCAAACGCCTCGGCGACCTTGCACCTGATTTGATGATAGTAAAAGGTGTTAAGTATTTCTTTAGCAAAGTAAGTTGGTGGCAGAAGGTTCCATTCGGAGAAGAGCTTAAAGAAGGTATTAACAACGGTGATATACAAGAACTTTTAGATGAAGATAAGGAGGGTAAAAGATGTGTTTGCAAAAAATGAGAGCCAGGCATGTGTTGGGAGTTCTTCTACTGTGTTTTATATCTTTCTTGTTTGGTAAAACATGCAAGAAACAAGAAATAATACACGATATAGAAATAGATACGGTAATAGATACCATTATCCAACCTATTCCTGTTCCTCAGTATATAGTTGACGTAGGGGAGGTAGAAATACCTTTCCCTATGGATGCTATAGTTGAAAAAGATACGATAAAAGACACTGTCTATATCAATATTCCTATACAAAGAAAAACATACAACACAGATGATTATCGGGCTGTTATAAGCGGATACAGACCCAATTTGGACACGATGATCATCTACCACAAAAAAGAAATAATATACGAAAAGAGCCGGCGCTGGGGCATAGGACTGACGGCAGGGTATGGGGTTGGGCGCGAGGGCTTTTCCCCCTACTTAGGCGCTGGAATCTATTATAGGATATGGTAATAATCACGTCCTATTTTATTTAATACACAACATTTTAAACTTTTATCACCCCATTTACTTATCTTTGTGGAAAAAGGTAAGTTATGAATTATATCGATATTTTACCACAGATAAGAAATAACATTTTCTATGTCAGGATAGTAATGACCGACTACGATGTGGAAAATCAGATGGTTATTAGAATAGTATCCAGAAGAAATGACGGTCTGTACAAGACGGAAGTAGTACAGTATCCAAATGAAGGAACTGATTACAACGGAGAAATCATTGTTCCTATGTTTGGTATGGCTAAGTCATTGGTGGCCCAAATAGTAGGAGTTAAGATAAATGGTACCGAGGTACGTGTTAATAGTACTGAAGTAGAGGGAGCTGATATAACAGCCAGATACGATGATTCCCTTACCAGAATGGGATGGGAGGAGAGTATGAACAACATCCATCTTGATTTTGAGGTTATAAGCACCAACAACCCTAAAACGCTTCGCATAGCCGATCAGTCGGAATGGGGGATACTTGCAGACAGACCGGCTATTATAGAGATCGTGCCACCTGAAGACGAGAATAAGTATGTTTATTATCTTGGTAAGAATCAGTTGAATGTATTCAACAGTAAGACTCTTGGCATAAATCCAGGTCGCGGAAATGATTTTGAAAACCTAAAAGATGGTATATACGATATTACCATAAAAGGCAGTCCTTCCTCTTATTCATTTAATAGAAAGTATTTAAAAACAGATCTGATCCGTCTTAACATAGATAAGATATGGGCCAGGTCAACTGTGTTATGTGATCATGAGGATGATGACGTTATTGACAAAATAAAAGAAATAGAGTTTCTGCTGGCTGCGGCTGAAGCTAATATGAGATTAGGGAATTTTGAAAACGTAAAACAATTATACGAAAAAGCATCTAAATTGATTTACGTTCTCAATAATTGTGAAAATTGTGGTTGCAAAATGTAATTAATTAAATATAAATAAGTTATGGGATGTGGATGTGGAAGAAGTAATATTACTTCTGTTAATAGAAATAGGGCTATAAAGCCTCAGTCGAATATGACACCTAAAGCTGATTCTAATGCGGCTTGTATTCAGAAATACGATGAACTTGCTGTATTGGACAAGAAAATCATAGACCTTCATCGCAAGTTCAGGTTTGTAGGAGGTGTAAGTAAAAGGTATGCTGATATTCAAAAGCTGGTAAGAGGCTGGATTGTTAATTTGAAGAACGAGTGCCCGGATCCGGATGATCTTGCTACTTATTCTGAATACATAAATAAAGAATACGCCAGGTATTTTACCGTGAAGTGATATGGCAGTTACCGGAAGTACACAGCAAATTCTTTTCCCTTCATCTTACTTATGTGAGTGTGCTGATCGTTTTATAGCATGTAAGGCTGATCAGTATCTACAATATCATAAGTATAAGGTAGGTATTAAGCCTGATATGGATACGGTTCTTAAAATAGATCGTATGAGAAGAATCGTATGTGAAGGGGAATGCGGGTTGTGCCCGGACGAGATTCAGAAATTTAAAGAAGAACTTAATAAGATCTTGTCATGAAAAAGATGTATTACAACAAAGAATACAGAAAGGCTTTCAAGAAATCGGATTGTCTGGAAGATATTGGTTCTGAAGAAACGTTTATCGTTCATGAGGCTGAATTTTGTTCGGATATAAGCCAGGATGATGCAGATAGGAAAGCGGAAGAGTTTGCGGAGAAAGAAGGTCCGTTGTATGCTAATAAAGTAGGTGGCTGTTGCGAGGTATATTATAACACAAGACAGGAAGGGGATTTCTTTAAAAATGATTGTCCTGATGGTCAAAAACAAGAACAACCCACACATCACGTGGTAGAGGCCGGGCGTGTATGGTCTAAGTTCAGTACCGAAATAGCCAACTACGAAGCTGCGAAGATTCTTGAGCAAGAAGGGCAGGCTGCCGCTAACGAATCTGGAGTATGTAAAACCGTTTATTACAACGAAGATCAACATGGTTGGTTTAGTAAACGTTGTAAGGAAGGATGGAAGGCCCCTGAGAAATACAGGAGGATATACGCTGGTACCGTAACGTCTTTCATTAGCGTTGATGATGCCAATGAAAAGGCTAAGAAGATACTGGAAGAAGAGGGCATGAAATGGGTTAATGAAAATACCAAATGCAAGCCTGTTGTTGATGAATGCAAATTTGATTTTTGAAAATGAGCAACGTAAAATTTAATCCGACAGAAGGTGAGAACGATAAACTGGTGTCGGTGTTTTCTGAAATAAATGAAGGTCTTGATACGACTTTGAATTACACTATTTCCGATGAAGGGAATAAGGCTAAGAAGAACATCGTCGTTAATCAAGTTGGTAAAAGGGAAAAGTTTTTATCGAAGAAAGGGGAGGAATCTGAGCCTTTTGTTTTGTCTGATGGTAATACTTTCAATGTTCTTAAAGAAGGTGCTTCAGGATCGGCATCCGCTTGGGCTGAGGACCAACTTCCTCCAGAAGCCACGGAATCAGTTGGCGACAAAAGCCTTCTCCCTTCTTGGGATTTTTACCTTATAGACATGACTCAAAATACCGGAGACAAAGTGCGTCCGGTCGGGAAGCTTCGTAAGAATAATCTCCTTAGATTTGAAAACGGAGATTTTGCTCCTACGGTGGGTATAACCGAGGAAATGAGAGCCGAATGCGATGTGGAACTGTATTTGGATAACGGTCATAAAAATAAGTATTGTGATGCCGGAGCATTTGACGCCAAGGCTTTTTACGAAGAGTATGGTATTGGTCAAAAACTTTATAATGTATCAGGATCAGAGGTAAGGATTTTAAGGCCTTGGGAGACTACTTCAAAGAATTATAGCATATTCTTAGGATGTAGCAAGAGTCTGTATGTAGTTGATAAGGTAGTTGGCAAAAGCGGGAAAATATGGTCTGGTGTGTACGACGCAGACACGGTTCCTATGCTGGACGGACTTGACCTTCGCCAGACGTGCCCTGTGCTGCCTCCCACAGCTTTATCTCCTGGACCTGTATGTACAGTAGACTCCAAGGCAATATCTTTCTTTTTCTTGTATGAAGGAGAAACAAATTGTAAATCAGGAGCCGGAGTTGGTAACGCCTGCACAATGTTTTTAAACGGAAGAACTTATCCGAGAGCCAATGACGTAAATCAAATCAATATAGCTAAGTATTCGAGGGCTAATAACGTAGATCCTGAATCTTCTTATCCTTTTTCTGAAGGTGGTTTTTTGACCTTGAATGCCTATATCATATACCTTGAAATGCTGTACGGTACTAAATACTTGGTTAATCCAGATACTTTTGGGGGTGGGATATCGAGCAACAATGGAATAGGTAATGATGTTAATTATAGGAAATATGGAGGGGTAAAATATCGTAAAAAAGGAGAAGAGATCTGGTTGTATGGCGCATGGGCTACAAATTCTCCTATTATCCATTATGAACCTACTAAAAAAACTCATTTCTCTTACCTCATAAATTCAGAGTATCCTAAAGAACAGTGCATGGAAAGTCAGATGGCGGCTTCTTTTGCATTTGAAACAGGCGTAGAAGAAGGATCAGAGTTTGATTTTTATGGAGGAAAATACTGGTATAAGAACGTCCAGGGAGCCAAGAGTATGGCTGAAGGTCATATGAATGTTATTGTGTTTAAGGAAATGACTGGTACCATATCGGCCTTAAACGAAAATGACGAACCAGCAGAATTTGATTTGGAAGTTATTTTAAGGATGTCTTTGTACGATGGTATGAATTTGTCTGGAGACGTCTTTAGGTATTGCGGAGGAGGATACGAACAGGTAGGAACTTGTTTAAATGATCCTAATGTCACTCGAATAGGTAATGCTATTGATATTTATATAGAGCCAGATCAAAAGAAATGGACATATGAGAAAAGGTCTACTATAAATAATGGTGAGGTTTTTAATTTTGAATCTAAATATAAAAAGATAGCAACTACCCAGAATTTAGGAGATAGTTTTGCTTTACACCGTATTCCTTATACCGGATGGAAGGATGAAAAAGGGGAAAGTATCGGAACGGGAGAATGTTTTTATACATGGGACAATTGCTACTGGGCTTCATCTGTTGGTATAAAGTCCAGAGTGGCTGCTCGTTTCGGCGGTTATGCGTCCCGTGGCCTTTGCTCGCCTCGTATTCTGTCTGCGCATCACGCCACTTCTAATACGGATCGCTTCAATTGCGGCCTTGCCCAGTTGTTATTAGACGTCAGTCAACCGCAGGTTTGATGGGTGTAACCCATTGATGGCGCAGCGATAAGGCGCAGCGATAAGGCGCAGCCTTATATACTATATCACGGCGCAGCCGTATCTTGTTAATATAATATTTTATAGCTACAAAACAAAAAATTAAAATATTTAATACAAATTGTTTTGTAGCTGTAAAATATTATACATACATTTGCAATGTTATTAGACAACAGAGATAGTTAACATTATAAACAATAAAAATTTATTCAATGAAATCCGTTAGTCTGCTAACAAGTCTTACATTGGGATCTGACCTCTGAAATAGCAAATAACGGTTGAGAAAAAGGTTAAAAAGAATTGGCTGCTCGTTTCGGCGGTAATGCGAACAATGGCAATTGCTCGCCTCGTAATCTGAATTACATTAAAACAAATCCGAATAATTTATTATTTTAATCGTAGTAATTATTATATTTGCCGTATAAATACGATAAATGCTATATGAATGTCATTAATGTTGTTGGGTATGAAGGTATATATGCAGTAAGTGATACTGGTATTATTTTCAATATTAAAAAAGGAACTGTAATGAAGACTCGTATTAATATATATGGTTACGAGGAGGTGACGCTTTCAAGTGTTAAGAGTGGAAAGAGCAAAATGAGGGTGCATAGGATAGTATATGAGTCTTTTAATGGTAAGGTAAAAGATGATTTGGTAATAGATCATATAGACAATAATAAGTTAAATAATAATCTTAGTAATTTAAGAAAACTCACAAATAGAGAGAATATATGTAGGTCAAAGGTTTCAAAATACGGAAGGGGAGTGCATTACTTTGAGAAGATAAATAAATATGGTGCTTGCATTCAGATAAATAAGATACAATATCATTTAGGTGTGTTTTGTGATGTTGAAGATGCAAGAAATGCATACGACAAAGCTTTATCGGACTGGAACGATAATGGGATATTGCCTTATAAGAGAGATAGGACTGTAAAAAAATGTAATGCATGCAACGAGGTGAAATCTGTATCTGAATTTTATTACATAAAGGGTCATGGCTATCAGTATATGTGCAAAGAGTGTCAAAAAAAGTACGGAAAAGAATACAGGCTTAAAAAGAAAAAAATGCGAATAATAACATAGAATACATTGATTGACTTCTCATTGTGATGGTGTGAATGAAAATTGTTATCTTGCACCAAAAAAAGAAAGTCATGAACTCATGTAACACTTGTAAAGATGACAGACCTGATATTCTGAGATCTAATATCTGTATCGGGTCTGATCCGTGTAATGACTGTACGGACAATTGCGAAATTCTTCCAAAAGAATGCGATTGCCCGTATGGTCATTTAAGCGATCATTGCATTCATTATACAGGATGCAAGACATTCATATCCAAATTAACTCCAGGTATGCCTTATAATGAGGTTATGCATAATATAGAGCTGGTTTTTGAAAACATAGATAAGTTTTTGGATAGGATGGTTGAAGAAAATACGCTTCTAAAACAAAGGGTTAAACAACTTGAAAAACAGCTACAAAATGGAAAAGAGTGCACAAATTGGTAAGGACTTAAGTGGCAAACACGTATATGTTCCACATGTGGACGAGACGCCGGTGCCATGCCCGGACGGATACACCTGCACGAACTGCGTGTACTGTGCGGACGGCATCAACGCTGGCTACTTCAGTCTGGCTCAGAAATCTGATCTTACGGCTTTAATCAATGCAATGATATGCCGTATGGAATACCAGGATAGGGAAATAGAATTTTTAAAACAAAAAATAAATATTTTGAGTAACAATGGCAATAACAGGTAACGGTTGTTTTGGCAGTCATGGTGGGTGCGAACGCCCGCATCATTGCAATATTCCTTCTTCTAACATATTCTATGATGGAGAAACTATAGAAGAAGCTGGTTTGTATCATGGTATGCCTTTAGACGGAGCTTTAGCTAATTTAGCTAAATACGTTTCAAGGGCTATTAACGTAAGTGGATCTGTCAATACAGAAGTGTTTGACGGTACTTCTCATGTGGTTCTAAAGAAAGATCCGGCAGAGATTTTGCTTGTATCTTATTGCGGGGGTGTCGTACCTTCTGATATGTATAAAGTCCAGGGTCGTACTGTTAGGTTCTGCCGGGATATGTGTCAACAGGATGAACTTGCTGAAGTGAGGGTTGTGTACCGAGAAGAAGCAAATAGTTCTTATGGGTTCCATTGTTAATTTAGGAGGATAAGAAATGGCAGAAAAATGCAAAGGATTTATATGTGGGGGTAATCTCGTTGATGGCTCTGTGCCTTCTGATAAGTTAGATAAAGAAACCATTGTCGAGCTTATTAAAGAGATTCTGAAAGAGGAAATGCACGAATCTTGGCTTAAGGAAATAATAGAAACCATACTTAAGGAATCCATTGATTCGGATTGGCTTCGTGAGTTCTTTAAAGAGGTTCTTAAAAAATATGCTAAAGAGGAATGGTTTAAGGACATTATCTGCGGCTTAGGATGTGTAGGTGTACAAGAGATATTCGACGTTATTCCTACTGACATAACATTTGAAGCTACAGGAGGTACGGCTACAGTTCAGGTGGTTGTCGATGATGGAGTTGAATGGGAGTTGACACTTTAAATTAGGGAGGATAATTATGTCGAGAGAGAAAATATATAAGATGGATGATGGTTCTTGGCTTACCTCGGACAAGAAGGAAGGTGTCGGTCGTGATAAAATGAATTTCGATGCTCCATCTTGGAAAGGAAGGGAAGATAGGATCACTATCCGAATTGTGAAAAAATCCGATACTGAAAGTATGAAAGCTATTACTTTCAGGCAAAAAGGCATTAAAATCACAGAAGTCTCGGTTAGCAGGCTGGAGTTCCCTATATCTGGTGGAGATAAGCAGATCCTTATTACTACCAACGCTGCTTCGATCAATGCCCTTATTACGGGTGAGAAAGATATAAAGGGTGTCATAAAAGCATTTACTACCGCTTCCGGTCTTAATATTGACGTCAATGATATTAGGCTTGATTATGGTTTCCCTGGTGATCCGGGTCTTGAAGACACGTTCCAGGTTTCGATGATTGTTTCCATGCCTGGCAATGAGGATGGGAATGAAGTTAATGAGAACATAACTATAAATGGTGTACTGATTCCTATTTATCAGCCTGGAAAGGTCGTTCCTTACATTAAATTGGATAAGGAATTTGAACAAATTGAGGGTGATGAAACAAGCACGCAGTTAAGTATAGAAAGTAATATAAAAGATTATGTTATTGAAATAGTTGAATGCGAGTCTGTGGATAAGGAGGAGATTCACCTGGACAAGGATGTTGTTGATCTTGATTCAGGTGGATCACCGGAGGTAATCAACGTAAGTACAAATCCTGAAAATTTAAGATGGAGGATTAGGAATGAAAGTAGATAATTGTTGGGCGAACATAGATAAGAAAGAAGGCGGTCTTAACAGTAAGGTTAATATTCACTTTGATGAAAATGATACTGGTGCCAACAGAAGTGTCAAGATAAGGGTGTCTTCCAGGGACGGTAGCGTATCTGAAGAATGTACGTTAGTTCATAAAAGAAAAGAACAGGTAGTTTATAGAAATAAAAGACAATCGGCTCTTTTCACAAAAGAAGGATGTAATCCTGAGACAGAGAAAGGGGAAGAGCTTGAGTATGTTGTTGAGGCCGGAAAATACACGTCTGTCATATCTCAGTCTGATGCTGATGACAAGGCTATGAAAGACATTGAACAAAATGGTCAGAACTGGGTTAATGAGCATGGTCGTTGTATAACCATATTATGGTACAATGTCAAGAAATCAAAGTCGTTTAGAAAGAACGATTGCGATCCTGATACCGAAGAAGGAAGTTTGGTTACGATGACAATCGAAGCCGGGCGATTTTCTTCTACCATAAGCCAAGAAGATGCCGACCGTAAGGCTGAAGCTGAGTTGAATGCCAAAGGTCAAGACTATGCTAATTCTCATGGTACTTGCAATACCATAAAATGGTACAACGACAGGAAATCCAAGATGTTCCAAAAGACAGATTGTGAGGTGACTGAAGTTGGATCTATGGTAGAGTACGTTGTAGAAGCCGGCCGCTTCTCTTCTTCTGTTTCTAAGGAGGATGCTAATCAGAAGGCTTTGGATGCCTTGGAAGCTGAAGGTCCAGGTTATGCTAATGAGCATGGTACATGTGAAACAAATTTATGGTATAACGTAGAGAAGTCAAAAGTATTTTATAAAAATGACTGTGAAGATGGATTTATCGGAGCGCCTTACACTTACACAGTAGAAGCCGGTAAATACACATCAGACGTAAGTCAAGAAGATGCTGATAAGAAAGCTCTTGATGATATAGAGAGAAACGGCCAAGAACAAGCCAACCTTAATGGTGAATGCATTGAGGATCCTAATTATTTTATAGGAAAGGCTTCGGCTCGTGTTCAGAAAAATGATTGCGATGCCGAATCTCAGACCGGAAGTTTCGTTAATTTGACTGAAAAGGATCTTACTGGATATCCAGATGCTTTTGTATCAAGGGAAAGCCAGGAGGCAGCTAACGCGTTGGCTGAAGCAGCTATGGAAGAACAGAAACAAGATCTTGCAAACAAGAAAGGTACTTGCGTAGATAAAGATCAGTTTGTTGGTGTATATAGCAAGGTGTTTACGAAAGATAATTGCGAAGGGGAAGGCGTAGGTTCGGAAGTAACAGTAGACCAAGACGATGTAACTGGTGGTCCTTTTACTTCATACGAAAGCCAGGAGGCGGCTAACGCGCTCGCTCAGGCTGCCGTCGAGCAGCAGGGCCAGGCCATAGCCAACCGGGACGGCCATTGTACGTGGACTGGTAAATACAGTGAGGAATTTACCAAAAACGATTGTGATGAAGGCCAAGTAGGGTCTAAGATTACCGTAACCGAACAAGATGTTGTTGGTGCTCCTTTCACATCTACCGTAAGTCAAGATGATGCTAATAACAAGGCTCAGGCTGCTGTTAAAGAACAAGGTCAGGCTATTGCCAACAATAAAGGTAATTGTGAAGATATGACTGTATATACCGGTCATTACAGTAAGAGATTCGTTCCCGAATGCGAGGCTTGTCATAAAGGTGTAGAGATGGAGGTTACGGCCGAAATGGTTAACGGTAGTCCTGTTACTTCTACAGAAAGCCAGGATGCGGCAGACGCAGAAGCCCGTAGGATCGTAGAAGAAGGCGGTCAGGCTTATGTTAATAAGAACGGAACTTGTACACCATTAAGCACCGATCCTGTATGGGAGGACGTAGAACCGGAAGAACTTAGATGTAATGAAGGTAAGTCTCAGAAAAAGCAACGTGATACCAACGAATGTTCTGAAACTCACAATCAAGAACGTTGGGTAGATGGCGGGAATAAGGTTTGTAGCTGGACCGGTCATTATACAGAAACGTTCCAGAAAAACGATTGTGAGATACCGGATTCAGGAACGGAAGTAGAAGTAAGTGAAGCTGATGTTGAAGGCAATCCTTTTATTTCTTTCGTAAGTCAAGAAGATGCTGATAATAAGGCTAAGGAAGCCGTTAAAGCTCAAGGGCAGGCTATTGCTAACCAAAAAGGTAAATGTAGGTTCGTAGGCGTATATAGCAAGCAGTTTACAAAAGACAATTGCGGATCATGTCAGCATGGCGTTCCGATGAGCGTAACACAAGACATGGTGGGTGGACCGTTCTATTCTAATGAAAGCCAGGAAGAGGCAGATAGGTTGGCTCAGGAAGCTGTAGAAGCCCAAGGTCAGGCTTACGCTAACAAGAACGGGACATGCGAAATGGACAACACCGATCCTGTATGGGTAGATTCTGAACCGCTTGAAACCAAATGTGAAGGAGGTAAATCTTATAAGAAGCAAGTCAATACCAACGAATGTTATGGTGGAGCAGATGAACGCTGGGTAGAAGGTGGAGATAAGGTATGTACCTGGACCGGAACATATAGCAAGCAATTTACAAAACAGTGTGCTGATGGAGGTGTCGGATCTGAGGTTACTATAGACCAAGATGATGTAACCGGCGGTCCTTTTACGTCTACCGTAAGTCAAGAAGACGCAAATAGTAAGGCTCAGGCTGCCGTTGAGGCCCAAGGTCAGGCTCTTGCTGACGCACAGGGCACTTGTACTTGGACCGGTAAGGCAAGTAAGGTTTTCACCAGAAACAATTGTGGAAGCTGCCAGCATGGTTCTTCTGTTACCGTAACCCAAGATGAAGTGGGTGGTCCATTTACGTCCAATATCAGTCAAGCTGATGCTAATAAGAAGGCTCAAGATGCTGTAAATTCCCAAGGTCAGGCAGTAGCTAATAAGAATGCTGATTGCTTGCCTGATAGCACAACACCTTCTTGGTCGGATACCGGAAGCACCCGTTGTGACGGGTGTACGTCTCAGAAGCAACAACGTGACACCAATCCATGCTCTTCTTCTTATAACGACACAAGATGGGTTAATGGAGGTGGAGAGTCTTGTACTGACTGGTCTTACTATGGAACAGGAGACTGCGTAGGTCATACTCAGTACAATGCTTATCGTGATAGTTGCTCTGGTAGCATAGATCGTCAATATTCTGTAAGTTGTAGAAATTGCTGTAATTGCGGATCTTACGGTTCTTGGCAAAAAAATGGATGTAATGGAACCAAAACTAAGTTTATTCGTTACGATGATTGCGGAAAGTCTGATACTAAAGAAGAGTATGTTATTGGAAGTTGCGGATATGCACCATATGAATTTCAGTTCCATGATGGAAGAACGAGCAAGTCAAGGTCTGTAACTGGAGAATCTCAGGATATTGAAGAAGTTATCATAAGTACTAAGAATGATTCATATATAGGATATTCTGTTAAATCGAAACCTTCTTGGTGTTCTGTTGATTACAGAGACCAGACATCTGAAAGCATGAAGGCTGTGGTGACATTATCTGCCAATACAACATCTTCTTCCAGATCTGGTGACATTGTTTTTGTTCAAAATGAATCTGGAAAGACTGTTACTCTTAGCATCACACAAGATGTTGCAGTTACTTACGAATTTAGTACCAACCAAAGCACTTGGAATGCCGATGCAAATGGAGGTTCAAATAACTCATATTTATGTATTCAATTAAAAAGTAAAAAGAATGGAAGTAAGATAGGATACACTGTATCATCTAAACCAAGTTGGGTTACAGGAGTTACAGAAAAACCATCAGGAGTAAGTTGTCCTGTTTTGTCAGGTTATGATTATTCATTTGTAATAATCTCATCCGCAAACAGCTCTTCATCTTCCAGAAGTGGCACTGTGACATTGAAGCAAAATGAGTCTGGGAAGACTATTAACATAACAGTCAACCAAGAAGGCAAGGCAGAGGCTAAGCCTGTTCCGGCGCATATTACATTGAAAAACGGCTCTTGGGCTACATATAGGAGGAATAATGTTTCTTATAACCCTGGTGCCGGTAAGTGTATTGCCGGATTCGAATGGACTGGTGATGAAAATGGAAATATCCGAATATATACTTGTGATATTAAGGTGGTGGATGCTAATTATCGTGAGATATCAGGAGCTACTATAAGCATCGGAACAACAACCCGGAGAAGACAATCCGGAAGCTCTTGTTCGTATTTCGGGGCCGTTAATGGAGGAATATTAGCCGGATATGTTCATTCTGGAGATGAGAATGGAGATACTACATGGTATATACGAACTATAAACGTGTCTTACGAAGGCAAAGTGTATAGGACCTCTACTGTTAGGCAGTATGAAAAACAAAATATCCCCAAGAAAGGTGGTGTTTTCAATGTATATAATGAATCTCCTGTTTCTTACAACTTTATCGTAGATGGAGCTGAGTGTGGTGATGAAAATGGTACTTTGAAATACGCTTATTCTCAAATGGATCTTAATCCAGCATAATTAGCAAGGGGAGGGAATTTAGTTCTCTCCCCTTGAATATTTTAGATTATAATATTGTGTTTTAAGTATTGTCTATTAGAATAAAAATGATTAATATTGCATGGTAATCATATTTGATTTTACACCAGATTAGTATGGTTGCAATTAACAAACGATACCGGAGGTGCGCCGGGAATTAAAGCACGTGGAGAGACCTCTTTAGAATCAGTTTCGTGTAATCAGATTCAACAATGTCCCGATGAAGCGTGAAAATATGCTTTTGGTGTAAAAAGTATATAAGCACCTATTGCACATCATTCAATTTTAAATTTTTAGTATCATGGCTTGTAAAAAGAAAGCTCGTCAGGGTGGTGAAGTCGATAAGAAAGACGAACCTAAAATGCGCCAAGGCGGTAGTGTTGGAGGCAAGATGAAAAGAAAGAAGACGAGCACTAAAAAGTGATTGAAAACCAGGGGAAGGTACTGATCGCCTTCCCCATTTTAATAACATAACAACAATTTATTATGAGCAACAAGTTTATTAGCAAAGGACAAAGGAATGTCTGTGTGACGTTTGTAAAGTATTATCCTGTATTGATGCAGGTTATTATGTTAGCCAGCATTTTTGATGAGTTTTATCCTTTTAGTATCACTAATTGGCTGTATCCGATATTAGGTCATTCTCTATCATGGGACCTATTTCTCTTGGCTTTTTCAAGAATGTTCAGGTTTTATATATGGCATAGGTTATTGATCTATAGCATGATTTTTAATATCTGTGTAGAATGGGTTACGGTTAATATAGAGATACCTATTGAGCACAATATCGTAGTGTGGTCTGTTATGGCTGTTACTCTGTTGATAATCATTGCCTCTATTGTTTTAAGATTTAAAACTGGTTGTTTTTGTAATGAGCAAGGAAATTCTGACAGAGACGCTGCGTAAAAGTGGTGCGGCGGTATGCGATAAGATAAAGGAGATGTTTTTAAGCGGGGAATGTGATCATCTTACAGCCAACGATCTTGAGACATGGACGCAGCTTGCTAATCCGGCTAAGTATTATACCGGGGAAGAGGCTGTTTCTTATCTTAATGTAACTTCTAAGAAATTTTATGAATATCGGAAGGCTAAGTTAGTTCCTGATCCGGTTAAGATAAAAGGATTCCCTAAACCTTTATATACGAAAGTTATGTTGGATGATGCTATAAAAACCATATCCGGCATGAGCGAAAGAGAGATTTATATGAGGATCTTGAATGCTAAATCAAGAGAATCCAGAGCAAAAGAAAGGAGGAGAGTATGATTACAAATGGTGAATTTGTATCAAGAGTCATAAATGGCATTCATGCCCTTGATAAAGACTCCCATGTTAGCCGGAGATGGATATTGAATATCGGTAGAACCAAAGCCGAATCTTATACAGCCCAGAGATGGGATGATGGGACGTTGCTTGGCGACCACCGGCTCCTGACTTACGTTACTTGTCTGGAGATGATTGAAGTTGATAAAATAGTTTGCTGCGATGCCGAATTTGCGTTGTGTAATACACTTATGCGGTCAAAACATAAACTTCCAGGACTTCTTTATTCTGCCCTTAGACCGGCTATTACTAAGGTGACTAACGTAGATAACACCATATTTTTTAAGTTCGCTGAAATAAAGTCGTATCGCAATGAACAAAAAAGACCGTATGCTAAATACGTTAAAGAACGGCGTCCTTTTTATTATGTAGAAAACGACTATATTTATATACCGGATTTTCATATAGAGCTTATTAACGTAGAGTTCTTTACAACAAGAAGAAAGAAGGCGCTGGAGTTAATGGCCTGCGATCCTACACCTAAAGGGTGTGAATCTGAATGGGAATACGAATTTATCTGCCCTATTAAGTTAATTGAGTACGTAGTGGCAGAGACGATAAAGGAAGTAGCATTCAGGCTACAGATTCCTGTTGATGAAAATCCGAATCTTGATTCCAATCAAAAAAGTCAAATTGTTCAGTGATTCTTTTTATTGGGCACCCGACCATAGTTATATAGTTTGGCCGGGTGTTTTTTTTGTACTATTTCAATGCAAGAACAGGGTTTCCCCATTTTCTTTTCCATTTATCTCCGAGGTAATTTATCAAAGAATTGTAATCTTTGATAAAACCGTCATCAATAACAGAGGCTATGACGTTCTCTATAGCTATTATGTCATTGAGCTCATCTTTGCTGGCAGTATTCCTTATCCCATCTTCGTGTTTATTAAAAACAATGAAATTAATAGCTTTAGCAACTCTTTTTATACTGTCTTTCAAGTCATTCTTATTTAGAACTATTCTGCTTATTGCGCTACACATCCTAACGTATGCATCGCCGGCTTCGTTCCGGTTTTCTATCAAACCATCTGTGAGCCAAATGACAACCTCTGCGTAAATTTCTGGATCCATCTCTAATGCAATCATAACAAACAGATATGGATTGACAAACCATTTCTGATCTACCCCTTTTCCTTTTTTGTAGGCAAGGTCTAATTTACCAAGATCCATTACACTGCTGATATTCAACTTGTTATTATTGAGTAGAAGATTTCTTCTACTCAATAAAAGCTTATTCTCCAGCTTATTAACCAATTCAGTACACCTTTCTTTAAATGACTCAGTTTCAATTATATGGCTTAACTGTTTTGGCGCTAAGCCTAATTTTTCTCTTTTGGCAGACAGGGCTTTCATGGCATCAGTTATACATATATAACCATCTTTAGACATAACAGACACATTCATTCCCAATAAAACTCGATCTTTTGATTGCAAAACTACGTTCGTTTTCATAACTTTACTACGTTTTTAAAATTAATACTTATAAGCCTACTTGTCCGTGAGGATCGGTAGGCTTCGCAAACATAGAATAGTATTTTAATGTAACAATACATTCTAATGTTAATTATCTGAAATATATAATTTTAATTTTTGAATGATGAAAAGAACATCAATACAATCACCGTATTTTGCAGCTTACTACCATCGTCTTATGAAGAGAAAGAATGGTTTTAAGAAAGGTATGATAAGAGACAGAGGAGAGGTTTTAAGGCTGTTATCTATTATATGGAAAACCGTATCAGAACATTATGTGGAAGCTGATGCCGGTGTTTACGTAGATAACGTAGGATACTTATGCCATGTGCTTATACCGGGGCAGCGCTTTGCCGTCAGGCGGGACCTGGACATCGTGAGCAGGCTCGGAACCAACGGCTACCTCTACAACCACCTGGCTATGGATTTCGCAGACTCTAAAAGATATTACCATTTTGTAATACAAGATAGCTTGAAAAAGAAGTTAAGGGTTAAAATGAATAAAGGACGAAGATACCGATTTATGTATAATGAAATACTTGCTAAAAGAAGAGTGTTTAAAGATTTCCAGATTAAGAGAGTTTTAGAAGATCGAGAACTCAATCATAGGAACATGTAAAAAAATATAGCGATTACCCTTTATTGATATAGGTTAATCGCTATATTTGCATATCCGTCTACCTTCTCAGGCTGGCGGATATAAAAAGTAAAATTCCTATTATGGGAACAAATGTAAGCAATTTTCAAAACAATGCGAAGAACAGTAACATTATTTTGACGTCGGAATCCAACGAAATGGAATTTAGCAAAGAGGTTAAAACCGTATCATCTTTCAAAAATTCAGATTTTGGAGAGCTAAAAATTATTATTATTGACGAAGAACCGTATTTTATAGGATCTCCTATAGCTTCATTTTTAGGGTACACTAATCCGAGAAAAGCGATAAGGGATCACGTTGATGAAGATGATAGACTAATAATGAAAGTACCTGATACTCAAGGGTGGAACGAAACGTTCCGTCCCTACACTCCAAACACTAAAATACTGATAATCAATGAGTCTTGACTGTATAGCCTAATTTTTGGATCAAAGATGGATTTTGCTAAAAAATTCAAGAAATGGGTAACATCTGAAGTCCTACCCTCTATAAGAAAAACCGGTTCCTATTCTATAACACCGAAAGACTATCCATCTGCATTAAGAGCATTAGCTGACGAGATTGATGCCAAAAATAGAGCCATAGCCGAGAGAGCACAAGCAGAGGCGGAGAGACAGCAGGCGATTAAGACCATAGAAGAGCAGCGTCCTGATGTGGAGTTTGCAGAGTCATTTAAGAAGGTTGATCATGAAAACATGTGGTTGATTAGAGATATTGCGAAGAAGCTTGAACAAAATGGGATCATTATTGCCGAAAAGAATCTCCGTATGTTTCTTGAAGAAATGAAATTCATGTTCAGGAACGGGCAGGGTAAATGGGAACTATACAGTGATATCGTTAAAAATAAGTTTGGTGTTTATCGATCTTACTTTGTGGATAAGTACTCCGGTGAAAGGATCAATCAGCAAACAATATACATGACTGGTGCCGGATATGAAGTTACGCTCAATGGTATAAAAGGGAAATGTAGAAGCACGTTTCTAAAGTACGGTAAGTTTGAAGATCCTAACTTTTAAAACAGCAAAATAGGGCATTAATCAGATTATTAATATCTTTGTGGAGGTCAGGTTCGTTTCCTGTCCTCCATTTTTTTTAAAAGTAATGACAGTCGAAGATTATATCATAGAGTTAAAATCGTCTTTAAGATCATTTGACAAACGTGATCTGATAGATGAGGTATCCATCTATAAATGGGTAGAGATCGCCCTGAAGAAGTTTGGAGGCGATATTACTATGCGCAAAGAGGCGGTAGTGGACGTCAAGCGAGGACAGGCTCGTATGCCGGGAGATTACTTTGATCTTATTCTGGCATTTAAATGCGATTTCAAGGGATATGAGGTGCCGGAAGGTGATAAGGTAATACCAGAGCTTCAAAATACAATAGCTTGGAAAGAACGCACTGAAAGAAGTTATAGGTGGTGTTCTTGCGATGAATGTTGTAAAGACGAATGCGAGAAAGTGATAGTTGAAAAATTTTATATCAATGTTCATGATCGCGATCATGAAGTTCGTTGTTATTATGACCGACCGATAATGTTAGGTCTTGCTAAGCCTATGCTTCGTGATTCTTGTTTGAGTAAATGCCGGAATAAGGTAATAAAGGATAGTCCGTATGAGATAAACATCGTAAACGGATTCCTGTATGCTAATTTCGATGGTCCTATTTACATGCAGTACCGGTCTCTTCCTTTTGACGGAGAATCTAACATAATCATACCAGACACGCCGCAGGGTCTGGTCCTGGATTATGTCGATAATTTTGTGAAGATGAGATTCTTTGAGGAACTGATGTATAATGCAGAAGCTCAGGGTGCAGCCGACTTATTTAAGTTGTATGCACAACAAGATTTGGTTAAGTTGAAAAATGCGAAGACCGAACTTAAGATGATGGGTATGACATTGAAAGGCATGTACGAACCTCTTAGACGGAGGCGTGCTGAGTTTGAGATATATGCTAAGGCGTATCCTGTAATTGACAACATACTTAAATTGGTATGATTGAGGTAGCCTTATTTATATATTTATCTGGCGTTATCGCATCTATGATTGTTTGGTCAATCAGACAATTTAAAGGAGATGCGAGTTTGGTAGAAACAATGTACTGCCCGGTAGTATTTTTGTTGAGTTGGATATATGTATTTGAAATTTTAAAGATTAAATAATATGTTGGAAGTTCAAGCAAGCGAAATAGTAACCGCCGACAAAATGAGAGGCGTAGGACCGGCAAACATCATTTTCACAGCCGGCCCCAATCCGGTAGCTGAAGATCGTAGAGGCGTAGCTAAGGTAACGGCTGGTGGAGAGAGTAAGAGTGTTACAATCACACAAGCTGCCGGAGAGCAGGTCGTTGTAATTCCTGAGTTCGATTATCTTGTTCTTAGATACGGATGGGAATCAGAAGACGGTTCTGATTTTGATACTGCAACTGGGTTCACCAATACAGGCATCTCGGATGTAGATAATAAATACGTTGGATGGAGTAAGCAGTGGGCTACTACCCAACAACAGGTAGGTGATTACCTTATTTATGGTGGTGATAACATGCAGTCTGGCCTTGAAGGGGCGCTTATTAAGATGAAGACCTTGCTATCAGCGCCGGGCATGGACGAGTCGGAACCTAATATCAATGCCGATATCTATGGTAATTGGTATGGGAATAGAGGGCGAGGAAATGTCGTTGTGTCTTTTACAGCCTACCTTGGAGGAGAGATGGTTAAACAAGGATTTAACTTCATTAACGAAGGCGGTGAAGAAGTTTACTCCGACAGCATCACTACCAACGTTTCGGCTCATGGTGAAACCAATTACCAAAATATAAAAGGTTTGTACACTAAGATGGGTACGATGGTTTATAATAAGGAAAAGCGTGATTGTGTTATTGTTATAGGTTAAGGTGATGGAAAGTCTTTGGGATAAATACAATAGGATTAAGGAGGTGTTTTACCGGGATTTCGTTTATGATTCCAGCTACACAGAGCAGGCCTCGTGCATCCCACTGTCGTCGGTGAAGAACGGGGTAGGCTGGGTCGGCGACGGAACCATTAACCTGGCCCAGTATCTTCAGCTTGTATATACGGAAATGATTCTTGGTTACAAGACAAAAGATGATGTTCGTAATGCCATACTGGTGCTTACCCGTCTTGCCGATACTACTTATGATCTATTTTTTAATAACAATAAAGGTATTTATTTCAAATTCGAAAAAGGATTTTTCTTAAGAGACGATATCCATAGCGAAGATGCAAGCAAATTCGGTCTTACCAAAATAAGTTCCAGGTACACTGATGGTATAGAGTTAAAAGACGAAGATCCATGCTTCTCTCCATTCACTTCACAAGATCAGATCTGGAATCTGGCTCCTATATTAGCTTTCTTGTCAGAAAAAGGATTTGAAGAAGCCAGGCAAGTAGGATACGATATTTTTGAGTACGTTATTAGGAACAGACACAAGATATACAATCCTTATTACAGTGCCTTGCTTCATCATTGGACATTCCTTCCTGATATGGATACCGATAAGGTCAAGCCGTGGGATAGGGTTAGCAACCGGAATAAGAATCTTAAATACAAAGTTAAGGTTAAGAGAGGGGCTAACAATTGGTACTTCTCTGGAGGGTTCAGATGGGCTTTTAAGAAGTTCGGAGGCGAGTGTAGTACATTCTGGCATTGCCTATGGTATAAGCCATTTATATTCTTAGCAGATAGAGTATATCATCCATACGTATGTAAATGGTTTGGTATTAAAGTTAAGAACAATTCTTACTATTGTCTTGGATCCACAAATGAAAAATCATGGTATGGTCCTAAGTTCAGAAAGAGGCTGGTTAGTAAGTTTAATAAGTCTCTGGAAGGGGGAGAGCTATTTATGCCGCATCTTGTTTTTCTTAGAGGGGGTGAAGACGTTGATAAAAGCAAGTTAAGATCTTATCTCGAAAAATGGGAATGGGATGGAGTTAATTCTCCTATTGAGTTTTTGATTTTGTGTAATTGGTTTAAAATTATTTTTGGCAATGAAAATATATTATAAATCAAAAATAGCTAAGTTATTTACGTTCATTGACGGCTACAAAACGATTATGTTGTTTGGAGCCGTATTTACCGAACGTGATAGTATATCATTGAGAGCCGAATATCATGAGGAGGCACATTGCAATCAGTATCATACGTTATTTGATTTTGGTATGTTCGTGTCTTTGCTTACAATAGGATTGTGTCTCTTATTCGGTAATATAGGATGGTGGATGCTGTGGCTGTCTCTTATTCCGATATTTTTATACTATTCATGGTATTTAATTGAGTACCTGATTGGGTTGTGTATATATCGCAATCACGATAAGGCATATCATAATATCGTATTCGAAAGAGAGGCTTTCGACTTGGAAAAGTATTGGAATAAGCATGATGTTTTGAGGAAGGAGTCGGAAGGGTTTAGTTTCCTCGGTTATTATCGGAAGGAGTATTTTTATGAGTAGGAGAAGATATTTTGAGGAACAGAGATCTGGTAATGAAGCCATTTATCATTGTGTTGAAATTGATACCGATCATGATACTTATTTTGAGGTGCTTGATTTAATGAGTAAAGATGAATCCGATACAGTTAGCCCAGATAAGGTTAATAATGTATTGAATCAGCTTAGGCAAGGGTCATGTTTTAACATTCATACTCAGAGTATAGTTTCTTTTGAGGTTATAGAAAAGAGAAGTAATGCTATATTTATCAAATTTAATCCAACTCCTGCTCCAAGTGAACAACATGGCATTATATATAGGTTTCAGATAAACAATAAAAAATATGTTTTTATGTTTTCTAATAATTATGATGGCAAGAGAGACCTTATACAAAACGCAGATGAGGATGTTGATTGTATGACATATGCAAAGGATACCAGTCTTTATTCTAATAACTCTTTCTTTGTATTTGTTTGATTATATGTGTTAAATATAATTATATGATTTACAGTAATTTATTATATATATGGGGGGGGATAATCCTTAGTATATTATGAGGCGTCGTTTATTGATAAAAAAATAGGGAGCTTGAAGACTTTATCATAAGGTTTTATCCAGCAGGCAATTACACATGGGTAGTTCCTGGTGGTTGTACCGAGGTGGATGTTTTTCTTGTTGGTGGAGGTGGTGGAAGTGGAAACGGTTCTGGCGCCGGAAGTGGATATACCAAGACCTACAAAAGAAACAATATAGGAATAAAACAAGGCTCTCAAATATCTGTAACACCAGGTCAAGAAATTAATATCATAGTAGGAAAAGGTGGAGCAGGTCTGTATTATGGCTATCCTGAGAAGGGAGGATTCTCTCAATTTATGAACTCATCTTACAGAGCAGATGGTGGAAATCCTTCTGGTAATGGTCTTCTTAACGGAGAAAACTCAACAGGTGGTCCTTATACTGGAGGAAATGGTGGAAGTGGAGGATCTGTAGATCAATCAGGTGATGAGTTTTACGCTGGATCGGATGGATCTGATGCCCCTGGAATAACAGACGGTAATGGGATATATCACCCACCTGGAACGAAATATGGAGGAGGAAAAGGTCAAGGATATACAACCAGAGATTTTGGAGAACCGACGGGTAAAAGAAATGCCGGAGGTGGTGGAGCTGATAGAAATAGGGATGGTGGTATGGGAGGTGAATCCGATTATGATGAAGGATGTGGAATCGGAATAGGAAACAGAAAAAGTGGTGGTTACGGAGGAGGCGGATGCGGCTCGGAAGGAACCGGCGGTGATGGAACTGTGTTAATTAGGGGTAAAAGATATAAATCGTAAGTAGATGTTATGAGACGAAGATTTGAAAATGTTAATATGGCGATGGGTAATTGTTTCTCCCCTGTAATGGAAGGGAGTCAATTTCAATGGAATAATATTGTAGTTAATAGTCCAGTATATATAACTCCAATAAGAAGAAAGAAATTCAAGATAAGTTTTGGAGAATTTGATTTATCCAAGGTTTTGTCTAATGTATCATCTAATTGTGATATTATAATAAGAGATAAATCTGCATATACATTTCTATTGTTACTTCTGTCTACTGATCATTCTAAATGCAGTTTGTTTAATAATCATCTAACAGTTAATACCCAGGATTTACCAAGATATATTTTTTACATTGATTCCGAACATGAGGAACTGTATTCATACAAAGACGGGGTTTTAGAAAGTAATGTGACGATAATGGATCCAGTTGATGATTATTTCTAGAGGAGCTCTATAAATTAAAATATTGTAGTACAGTTGTTTATATGGTTCCAAGA